AGTTCAAAAATGTCTAAATCCCAAAGTTTTTTCATCTTGTGGCACCTTTAAAAGCGATATCAGCGTTCAGTTTGTCTGTTTTGATAGTAATTTTCATTTGGCTTCTCCAACTGGAATTTTTAACTGGGATATTGTGTTTTTAACCCAATCACGGAGGTAATTATACTCTACAACCTCCTCTGCTGTCAAGTCTTTTATTTTTTCATCGATGCCAACATCATTGTGGTAGTCCCAGTCAGCATCGATTTCCCACAACTGGTATACAGAGACACCATCTTCCCCCTGGCGCTGCTGCACATAGAAGGCACCTTCAAAACCTGCAACCCGCTCGTAGAAACGCTGCATAGCACGGCATTGAATTGAATGCAGTAGCACTTCTTCTGCTGTGTGGTCGATAAGATCCCCTACCTCACGAGCATCAAGCTCAACCTCCACGGCACGCTCTATATGCTCTGTGCCTTTGACTTTCATTCTTCTACCCTCTCGAATACAGCGTGAGTGTAAGTACCTACCACTTCCCACGTACCATCAAGCTGTTCAGTTGTGTACCATGATTCACCATCATCATCTATGACCATCAAATTGCTAGGCAGATGAGGAGATTTTTGGAGTGCGTAAGTACCACCTTCTGTAAACCAAAATGCCTTAGGATTTACGAATTTAGCTTTTACTACGATGCATTCTTCCATTTTCGTGGCCCCTTTTAGAGTTCTTTGAATTCTGCAATCAGTTCCAAACCTTCAACAACCCACTGACCACCGCCGTTGTATTCAGCACACCATTCAAGTGGAACTTTATCATCTTTGACGAGGAATACTTCTTCCTCTTTGTGATAGACAAGTGTATATTCCTTGCCTTCTTTAAACAAACCTTCCAGGTGCGGATAACCGTCTTCTTCACCTGCTGCAAACACGCATACTACCGGAATTGTTTTACGTTCTGACATAACTAACTCTCCTGATTAGGGAGGGGGTATCCCCTCCGGTATGTTACGTAAGTTATTGATTTATCAGTGGCATTCCCCCCAACTGTATCCCACAAGACCTTCACCCGAGATCTGGAAAGGTGCTTTCATGATGCGAGCTGCCTGGTGGAAGCACTTGACAACCATTTCACCAACTTTGCAATGAATCAACTGGCATTTGCCGTTTTCGTTTATGATTGGATCATACACGGTTTTACCGTCGCTGTCAACTACTTCTTCACCATTTTCATCCTTACGGGCTTTTTTGTATTTGTTGCCAGTAAAGATACGACCTTTTGCTTCCTCCTCTGCTTTGAATTTTTCCAGTTCTTCCAGAGTATCAAACTCATAAACGGTCTTAAACATACCGTTATCTGGAATTTCATACTGGTATTCATCCACATGTTCAAGGAGTTCGTTACGCTCCCCCGCACCTTTACGTGCAAAGCCACAAGGTTTCCCCTATGGGTCGGACTATCTCACGTTCCTATGGATCAGACACAGGAACCCTCCCATTTCGACCGCACTTGCTGGCCTACTCTACTCGCTTCTTCACGTCAACCTGTGTTGACGCTATGCTTTCGATAGTCTCTGAACGCGACTACCAGGTGTAGTTTTTAGAGATGTGTTTCCACTGCCTTCTTTGCTTTATGGCTCTGACTGTTCCATAAGGATACCCAAGATCCCTAATCTCGCACTGTCTCATACCACTTTGTAACAGTTCACAAATCTCTATCACCTCAGCTTCCGTTAGTACAGCGTTAGCGTTATACTCGCCTACTGGCCTAACTCTGAGGTCATTATCATAAGCGTGTTTGATATTTTTGCCTTGAGTTGTCCACTCCAGATTCCAGTATGCATTGTTGTACTTATTCCCATCTTTATGGTTCACATAGGTGAATTTTTCAGGATCAGGATTCGGTACAAAGCATTCAGCAACCAAGCGGTGAACACCTTTTGTACACTGCTTCCCATCAATGAACATGATTACACAGAGGTAACCTCTACCGTTATCAAAACAGAACATCGGTGTGTGATCACGTTTAGATAAAGGTATTGTTCCGTCATCAAACACAGTGTATCCATGATAATCAAATGATCTAGCCATTTTAACTACACCTCTTTAGTCTTCGCTGCGGGTTGGCATATTGAGTTTTACCACATTTTGGCATAAAAGTCAACTTAGCGTTCCCGTCAATTAAAGAGGTTATTCGACATAGATTACTCTATGAAGCCACAATGATGTTTATGGTAATAAATTATTCTTCTGACACCTAGGTCATACCAAGTTTTACCATCTATTTTCAAGGTCACCAGGTTGCGATGAACCAGTAAGCCTACCAGGTCACACAATGAGGCACCACCATTCTGCTGATAGGCATTCAGCAAGGAGTGTTTAGAGCGTGTCCAGATGGCATGACCGTCGAAAGCATAGATAAATTTCTTACCTGTTGCCTCCCAGAATTTCTCAAGCGCCTCTTTACGACCTTTCAGTCCGAAGTTGGTATCCCAGAATGCATCAATTACCTGCTGACCAACCTCTGGTACAACGTCGAGCATATCTGCTACTTTATCTTTTTGAGCGCCATACATCACGCCATAAGTGATTGGTTTACCATCACCGCGGGAAACTTCCCTGCCTATAACTTTAGAATAGGCTTTGGCATTGTTACAGTTCCCACACACAGCTACTTTGCCATTTCTCCGTACAATGATAGCTCCTGACGGGACAGTCACGCAATATACTTTCTGGTTTTCTACCTCCAGTTTGTCTTTTTTCATAGAGAGCGACCCAGCCTGCATCTTGCTACCTATCGTGACCCTGTACTGCGGTGCGTGCCCTTCTGCACGTATAACCACTGTGTTGTTCCTTAGCCCGCACTGTGTAGCCAATGCTGAAACAACCTCAATAGACTGTATTCTACATTCTGCCTGAGAATATAGGAACGTGGTGCGCCCTTTCTCTATATTGTCAGCAGTTGTCCAACCGTCCCAATCTTTCAAGCAAGAAATAAACGCGTTTTTTGACTCTTTGCTGAGGTCCATCAACGTATATTTGAAATCTTTGTTTTCATCAATGAAATCAAATATCCAAGTTGGGACCTGGAACTGTACCCTGAGTGTTGGCAAGCCCCCTTTCGTTGTTTTACCCTTTTGCTCAGAGTAGGGGATACCTAAAGAGTTTAAAACGTGTAAAATGTTTTGTATTTTTCTGGGTTTAGCTACCTCCAATCTACAACTGATTGATCCATTTTTGTTTGCGACCAGATTGCCGTCATCGTGTACAGCGATTATCAGGTTTATCTCTTCATCTGATAAGCGGGTTTCACCATAAAACTCAGCAGCATGAATGAATCGTCTGCTGCTGTTGGTCCCTTTTGCCTTACCAACTTTAAGATCTTCAGCTAAGGTACACAATAATTCATTTTTTCTATGACGTTCATCTTCTGTAAGCATTCTGTGCTTATCTGTAACAAAGAAATCAACCCCACTATTATAGATATGATACATGCTGCCTGTAAAGTCTCTTCGGGTGTATGCTTCAGGTTCCACAAGGTCCATTGTCCTGTTATCGTGATGGTACTGGAAAACCCTCGTGCCATCTCGCAGATTTTCGAAATACTCCCAACCATTTTCTGTAAGTATCTGGGTGTCCCCTGAGTAACAGTGGGCGTCGCCCTCACTGACTACACGATAATACAGACCGTTATCGAACTCCCATGCACCCCATGCACCTATTAGTTGTTCAAGGTTGGAACCATCCACACCCAGCTGATATTTACCTGGAGCAGGTTTCCAGAGGCTACGCATCTCTTTACCCAACACAACTTTTGGTGAGGGTTTAGGCTGGTTGGCACATATTTTATGCTTCTGTCGTCCGGTAGCAGTCAAACCAGAGCTTTCTGCGGGTAAGCGGTGATCGATCTGCAATCTCGGATGATTCAACAATCCAGTATCAACTTTATCTTCCTTGATTGGGTCGAGTACTGACCTACGGTTACGCAATGACAGCCAGAATACAATATCTTTTGCCATCTCTCCTTGCAGTTTAGCCAGATTAGGACACAAATGCCCGAAGCTATCTTTTAGTTGTGGGGATGTTGGTAGTCCTCTGGCTTTACGCCGGAACTTAGCGAACACCTCCTGCTCAACCCTGGGGGAGTTCTTGCGACTCAGGAACTTCGCTTCTGAAGTTTTGAATCGTGCATCCCTATTCAGTTCACGGATGATCAGAGTACGATACTCGGATGTTTCCAGTTCATCCATGTACTCCCTAACTTTAGCATCAACTTCAGCATCTGGCAACTGTTTTTTGTGGTAGTCACGGGTTAAGTCTTTCGTTCTCCACATTGTTGGTTGCCAGCCTACAGAGATTAGGTAACGCTTGATATCCATTTGGTTACTCATTCTCATAGGCACCATGCAATCCGGCATTTTCTTATCCTGCAAATCCTTAATTGCTTGCTGCATTAAGTCATCTGGTAGAGGTTTAGGTGCTTCCTCTGACCGTGCTGCCCTCAAGAAGTCTGCCTGTTTTTCAGGATCAGTACAACCTCTTTCTATACACCATTTAATACCTGTGGCACTCACACTGCCATCTTTGTTGAAAGCCCGTTTAGGTGCAGGTTTGAAGTCAAAAGCTGCTTCATTAACCGGATACCCTAACTTGTTTTTCAACCAGCTGTAACCATGTGAGGAGATACTACCATCCGTATTAAACGGTTTCTGTGGGAACTTAGGCTTCTGGGCATCTGAAATTTCTTTCAGCGGTAACAGTGGTTCCACACGATCAGCGATCTCTTTCATCATGTCATCACATTTCTGACGTAGAGCTACCGCCGCATCAATATCAAAATAAACACCCTGCCTTGCCTGTAAGCCCATCAGGAAGTGCTGGAGCATACCACGACGCAGAGCATACTTCCAGGTGATCTGTTTGAATCCGCTAGGTTTCTCTTTGTCTGGATCATACATAAAGTTCTGCATGTCAGACTTACCGTAGAATGTCCCTTTGGACTCAGCAATCAGTTCGTCCCAGAGCAATTCCTGAATGATAACATCTTCCCACACACGGTCTACGTATTTCCAGAGTGGAAGATTGCGCCAGTCATCAATCTTAACTTTCTGGTTGCCAAGTGCATAGCCCCAGGCCATCAATCCGTGTGGACCTACAGCTTGACTTTTCTTCGTTACCGGGTTGAATACGGATTCTGGACAACCCTTCGGCAACGGGCGATCAGGCCACAATATACGACTCATCGGTAGGGTATCGAACAGGTTAACCCTGTGACCATTGATGGTTCCCATGCAATCTTTATCTGCGAACAGGTCGAAATGAATGCCTGACAATTTTTCCATCAAAATCTGGTCATAATCGAAGCAGTTGTGGCAAGCTAAAGCTGTTGGTGACCAATCAGAATGTCCTGTCAACCACTCTTCCAGATACTCAAAGTCGGCAACTCTCACCTGACAGTTTTTGTAAATTGTCTGTTTATTAAGAGCAAATTGTTTCGCTGTTTCTACATCTTCCTCTGTGTAATGGGTCCTGTCGTTTAATGGCAGGAATAACATGAAGTTGTTTTTGTGGTGCTGTTTAAACAGGCCACAGTGATAGTACAAATCAGGCTCATCAAGCAAGCCTGAGGCCTCAAAGTCATAACAGAAAAGTGCCATATTATTTATACCTTACATGTAAGGGGGAGTTGGCTGTACTGCTCTCCCCACTCTCAGTTAAGCATCAGAACGGACAATCTTCATCATCCGGGTATTCTTGTTGGATTACACTTTGATCGTCCCCTCCATTATCCTCTTCTTCCCCTTCCGCGTCAACAGGTTTTGGTTGAGGTTTCACATCTGCGGTAACTTTACCTTCTGGAGTTTCCACAACAACATGTTCTTCGTTGTCGAACATATCTTGCGGTCTCCAGACAATATCACCATCTTTGTTCAGGAAGAAACCTGTATCCTTATCCCACACCCAGTCGCTGGCATCGGAGAATTTACCAGTCTCTGGGTTCATAATCAACACATCAGCTATACCCAAAGTTTTAGCTGGCCTGTTTTTCAGGCTAACTAAACGAACACGTCCACGGGACCTGTCAGGCATCTCCTCAGCCTCTACCCCTATGACAACCCAACTGAGCTGTTCGAGTCCCGCAGATCCCCTCAAATTTTCTTTTCGTACAGGATACCAGAAAGGTAGCTGCCTACCTTCCTTATCCTTAGGAGGAACAATCTCCGTGCGTTTCAGGTGTGCAATCGCCAGGATGAACACATTGAATTGCTTACAGAACGCTGCAAGCTGCGTCATTGCAAGGTCCAACTCTTTGCGTTCATCTTTTACATTCAGACCAGAAATAACCATTGACAAGTGATCCAGTACAATGTAACGACAATGATACAAGCACACCATCTGTTTCAGTTTCGTGATCAGGTCGTTCACAGGTATTGAACCGAAGTGCTGGAATACCCTGATTTTGTCAGCATCAACCCAGGCTTTGTGAATATCAAAGTGTTCCTGTTCAGTCAAATATTTACTGGGGTCCTCCATAAAATTCTTGATATCATACCCCAACTGGTTAGCGTACAGCGAATTGATAGCCTCTTCCGGGTCCTCTTCCAGATGAATCATGCACAACCTGTCTTCTGGGTCGTAGTCATCAGCTTTAGCTACCGTAGGATCCATTAGGTATTTAGCTATAGCATACTCTAGTTTCTTTGCCACGGTGGTCTTACCACTATTACCCGTGACAATAATTTTGTCATTGCGACGCATCACCCACATACCTGTGTCTACAGTAAAGCAGTATTTAAACCCATCAGATGGTGCTACCCCCTCCTCTACAGTTACGGTGTTTTTACGAGCATCTTTTTGCATAGAAACATACTTGGTTCTCTTATTGACGCAAACTTCATAAGCAGCTTTTGTTGAGTACTTGTCCTCCCTTGAATCTTGGTAGATTCCTGCCCGGACACCTGTGGCTGAGTAGACGAATTGAACAAAATCTGCATTAGTTTTGTGAATCGTTGTTAAAGCCTTGGTCCACCGCCCTATGCACCCATCCCAGTAAGGGATCTCATCTGCTATAATTCTCAGTTGTTCGTTTGAGCAATTGTAATACTTGCTATCAAACACTTTGTCAGGGTATTTAGGCCAAACAATGACCTCATACTTAAGACCAGAAGAGTACCTTTCACAGGGTTTTGCTCCTCTGTCTTCGTACCTTAGACCAAACTTCTCACACAACTCGATAAGGCGTAGATATTTCCTTTCTTTGCTAAACCTCATTTGTGTGTAGTTATCTTTACCTTCTTTAACAACCCGCCCATCAGCCATGACAGCAACCTGGAGCCTTAGCTCACCTTCTGTCATGTCGATACCTGGGCCATCATAGTTAAACGCCGCAGGAATTCTACCCTGGAACCCACATTTTGTTGTCTTGTGGAGGGTAAGAACATCCTTCATAGTCATCTCACTAATCTTCCCTGATGCCTTGTCTGCCTCTTTATAATAAATTACACGATGTTCATCGCTCAACATCATATCCAAGAAGCGTGTCTTCACATGTGTCATAGATTCACAAGGGAGTTTGATATAGTCTGTCGGGTACACAAAGGAAGCGCTGCCATCCTTATGGTACTGCAACACCATATCACCCTCTTTGTATTCAGAAATCTTTTTCCACCCTTGCGGTGTTAAGAATTCCGTATCTGTGTCTACACATCCAGAAGGACCAGTCAGCATAACCAGCGTGCCTTTATGCAAACCTTTCAACATTTTCTGGAGTTTAGGGAACTCTGCCCCAATGTCAACCCCGTTGGTAGATTTCTTACGTAAATCTTCAATTGAGAAATCCCTCAGGCCTGCTACAGCATCTGGCACATATTTGATCGGGTTTTTAAACATATCATGAATTTGCTCAAACTTTTTAGCCTGGAACAAATCACGGATATCTTTGTAACCCTCTGGGTCATTGACCTCACTTGGATATTGCACATGGTAAACATTGTCAGCCATCAGGAAAGCTGCAACATTGTGAGTGGCTTCAACACCTTTGGTGACATGTTTTAGCTTCTCAACATCATTTGCAGCGTCATTATCAAATGCCAGGACAATCTCATCGAAGCCGCGAATAAACTTCTCATTGTTGGCAAAAGCATCTACGGCATTCGCGCAACCACAGTTAAGCCCTACCACATTGATTGTGGGAAAACCTTTAGCCGAACCGCCGTCCTGCACAGACTTAATACCATCAAGAACACTTTGCGCCCACGCTTTAGCTTTTTTATTTGATGATGGGTCTGTAGCTATTTTTTTAACCATCATCCATTCCGTCTGCCACGCAGCAATAACATCGCCTTCCCCTTCGCAGACAATGATCTTACGATGGTCTGAGCCTTCCCCAACCATCTTTTGACCGAAGAACTGGCTGTTGGCCTTAACAATGCCTACTACAGTAAAATGCCTCCTCTGTTCTTTTGGGATAGTCCAGTCACGTTTCTTGTAACCCGTCAGATTGCCATACTTGTCTCTATAAGGAAAATACGTAGCAACAATGTCTACCCCGTTCTCTTCTGAGACTGCGGAGCGAATCCCGAAGTATTTGGCAGCTTCTAAGCCTATGTTCTGCTGTGGGACTTTCAGTATCTTTGTGGAAGCCAGAACGCTCTCTACTGTCTCTTGTTCTTTTTCATCTCTGTAGTCTTTTCTCACACTCCCTCCACTTCTCCATTTGGTTGCTTGTGGGTTAGGTTGACCAAACTTGGCATAAGCTGAACTAAAGAAATTACCCATTGAGTTTGCTCCTTACAACGGGTTCGTTGGCTTCAAACACGGCTAATGCCCAACCACGAGGTGTCAGGCTTCTGATCATTTTAGTACGTGGGGATTTGCCTCCCAACTTAGTGTGCTGGAAAGAATATCCATTGATATCACAAATCTGTGGCACAGGTCGTTTTTCTGGGATAACAAAACCGTTACCAAACCACCCACAGGTTAGTTTTGGATAAGCATCTCTGGGCTGAATCAGGTCCGGGAACCACGGATTCTGGTCATCTTCCGGCAGGTAGCCACCGTATTCGGATGGATGGAACCTGTAATCCGGTTTACGCCACATGTTGGACATAACCCCAACAGGATTCTCCACATGCCACGGACAATTATACATGTTGCCCAGTGTTTCTGCAATACGTGCATCTTTTACAGCATTGACCTGAATCAACGGGTCTTTTTGTAATTTTTTCTTGAAATGTGCTGCTCCAGATACCGCTAAGTGGGTACATGGTGGAAACGACAGGATGAAATCTGGTGCAGGATACATCCCCAAGGTTTCTTGTGGAAACCACGGGTCAATCCAGTAGTCTATATACTGAATGTTGGGGTGTTCCTCTACCACCTCTGCATAGCTCCCGTGATCTGCCCCTTCCGCATTGAAGCAGAAGCACAAATACCCCGCATCAGCCCAGGGTTTGACAGCAATGTCAGAGCCATTGAATAAAGCCCATACTACGCCTTGCTTCATACTGTTTAGCCCTCCAAACACAAAAACCCCGCCCTTTCGGGCAGGGCTGTTATTACTCAACACGAATACCTATCATATACTCTGTTGAGACTAATGTCAAGTCTATGTTTAAAATTTTATTCAGTTGTTCGAAATGTTCCTCTGTCAGATAAATTTTTTCAGAGGCTGTGCCAGTTAAATGATACGTCAGGAACCCTGGGTAATCACTTATAGCGTAGCGTAGGCAGCGCATTTCAGTCGGGTTGATGTAACCGTCATGCATCACCATCTGGACTACACCTAGCCCAGCATAGAAGCTCTGAGACTCTCTCAGGTAATGCTCCCATACTGTCGTCTCTTTTTTGATCAACCCGAAGAATTTCTCTTCAACATAACGCTTGTTTTTGAGGTACTTCAAGATCCTGTTACCAATTATTGCCAGATCACGGAACTTGAGAGCAGCTTTTTGTAGCGTTTCCCGTGGTACTTCAATCAAATCTTGTGAAGCAGGGCCAATCTTCCAGATATAGTCACTTTCATAAATCATACTTTACCTTCGTTTTTAATCCAGTAGTCAATATCAATCTCTTCATCAAATGGCGCAGCTTCTTTTGTGCTTTTAACCAGTGTATAGATAATATTACCTTGAGGTGTCACACATTGGCCTGCGATAACGTAGCCTTCATCAATGCGTTTACTTAAAACACCTTCCAAAGAATCCAGACAACTATCTACGCACGGTGCCCCTATAATCTTTACATCAGCCATCAGAAGCCCCCTGTTTCATCAGCGAACGAAGAAAGCACATCCGCAGAGTGTAAGTGTTCTTTCAGAGCTTTGTGCGCTGCAAAGTTGATTTTATTGCGTACACCTTTAGGCAAAGCAAAGAACGGTAATTTGTTACCATCTTTGTAAACTTCAATTTCTACGATTTCACGGAAGCCGTAATAATCAATATCTGATGCACGTTCATCATAATCTGGTAACTGGACTCTGCACAGGCATTCGCATACATACTCTTCATATGTGAAGTCCAGATAGAAACTGTGTAGTTTGTTAGCCATGACTATCTCCTTAGTAATGGGGAGCAACCACTCCCCTTCATGCTTCTAACTTTATCAGAATCTGACTCAGATGTCAAGTTCCTCAACAACACGGAGGATCAGTTCAAACGCAGTACCTTCTGCGTCAACGCAGTCAAGATCTTCAATAACAAAAGTTACAATATCTTCCACACCTGTATCCTCTCCGAAGTCAACAGTCAGGAATTGACCTACTTCAAAAACAGTATCAGAGAACACAAAAGCATGGTAAACATCATAATCCTCATTGTCTGCCACCAGCAGCAGATCGTGATTTTTATAACGTTGTGTGAAGTCGTGCACTGTTACATCTTGTGGTTCAGATGTATCAACATCAGCTACATAATTAACTACATTCGCCAGTAGACCCATTCTCGGCCTCCTTCTTAGCTTTGGCTTCAAGATCTTTTCTTACTTTTTCATCCAACCCTGGGAATGTATCAGCGTAAAACTGTATCACCCTTGGGTCTACGATAATATCACTTTCTCTGATTGGACGCAAGAGGGTAATGCTCTGAATTTTCTTAGCACGACTAAGAGCGACATAAGTCATTCCCGCTGCAAATGCACCTCTCTTACCCAGATCTAAGTTGTAAGCCTCCAGCGTAAGGCTCTGGGTTTTGTGGACTGTATACGCGTACCCAGATTTCAAAGGCAACTGTTCAAATGACCCTGTAGTTATTCTCTCAATCACCCTTTTCTGTTTACGAGTCTTCCAATCCATTTTCAGGGACGGTTTGTACTCGTAGCTCTCCCACAACTTCTTAGGTACAGTCACAAGTGTACCATCATCCAGCTCAATGTCAACCTTATCTGTGTGGAATTTTAAGATTGTGCCACGGGACCCGTTCACATAGTGTGGAACTTTGTGACTAGGATCAAGGTCGTTAGCAACAATCATAACTTTCATGCCCACTTTTAAATACATAGTATCTTCCACAGGTAGGTGGTTAGAAGGAAATCGGCCTTTCAAAACCCCTTTGTACATCTTTTCTTTGCCATCTATACGATCATAGAATTCCCTGTTTATCTCCTCCACTCTTTTGTTGGTTGAGCAAAGGATAATAGCATCAGAAGCCTGACCGCCGTGGTAGCAGCGGGAGTTTAATTCCTTCACCACATCTTTAGTTCTGCGACCTTCACGAACACAGTTCAGCATTGTGGCAAACCTGATTGACTCCTGCCTGAATTGCTCCACAAGGGCAACACATTTCAGGTTAAGGTCTTTCCATGATTGTGTGTAGAAGCAGAGGTCAGTGTCCCAATATTTGTAGTAATCCTCCCTCTCTTGTGCAGAAATAACAGGTAGTGCTTGGTAGAAATCTCCAAACATTATCACCTGCAAACCACCGAAAGGTTCTTTGGATTTACGAAGATATTGAAGTTTCTTATCCATCTCTACAAACTTATCTGCACGGACCATAGATACTTCATCAATGACTAAAGTTCGTAGTGCTTTGCTTTTGAGGGGTTTGGCTGTTTTAGAACGAATCTCTGTGAAGTCTTCTGGGACAGTCACACCTGCTGACAGGTCAAAAGCTCTGTGTGCGGTAACACCACCAGCGTTAAGCGCAGCTACCCCTGTGGGGGCAACAATCATGCAGGATTCACCGAGCAGAGCCTGTATATCTTGTAAAAGATGGGTCTTTCCCGTGCCGCCGGGTCCGGTCACATACACGTTTTCACCACATAACACAGCAGCGAGGGCGGCATCCGTGCCGATCTCATAAGTATGTTCTTCCACCCTTCCTCCTTAGAAGAAGATCTCTTCTACTATGTTACCCTCACGGTCAACGACATACTCAATTGGCATACCCTTTGTGCGTTTAACAGGAGCCATAAGTATTTCGAATCGGCAGCAACGACATTTAGCAAGGTCGTGGTCATACGGCACGCTAACCACATCTGCCGGGTCAACAGCCACTTCAGTTAACACACCGTAACCTTTGGCATATTCAGCACTTGCACAATGCAGACCGTAAGAGCAAGCTACCTCTGGGTTATCCTCTACAAAGTTACGAGGCATTGAGATAAAGCAACCTTCGTATTGTGGGACTTTACCAGAGTGGTAGTCTACGCAACTGCCGTCAGGTAGCTGAGTTACACCACGGAAACATTTTATACGACCATCTGGCAGAATGTCAATATCGTTTGCCTGCATAAAATCGTAGAGCATTTCTACAGACTTAGCAGACGGGTTACGGAGCAGACGAACCAGGAACTTGATGTAACGGTCATCCAGAGTACCTTCTGCTGCATCTTTTTCAATACGTTTTGCGATAGTGGAAGTCAGATGCACACCGTAATAGAAGAGTTCACCGTCAAACATTACAAGATGATTCTCTTCATCCAGCACTTCATAACCTTCACTACTCTCTTTCTCAGCGTCCTTAATGAGTTGAATAGCACCATCGAAGTCTTTAGCACTAACTCTTGCAAACACTTCTTTGTAGAGTGCTTCGTTGTCATCGGATTCGATAGTATAAGTGTCTTCACGAGTGATAATCTGGATCATACTACCAAAGATAACCACCATAGGATCATCGTTTGGCACCAAGGTATCAACATTGAAAGCCACTTCATTACCAGACGATTCAACCTCTAAAGGTGAGGCATCGCCGTCGTAAGTCACTACGTTTTCTGCTGGAGTGTAAACAAGGGTTTTAGGACTTACATTTTCCCAGTGTAATACCCCTACTACATCACCAGGGTATTTGACAACCCAACGCGGGACAGTCGCATAAGGGCCACGGTCGATGAGTGTGGAACCTTCCATGCAGTTTTCTTTGAACTTACGAGCCTCCCCGCGAGAAGCAAACTCTGCATAGTGGTATTCCACTTCCAAAACTTCATTATCAATGTCGCAACTTATTGGGGAATGTACGTCTATCCACCATTCACCATCAAGAAGGTATGGTTTACCTACCGGAAAGCCGCGACTTTCGTATTTTACTTTTGCTACACGAGCATCGTTACGAGTTTTGTAAGTACGCACGTATACAGATACGGTTGAGCAGTTTGACATTATTCAGTCTCCTTCTTAGCTTTCATTAATTCAATATATTCAATAACTTCCGGTTTATCCCAGTGATCCCCCTGGATGCGTTTCAGCAACGGGTAGCGTTGGTATACCCCATCCATATAGTGGCGAGCACATTTCACATGAAGGTTCACAAGATGATCTGCTCTAGCAGCCAGATCTCCGTACTTCCACGAGTAGCACCCCATCCACATACGGACCTTATACTCGTTTTCTTTTACTTCTGGGTCAATACACATTTTCACACCCAGTTTACCCAGTTGCATTTTATATTTTGTGTAACCTGTCGTGTTTGCAGCTCTCATCAAGAGCCAGTTCCAGGCGTCCTGTTCCAGAACAGGTTTTGCATCAACCTCAGTGATAATTCTACAATCTTCTGCCACCCATGTCAAGCGACTTTCAGCAACCATGTAAACATCTTCATCCTGTGGGATACCGAATGCTTCACGGAAGACTACCGGATCCTGTTGGTAGATGTTGTTGTTCTCACCCAACCAACTGCGGCCTCTTTGGATATCACCATCGTACGGGATGCAATATTTGATATCTTTAAAATCCTGTTTACTAATGCGTTCACGGCAGAACCAACCATGTTCATCCAACTTTTTGACATAATGGCCTGGTTGATATGTACTGCTCGCCTGACGTTGGTCTTTTGGTGGCTTAGGTAGCTCAGATAGTAGGAACAACACATCACTGTAGAACGGGTCATCTACATGCTTAGCCAACTCTTCCGACAGGTCTAAATCTTCTACATAGTAGACGTTGCGACCAGTCTCGTTAGCCAGATAGTTGCATTTAATACGGTTGAACTTACCATTTGCATCATTCAGGACCAGCTTCCGACCTGCTGAAAACTCTGAAGGTCCGTACATATCCCGTTTCAGGGAGTTAGCACCAATACGAGTACCCCCTACAAACACAGGCAACTCACTAATGACCGCAGTGCGCCCATTCACATTCATAAGAGCTTTCCATTTAGCAGTCATGAACTTCCAGCCTACCAGACGTGAGAAGAAGCCACCAGACTCTTTAATAATACGACGAGCTTCAACCCCAGAAGTGGCCTTATTCAGCAGAACTTCAATCTCTTCGCCACGTTTGCTGATACCTTCATCTACAAAGGCTTTCAGTTGTTCAAGGAAACCTCCATCATCATCGCCTTCAATCGTCCATTCACGGCCGGGGTTGATATCACAATCACCAATCGGAATCTCCACCACCAAGCGTGGGTAAGTATCCAGAGATTCGAGATATTCTGAACGATAAGGTTGGTGCCCCATCACAACACGACTTTCCGCAGAGCAAGTATTACCGTGGTAGATGTATAGAGTCCACCCATCTTTTTTATATGTGTAGTCAATATTACTTCTAAATTGCTCCAGCATCCGTGTGGTGATCGGATCCGACACCTCAAACGGGAACTTGGCATAGTTCAGGCATGAAGCTATTGCATGGCGGTACGCAGACACATCTCTCTTGTTCACAGGGAACATGATTGTGATGCCGTTATGCTGCGTGGAAGGCTCACTACGCGTCTTAGTGACTTTGGGTATACCTTTATCCATAAAGACAAGATATTCGCTTCTTGTGCCGTTATAGACGCTTATAACGTTAAAGGCTTCTACTTTACTCAGAGGTGCTTTTGAGCCAATACCTTTAGCACCCACCAGTTCATTGCTTTGGCGCTTAGTAGAATCGCCCAATGTCATAAAAATCGTGCGTACAGTTTCTTCAGACATGCCGAGGCCTTCGTCCTGCACAGAGAAGTAAGGCTCAAGGTCGGTCGGTGTATGGATCTTAATAGGCACATCTTTACGACCTGCTTCAACATGAGCATCCACAGCATTGAAGATAGGCTCACGGCAGGAAGCAAGTAAAGGATCTTTGTAAATACCTTTGATAATCAGGCCAAACGTCTCAGCATTCAGCGCAATTGTTCCTGTGGTAACTTCACTCTTACCGAGAATGGTTGCTTCTTTATGGTCACTTTTAATAATCATTGGTCAGCTCCATAGCAGTTAACCCCTCTATAAGAGGGGCAAAGTGTTGTGGATTAGTATCAGTTATCGTGGAGTAATTCATCTTCCACTTCCCTGTAAATCTCCACACATTCATCCTGGTAGAAGAATGTCTTATCCCAAAGTTGCAGACCGAAGAGTTCAGCACTATCTTTGTGGCAAGCTCTTACCATCTCTGCAATGTCATAACGTAACAGATCGTCGTTTTCAAAGAAACCTGCTTTATCCTTAACGTAGATGAAGAAATACTCACTGTCAGAGCAAGTCAACATCAACTCATCCCAGATTTCATCACCTTCACGATCCTGAACCGTGATAACCCGTGTTGATCTGCAATGATACTCTTCCTCTGGGTGATCTGTCAAGACCACCAGGAAATTACCACGGCGTTTCTTACCTAATGCAGCCATTGTGCACTCCTTAAGCCTTAGCTAACAAGTCACGGAACTCTTCCCCAAACTGTTTGACGATAGCCATCAGGTTAGGGTACGCTTTAATCAGTTTAGCCATGATTTTCTCACGACCATGTTCTTTGTTCACCAGAATGGCATTGCCAAGTGCATTCGGGCTAATCATCGCTTTGAATACAGAGAATACAAAATCTCTGTTGTCATTCTGGAAGTTATTCCATAAGTAGTCCAGGAAGTTTGCAGCACTGCTAACCACTTCGTCATCATCAACTTCGATATTAGCCATCATATTACGTAAGCCAATACAACCTTCTGAACCAAGAATCCAGATGAGATCTGGAGATTTCTGACCTTTGAATTCTTTGACAGCCCCAGCAAAGATATCCCCAATCTCTGGCAGATTGCGTTTCTTCGTGTGGTAAGTCATGATTTCCAACATCATTGTATGACCAATCGTCCCTTGTAACAGGACACGGGCTTCAGCTTCTGAAACCAGATGGCGATCAAGGTCCCACACAATATCCGAAGCAGTTACCCATGAACGAGGTGTGGCGAATGCAGGACAGTTACAGTCTGCCATTGCTTCATAGTTCTCAATTGACGACGGCTGGCGTTTCAGGTAGCCGATCACAGAAGAGTGCACACCGTGCGAGAATGCATAATCTTCCAGGAAAACATTGGCATCTGGAATGACTTCTACAATCGTTAAACGGTTTGCCAGAGGTGCTTCCAATACAGACAGTACTGCACCATCGCCAGAGCGGTTACCTGCACCTACAAACACTGCACCTTTCGGGAACTTATAGCAACCACATTTGTGGTCCAACATGATCTGCATGGCAACTTTCTGGAGAAAGTTATCTGCGTGGTTCATTTCGTCCAGCAAGATAATGCCTTCCCAATCTGGATCAGTAGGCCAGGAGCTAGGTGTGGCAAACACAGTACGAGTTGTGCCATCTTCCTCTGTTACCGGAACAGGCAGGCCAGACAGGTCTGTTGGATCTTTATCCGACAAACGAACATCGATCAGGTTGTCTTCCCGTTCTCCGAACAACTTATCAGCAGTTTGCTTAATGACCTGGCTCTTACCAACACCAGGAGAACCAAGTATAAACAGGGACTTACCGTGCCGCTTGGCAAATCCGATCATGGCAGGCAACTCACGTACTGTAATCTGCCCACTCTCGAAAATGTTTCTTGACATTAGTAAAGCTCCTCTCTTACTTCATAGGTGTGCTCAAAGTTTTCAAGTTCTGTCATTACATCAAAGACAGGGATGCCGTAGGCTATATCGAAATTATAAGCCATTCTGCAAGCCACAACTTCTTGTGGGTCAATCCCCCGACTAGCGTAGAAGTATACAGGGGTGCACCTACGTGATCCTCCCCTCATGCCGCCATGATAATACTTTTCGTAATCCCTGTCAAAGTCTAATTCTCTGCACTGGTTTGACATAGATCAACCTCCTTGTCAGAAAACTGTTTTCACCCATAACCCGTGTCTGTCTGCCCAGTCATAAAGCTCAGACATGGCATAGTCGAAATCTTCCATCGGTGTGATCAGAATATCAATTTCTTCATTGATGTAGGCGTGAACCTCCTTATTGAACTCTTCCGGTGGGAGAACTGCCAGGAAGTGATCAACTACATCGTCGAGGTTCCAGTCATACTCTGGGCAATCTATGTTCAGTTGCCGTGGGTAGAGTTCAGCTATCTTTCGGGCTATTCGTTTGGCGAATTTGTGGACATTGTTGCTAGTCCACTCCTGAATTGTGCCATCATCAAGCGGGAGTCCTTCCCACCAGTCAGATAAATCTAATGTCTTGTTCCATCGTGCCATAATCATTCCCCCACATCTACCGTTGTAGAGATGACCAGATCTTTAGGCCCAATATCTAGCTCTGTCAGAGGTTTAGAATAACCACTTGCATACAAAGTCTGACACACGGTATGCATCATCCCTTCAGGGATATACTCTAACAGGTTCAGTGAGATGTATCCCTTATCTTCTTTCACGAAGTGGATAATCATCAGGTCACCAGCTTCAAAAAGTTCACCTTCAACCTTAACAGCTTCTGCGTTCAGATAAACGTTTACGATTTGTTTCATTCTCCGATCTCCACTTCAAATTCTGCTACACATTCAGACGGATTGATAAACTCTTCGGCTACAAAGATAAAATCACCATACCCGTACTTCAATAAATCTTCTATACCTTTTTCCTTCAAATGGGCTATTTTTTTATCCACATTCTCCGGTAAACATCCCATCAGGTAGGCTATATCCCGCTCAGGGATACAGACAGCTAAACACTCACCTTTATCCAGAAGTGTAATTTGATCCAGCAGCACAGGTTCAAGATTGCGTAATACAACTACTTTCATTCTCCGTCCCCCCAGAGCGTATGCAGGAGCTTCTTCGAATGCCAGAACCAGACGATGATTGTGGCGTGGGTCCAGGAAGATTTTAGTTACCCGTAAGCACAGAGTGTAACCGTCCATTGCTGCCACAACATAATCACCAGGGTACGGCAGTTTATCACCAGGGTTAACGAATGCATGGCCCATAGCTATTTCATCATCTGTTGTGTGGTGCATTGCAAACCATACAGCATCCGCTTGTACGTCTTCGCCTACGTGGAAAATCTGAGGTTTTTTCATTAGAAATCTCCTTCGTATTTTATCTTAGTTTCTTCGTCCCACTTCAACATCGGACGTAGTAATTCTAACTCATTGCCTAATAGGTTGTCAACCCATAATTGATCTTTTATCCCCATCGCTTCCATGACTTCAAGAGATTCAGATGAGAACTTACCATCATCCCCTTTAAATGACTCCAGAGTGTCAGAGCTGACACGGGCATACTCTATCCGGCTATCCCGTTTCCGGTACTGGAACATCAGGAATTCCCCTGTTGTGTGATATTTGTTGATCAACATAACAGGTTCTCCCCCAAAAGCTGTGTATTCCAGTAACTTAGCCTGCAAAGGGTCAAAATCAGTTACATTCTGGTTACCAGTCATCCTGCTAGTTATTTTTCCATCGTAGCAGAAAACGTATGGCAAGTCAAGCAGGTCAATAGAGATATCCGAAGAGTGACATGACCCTCTGCCATCCAAACTATAATAAATGTACACCATGAAAGGATGCATGTCAAATGCTTTTGCAAACATTTTGAAGAAATCTTTCTCTCCACCTTCAATACCGTTCATAAAGTAAGGATGTTCTGCTACAGAGGCGAAACCTTGTTGGAAACGGAACATAACACACCCTGCACGCTGCCGCTGCCATGGCATGATCTCCATACTGAAGCTACCCACAAAAGTATGGTCTGGCTTGTCTTCTTTAGTAAAGACCCAGTGGAAGTCATCAAAGCCTGCGCCATTGATTGTGGTGTTAATTGTGTTAGCTATGAAGTTGTAGAACGGGTGGCAAGCTGTGAACATCCTACGACGATACAGGATACCCTCATACAGAGAAGAGAGTATCGTTCCTGTATCTGTTGGTGCTTGACTCATAGGGTCAAATGGTGTAATATGTTGCTCAAACATGAAAAGGTTCCTCTCTTGTTCTGTTATTGGCGAAGAATAGATCAGGATGAACCAAAAGTCAACAACATTTTTCAGTTGACAAGAATAATTTTTCGTGTTAATGTTCGCCTTACATACACACAAGCAAGGACATTTGCTATGGCTAAAACAAACATTCAGTATCTGGAGGGCTGCTATCAACCGTGGGAGTTGGAGAAGCTGAATAAAAAGTATAAACGTAAACAGGGTAATGCTAAGAAAAGGGGCATCATGTTTACGTTGACGTGGGAAGAGTGGCTGTTCTTCGGTAAGAAATTACTAGGGGATGGTGTGTGCGACTACACTCTTCTTCCTTTTGATATGCATACTGACGAGAACGGTCTAGGCAATCCGTTCTACCCATCGTTAGAGCGTATCGATGATGACGGAGCGTATGCTCTGCATAACTGCTGTGTGGTAGGTACACGGTGTAATGAACTCAAAGATTCGCTTGTCGATAAAAAGAATGCGGTCCTTATTAAAGACCGTACTGACCGTAAAATTGTTCAGCAGATGATGCTACACCTGTCAGAAGAAAGTATGGAGGCCTTGAAAGAAGAATACTCTTTCGAAAACTTCATACGTCAGTATGGCTCGGAAGCAGATAAAGCTGAACTTGGCCTGTTGGGTGGTGAAGAACTTGCACAACAAGTTGAAGCTAAAGAGGAGGAGTATATGACACCTGCGCAGGAATTACGTGAGTTCATGGAAAAACGTGCTGAAAAACTCATCAAAGACATTGTGAGTGAGCCTGTGGTTGAAGAAACGGTTGAAGTTGAAGAAGTACAAGCCGAAGCCGTTGAGGACGCTGTAGACGCTCCTGAGGAGCCTAAACAACTACCTCAAGCATTGCCACCAGACGTAGCTATTGCTCAGGCTTATGCTTTCTACTGCCAGGTTTTCTACGATATCGGTATGAGAGTAGATTTAACATTCAGCCAGTTCAAGTCTGTGTACCAGAGAAAATGTTGTGCACTGACTGGTGAACGTCTAGGTGAAGGCCGTAAGCCAATCCTGGTGGCTGATCGTGATAAAGGTTTTGTCAAAGGTAACTTTATGGTAGTTACACCTGTGATGGAAAAAGCGATGACTGACCTCATGAAAACGACTAACATGACGATGGCAGAGCTTGCAAACCTCTTTAAAAAGGTGTAAGATAGCAGAAAATAACAACGAGGGGGCTTTTGCCCCCTTTGGAGGATCGTAGTGGACGCAAGAAGTTCAGAACTGATTTTAGCACAGAAACCAGAAGCTCTACGTATGCTCCAGGGTGCTCGTATGTGGCTCATGGAGAGATTGAGCTTTTACGGTGTGCTCCTGTCGGGCTTACAATTTGTTGAGAACCACACATGGTGTGATACTATTGCCACAGACCATAAAAGGATTTACTACAATCCAGAGTTCATCATGGGTGTTTGCCAGGAACGCCGTGCTATCATTCTACCTAAGTGCGATGATAAGATGAAGGAACAGCTGGATGCTTTCTATGCACCTAAAACGCTTAAAGAGGTTGCTTTTCTCCTGTGCCATGAGATAGGCCACATCATTGCTGATCACCTCAGCCGTGGTAAAGCATTCTCTGATCACAACCTGTTTAATCAGGCCGCTGACCACGTTATTAATACAGGTCTGATGGTAGATTTAGCCGAACCACCATGTGCAATGTTCCCACACGGCATTCGTACACAATTAAGAAAAGGCCAGCCATTTGCATTTCTTGAGTATTGCTACTGTGATAAGAAATATCATGGGTGGATAACTGAAAAAGTCTATGCAGATCTGGAAAGACAACAGCAGCAACAGGGTAAAGGCCAAGGCACTGGTGGCGGTCAACGGGCTACAGATACTCACATGGGGGATGGACAAGGCCAGTCTGACAACCTCAGTGAAGCTATGGGCTACGAAAAAGGCAACCAACCGTCAATGACTCAGGCAGAGAAAGATGCAGCAATGCAGGACTCTGGAGACATGATGGAAGCTGCTATGCAGGCGGCAGGTGGTGAAGGCCCGGCACAGGTACGTGAGTGGATTAAAACTCGTAATAAACCTGTTATCAACTATCTGGATGTGATTCGTCAACGTATGTTGTCACACCGGAAAGCTGATATGACTTATCGTCGTCCGGCACGTCGCTCTGGTGCTTTAACTCACACATTACGTAGCAGAGGGGCTATCAACAATCGCCAGTCTGTTATTCTCCCTGGTCGCAACCAGGAGAAAACGATTGATATAGTGGTGGCATTCGACGTATCAGGCTCTATCTCTCCACGAACTCTGAAACGTATCACTTCAGAAATTGGTGGGCTATGCAGTCTGTATAAAGAGTTCAAAGTTACTATGTTCTGTTGGTCAACAGAGGTTGGGGATGTTCAGGTATACACTCACCAAAATATTGCACAGATGCCGGACTACAACATCAAGTCTACGTTTGGTACTCGCGCAAGCTGTGTGTTTGAATACCTGGATAAACATCTGTCTGATGCTCAGGATGTGATTATCTTTACAGATTTGTTTCTTGAATCTGAGTTCGAAAAAGAGGTTGACAACAACGGTTGGGATAAATATAATACACTCTGGATTAGGACAGAGGGTGGTAACAAAGAGTATACGCCATCTTTTGGCAGGACTATTGATCTGATTGAAAACGTTAAATAGGAGACACAACTATGTCAACATCTGTATGCTTAAAAGAGCCTGAAAACGTAAACATGCCTCTCAGGTCTTTTAAACCGGGCACGATTGCAGAAATCATAGTGGGGGGTGAAGTACGCACTGTACTGATCATGGAAGACAGTTCTTATGATGGTGGCATCTACATTGTGGATCTGGAAGATTTCTCTTTACAAATCCTGGACGGAGACTTGAACGCAACAGAACTTAATGCAACCATCGTCCTCTGTGGATACGCTCATCAGTAACAGGAGAACCCAGCCATGTTGACTAAACGCCAATGCCAATCTTCTGGCGAAAAACAGTGGAAGAAGGAGTGGTTTGGGGTTGAAGTATGCCAGCTTCGGCTGGGTACTTACCTCAACTACGTTTACTACCGCAATAACTATGAGATTGTTCAGTACGAAGCCTTTTACACTAAACACCTGATAGAAATCAGCCGTAAGATTCAGGGGCCTGTAGGGACTAAAGAAGACTGGAAAGTCATCGTGCCGATGGACATGATCTCTGATCCCGCTCACCCAACAGATGATGAAAATATGATGGTCGAGTTGATGTTAGGACTTGATGACCTTGAAATTGCGATCTATCATATGTGTATTGAGGCAGCTGCTGCTGACTTCGACGAGAAGCTCGACGAGCAGGAATTACAAAACCTCTTAACAGAAAAACTCAAAGAATATTTTACTGAGGATTGATAATGTTTACTCGTAAGCCAGAAATGGATAAAGATATACTAGGTCACCTGGTGCGTTGCCGTCTGATATGGCAAGAAGCGCGTCAAGACCGTAGAGTTGTTGTAGTTAGTAGTAGTGACGATCCATTCAAAAACTATCGTGAGATGATGGATCTATACATCCGTCGTGGCCTTATCAAAGTGGTTAACCTGGATGACCTGACTGAAGAAGACCTGGAAGGTACGGTGGTAGAGCTATGAGCAATGTAGAGTTTTACACTAACAATCTCCAGAGGGATCTGGATAATTTTCTTGAATCGGAGTGGAAGGACTACTGGGATAATTATTTTGCCAGTTCTCGCTTCAATGCCTTCAAGATGATATTCGAGAAGTATATCTTCCCAGTGCCACGGTACTACAGGGAAGAAACTTACACTACCAAGTGCAAAGTAATGGCAAGGGCTTTGAAGAACAACGATCACCCCAATGTGAGCGATCTTCGCAACATGGTCCACGATATTGATGGAGAAATGCACGTCAAGATCTGGAGAAAACGCGAGAAGCACAAGAAAGAGCTGCTACAGTTCGGAGTTGATCTCCTGACTAACCGTAATGCTTGTGGCAATAACGGTGGCCCCTGTGTGATGGAAAAACGTGCACCAAAACTGTTGGATCGCTTACTCCGAGATCCGATAGGTATGGATATGCTGCGTTTGAGTTTGTTCAAATACATCAAACAATATGTGGATGGTGAAGGCTATGCAATGTCTGCCAAACACTACGGTGATGATGATGACCCAAACGAAGGTATCAACCTTCTACTTCAATTGCTGGAGGATAATGATGAATGATCTGCACAGTAAAGAACGACTAAAAGCAGACTTCGGTAAAATCCTGATGGATGACGCAGACTGGTACTTCCATAAGCAAGGTTGGTACGCCAAATCATTATCCGAAGGAGGCAGTGTCAACATTGTGTGGAGGTTGATGGAAAACTTCGATCAGACAGGGAACATTATCGCCCATGTCAGCGAGAATCAGGTCCACATGAGCCGTGTAAGAATCCTGGAGGGCTTACTGGAGTCTGGGGATAACAACATCCAACACGCTAAGGCAGCTCTACAAGGGGCCTACACCGAGATAATTATAGAGACTTTAAAACAACGCAGACGTTACGAGAAGGCTTTCATTCACCACTCGGCAGAATATTTGTTGTATGGTAGGATGGACGGTTACGGTCCGCTCCTGGCACTAAGAGATGCTAAACTCCACCAGAGAATGATGGAATCACCTTATGGGCCAGGAGTTGTAGAGTTAGTGCTGGCAGAATTCATCAGACCGTACGTAGAAGAACAACCTATTCACACAATGCCACCTGGGCCATACGGAAAAGGTGAGTATATCAACGAACCAAGTAAACTGGTCGATCTTATCCTGCAATTTGACTAAAAAATAGTAGAGATATTTTCTTGACATGAAATAGCGGTTGTGTTAAGATGCTTCCATCAAATGAAGAGAAGTACAAAACAACAGTACAACAAATAGATAGGGGTCAGCCATGAAATACGATATTGACAACTTAGCTTGCTTTAGAGAAGATTTTGCAGATTCTATGGACCAGGCTTGCCCGGGTGAAATCCATGCACATGGTTTCCCGGCAGACGACCCTGAAGCAAGACGTGAATATGAGAAAGCAGCACAAGACTTCTGCTTTGATAATCTTGGCGCATTTGATAAATAGGAAGCGAGTCATGAGAATCGAAGTTTTAGCACTGGTTGTAATGGGTTTGGTAGTTTTAGGGGTTCATGCTATGGATGTGGATTGGAGTGTAGTGGCTGAAAGAATGGCAGGTGCACACTCGATGGGGTTGATGCAGATGAACTTCTAATCGCATAGACCCCGCTTCGGCGGGGTTTATTTTGTCCTTTTCCTACACAACCGATTTAGTGAAAAAATTGTTGACATGGACCAGTACATTGTGATATAAATACCTCATCAACAGAACTAAGGACCACTACAATGACTAAAGAACAGTTACGCTACCTTGAATACGGCCTGTCGATGGTACAGGAAGGTCTGTCTGCTGCATACCGTATGAATATGCAAGCCAAAGCTAACGATGCCCGTATCAACCAGATCCTGGATATGGACTTTGCTGAATTCACAGTTCATGCCAAGGAGATTCCACAGCTGATAAAAGAAAATGAAGAACTGGATCGCAAGATCAGTTGTATCATTGAAGCTGCGGAAAACACACACGCTTTTGCACACAAATTCTTGAAAAATAAGGAGTAGCTATGGATTCGGGCTATGATGACGTTAGTGGGGATATCTTCGATTATAGCAGTTTAACCACTTCTCTGCCGTTTGAAACACGTAATGGCACGAAAGTTGCTGCATTTGACTTCGATAACACATTCAATGCAGAGCCTTTCATCTTCGCCTCTTTTGTGGGCGCATTGCAGAAGGCTGGTTGGTATTGCTGTTTTGTCACATTCCGGTTCCCTGAACAGGACAGTTGTGACATTCAAATGTGGGCTGAAAAGTTGGGTATGGATATCTTCTATACTTCGGGTATACAGAAAGCAGCTTACATGGCTACGATGGGTATCTTCCCGGATATCTGGATTGATGATAACCCAGCAGGTATCCCAGCTAAGAACCAACTGGAATTCGCCAGGGATGAAGTGGTGTACAAACGTAAAGCTAAAAAGAATAACTGGCCTCTTATCATAGAAGACTATCCAGACCCTGAAGCTGAACCAGAGGAGTACTTACATGAAAAATAAAATCAGACAACTCTACCACTTCCTGATGTGGAGAGGTTTACGTGCATGGGCTAAAGCTCATCGTCACTTCTTCGGCTACGGTGATACTTATATCCATCTACACCTGGCTGCCATTCAGCACCATGATGAATATATCGAAGCAGTCGTTCTGGGGGATAGAGATTTCAAATAGGCCAAATCCTTCACCAAACAATCTATAACAAGGTGAACACACAATACCGCTACAACTGTATACCTGAGAGCTTAATGCTCTCAGAATGTGTTATAGGAGATATAGACGAAAAAGAGGACTTTCTAATGAAAAAGTTAATAGATTTGTTCTTTCAGTTGCGTGACAAGCAATTTGAAAATCATTTCGTACAAGAGTTGGTGGATGCCGCAGGTGGACTTTTTCTGTACACTGTGATCGGTGGTGTCTTAATCTTGCTCTTGAGTGTTATCACAATTTTCTAGCAGGGTTTGATTACTGATTATTTTGCCATATTTGCTTCGTTGAAACGAGATACAGATTAACTAACCGAGGTGCGCTTAAATGAATAAAGCTATCATCGCCGCTGCAATTACTGCTGCCCTGTTCTCTGGTACTGCTTTCGCTGCAAGTGGTAATCCTGAGAACCCAGATGCTTCTACTAAAAACTGGCAGTTGAATGAACTGCGCCAGTCTATGAACAGCCAGTTCAGTGATGTGAATAACCGTATTGATCAAATCCAGGCTGGTAGTAGTTTTGATGCCTCTGGCATCTATGAGCACCTTGAAAGGCATGACAACCAAATTGATGTACTAAACAATGGTGTAGCAAATGCTCAAAACACTGCAAACACTGCGAGCGGTAAAGCTAATCAAGCGGTTCAGAAAAATACAGAGTAGGATGGTAGGTTAGATGCTCTGGATAAGGGTTTGGATGCCACTAATAAACGTGTAGATGTGTTGATAGATCACAGTGTCCGTTTAGCAAATAAGGCCATGTCTACGGCACAAGAGGCTCAGATAGCCAACCGTGCTCAAGATAATAAGATTGCTGAGCTTCAGGATACCAAAGCTGACCGTAGCGAGTTAGAAGAGGTAGCTATTAAAGCTGATGGTGCTTTGGCGGGGAGTATTGAAAACCGTAATCAGATTGATGCTGTGAAAGAAAATCTGGCAGACACTAACAAACATGTTGCTGACAACAAAGCAAGCATCGACCAGCTTCACAGAAACGATCAGGCTCTGGCTGACAGTATCAGTGCTGTGGATCGTGATGTTAAGGAAGTTAAACAACAGGCCAACGACAATAAACAGGATATCCAAAAAGTTAAAAACGATGTGAAAGTGGTGTCTCGTGATGTAGCTAACAACAGCATCCGCATCCAACGCAATGAAGAACGCATTGATGGTGCATATGCTGGCATCTACGACAACCGCAAAAACATCGAAGCTAACCGTCAGGCAATTAGCCGTAACAGCCAGGAAATTCAGAAACTGAATAAAAACTTCAGTGACCTGAAAAACACTGTAGATGCTAACCGCAAACGTGCTGCTGCTGGTATCGCTGGTGTGGCTGCAATGGCTAACATTCCTGAAGTCAACAGCCACCAGACTTTCAGCTTAGGTGTAGGTGTTGGTGGTTTTGATGGTCAGCAAGCTGTCGCAGTAGGTGCAAGTGCTCGTGTCAACGACAACTTAACTGTTAAAGCAAGCGTTGCTGCTAATAACGAAGAAGTTGTCTGGGGTGCAGGTGCTGCAATCGGCTGGTAAGACAGACTAACTCACAGGCCGCCTTCGGGTGGCCTTTCTTGTATCCGAGGAGGTTCATCATGACGGAATGGGACAAGTTTGTAGAGAAAGAGATCAAATGGTTGTGCAGAATCCGCAAGAAAGAAACAGGTATCCGGTGGAACCTCGATCACATGCTACCACGCAATGGTGAAACTGTCTCTGGCCTTAACGTTGGTGACAACATGCAATGTATCCCAGAGAAGATGAATAGCTTCAAAGCAAACAGTATGCAGCTAACAGAACCTGGAGAATGGCTCCATGCAACAGTGGTTAAAGTGGAGCAAAACAATAATAATCAGAAATAAGGCTCCAAACGGAGCCTACAGTAAGCTAAACACACTGACCCCTTCCAACCACCCATCCTCATACTAAATCCTTCCAAAGAGCCTCCTATCGAGTTTTATCCACACATAAAATTTCTATTATACCTTATTGACAGCAACATCAATTTTGTGTATAGTACATCACATCAAGAGAACAACGAGGTACTTACCATGAACTTCAAGAAAGCAGTTGCAGCAATGATTGTAGGTTTATCTGTGGGCCTGTGCGGTTGTAACGAGCCAAGTTATTATATTACACCAGAAGATGTTGAGGCACACGCACAAGAATTGGACATTTACTTCACAGCTGATGATGTAAAATGCACACTGTTTGCCAAAGCAATATCTCGTGGTGTCATTCTCGCAACAGATTACAAAGCACAAGGTGTGGATCTAGGAAAAGATTTAACATCTGTTGCACATCAGGGAACACTTGACCTATTGGACTACCATATGGAGATTGTTGACACGGAAAGTACTTTTGATCATGATGAACTCACGCTCGATAATGTGGACGAGTTTATGAAAAATGCAGAGCGTGCTGCTATGAACGATCTCAAAAAATCTGATCAGCTTTATGATATGTACGTTGGTGCATACATAGCAGGTGCGTGGATGGTATCTGACGGTATAGTTGAAGAGAAAGACTTCAGCTCTATTGCAGCAAGAAAGCAACTTTCAGATAAAATGTTCAACATGTGCCTGAATATGAAAGACAATGAGCCTGGATCTTTTAAAAACTATATAGCTCTGACTCAACTAGCTAAAGGTGATTTCTAAAACTGCTTGACAACAGATGGACACCGTACTATCATGTGTCCATCAGAAGGAGAAGGAGACACTAATGAATAAACGTTATCTTTCAGATAATCCTTATGTGATCGCACTTGTTGCACTGTGTGTTATGTTCGTACTCATTGCAGCAATTGTAGCAGACTACCTGGACATTCAACAACATATTGAGTGTACTGAGCTGTTGAAAGCTAAAGTTGCAACACTCCAGGTAGATATTTTCAACATTACGCATTAAGGATCGATATGGACCTGTACTACATGGTAGACTTGGCTCTACAAGGTTTCCTCCCTGGCGTCTTTCTGGATACTCCAGCATTTTGGTTAGTTTTCTGGATGATGGTTGTGGTTGTGATCGATGGTATCATTGATGCATATAAGAAATAATCCTTCCTCATAATCCTCCACTCAAACAAAAAAGGGGGCCATCAAGGCCCCCAAGTTGTTTCCTCTGTTATTATGCTGTTACGCTTCCCTGATATTAAATCCCGCACGGCAAGCGTTCTGGGAGATTCCCTGCACAGCCACAGCAAATTCCATATAAGTTTTACCGTTTTCCATGTGGTTCCAGTTAAGTTCATAACCGCACCAACCAGATTCACTCAATGCAACCGTAGGAGAAGAATAACCGAAGTTGGCTAATCTTGACGGGTCACCTGTGTAAATCGTCAGCTGGCCTGCTGGTACACCTTTAAGTTCTGGGATATACATACCACCAAAAACCCTCATCGGGTAACTTACCAGCGTCTGGTAACTACACGGTTGAGACGAGAACGACTCCATAAGGCTTGTACCGTAAGGTTGCGGATAAGCTCCGTCGGTCGGGTTACCTACCCATGCCCTATATTGCGGGTGAAGCTCTTTAACCGTAATTGTGGTCGTCTTCGTGAAGACTGTGCCATCAATGTCAGTACAGGAGTACGTGATAATAGCTGTACCTACACCAACAAATCTAACCTGACCTGTATCGGTTGTGATCGTAACGGCATCCGGGTTATTCGTTGACCAGGACTCTGAAGCAGGGACTGCACCACTAGGTTGCAGAGTTGGTTTACGCATAACACCGCTACCACCTTTGATACCAATTCCGTTGAACGGGTTAGGTAGATCGCTCAAGCCTGTAATAACGGTGCCGGAACCACATTTCCAGTTATAGAGTTTACTGAAGGTATAAGAACCTTCGCCGTAAGAAACTGTAGCTGTAATTGTGATAACCGCTGAACCATTTTTTACAGCATTGATAGCGAATTTACGGTCAGTCAGTTTAGTAGCAACAAAGACTGTCGGGTCGCTTGAGGTGACCTCAAAATCTAAACTTGCTGCACCACCAGGTAAGAAGTTGTCCGTAACGTAGAAGCCTGCTTGTGTGCCTGACTGGGTATAAGGATAAGTACCACGTTCCTGATAGGCATTCGTTGGTGAATAGAAGCCCTTCAGCAAGAACTCATAGGTCACGCTTGAACCAGCCACCCATGTGTGGTTGTTATCCATTAAAGCCCAACTGTCAGAGTTACTGAATCCGTAGATAGATACGCCACCTGTTTTCGCTGTTACCCTCGGAGATATTGCCAAAGCACCTTTGGTGTAAGGGCCTACCATGTTATCTCTTAGAGTACCAGTTTCATCAGAGGCCTCTACTATAGCTGTCAGGACAGTACCCGCAGATTGCTGGCCTGTCTCGTCAGTCCAGTGAACTTCAACAGGGACACACCATGCACCAAGTGTAGGATCTGCACCAGGTATTGTACCATCTCCTAGAGTATGATAGTCATATGCAAGATCTTTTCTTACTACAAACTCGGCAAGATTGCTGTAAGCAGAGTTTGCATTGATCGTTGCACCATCCAGAGCTTTTTTCGGATAAATCAGTACGTACTCATCCGCAATCCAACTGGTGTTAGGCATACCCCACCATTTCTTATTACTGTCTGGAGATAGTTCACATCCTGTTCTTACATCCATGTGCTGGATCCGTTTCGTATACTCGATGTTCTGGTATACCTGTGCAACCCTTGGACCAAAAGCGCCTGAGGGCTGGTCAAAGACCATCATAGATAGTATGACCGGATCAGGGCGTGCTGTACCAAAGTATTGCTCCAAGCTTGCTTTCGGAATTACGCAACAGTTGTCATTAGCAGCGTTGGCTGTAGTGTAAACCAAAGAGCCTGCACTGTTCCATACCTGCAACGAGATATTGCCCGGTGTCCAGCTTGTGTACTGGGACATGTCATCGAAGTACAGGAACAAATCACCATCTGCGTTCGTATTTGCATATGTGTTAGCAGCGGTTTTATTCCAGCACGGTAGAGTCATCCAACGAGGTACAGGTTTCTGAACAAGGTTAACGCCTATTGCCTGACAAATTTCTTTTGCAAGAGTTTCACGGGCAAGAAGTTTGTAACCCCATTCAATCATAGACCCGTTGTAACCTTCCACCTTGTAGGCTTCAGAACCTTCCTGGAACAGAACACGGGATGTACCTGAGGTGTAATAGTTTACAGGTTTGACTGCAAACTGAGAATAAACCCTCATCCTCATGTCCTGCCATCCCCGACCGCCAATCTCCCATTGGTTGTCATAGCAACGCATTAAAGAGGTCCAACAGATCGGAGCCATACGCAAGCCAGAACCGAACCCTTTTGTCCGGTCGTTGAATAGTTTCCAGAGGAAAATATTAACTGACCACATGGCTCTGTGGAAGTTGAACCAGTTGATAGAGCGGGCAGCGTTTTCAAGATAAGTGCCGTCCAGATTAGACCACACAGCATTAACCAGCATGTCCTCTGTACCTGCATCCAGAACTACCCCTCTGGTTTTAGGAATACGAGCAGTTTCAGCTTCATACCGGTTTTTGATTAGCTGGAGTTGCTTACCGTAGACCTCTGACTGATTGGTTTTCTCCAGCATTACTTGTTTGACATGGACAACAGGATCACCGTAGTTACCATTAATAGCCTCTGGTAGCATATTTTGACCAAAGTCAAAACGAATACCATTTAATGTGTTTCCACTATCAGTTGCCCAATCGGCAACAGTGCTGAAGTCAAACTCATACAACCACCAACCTGCACCCAGCAGAATGCGTCTACATTTCGATGTATCAATACTGGTGATTTTCCGAGCTTCCCTATACCCCTCATTATTAATGTTATAATAGCAATCAATAACATAAGGTGCGATACCTTCAGCATTCGCTACAGGTACATTTTTACCGATCTGATCACAGCTAACAACCAGTTTTAATTGCTGGAATCCTAAGGTCATCGGCACTGCCATAGCGGTAGCAGCTAGATCGCCACGGGGATCGTGAACCTTCTCAATGCGGATGTAAGCATCCAGAACATTAGCACCAACAGGTGTTGCATTCTGCGGCGTGAAGTTGCAGGTCTGATTCATATGAGTCCATGAACCTATCTCTTTATCCATCAGGTTACAACTGGTATCACTGAGAAGCTCACCAGGACCCCAATAATATTGAGCATAGCAGTTAAAGAACCATTTGGTTCCATCGTACCCGTTTTTATCAACCTGGACTTCATTAGCCTGTTTCAGCAAGAATGTCTGATTATCTGTGAAGATTACAGGTAAGGTTTGACATTGGCGAGGCACATAGCCATTGCCGTTGTTAAACCACTGGTTACAGCAATAATCACGTAAGTAATCATAACTACTGTATCTATCAGCGTTTTCACTCCAGAACAGGTTCAGGTTAGTACCGCCAGCGCACAGGATATATTCGTTAACAAATTTGTCACTGCGTGTGGTATTCGGATCGACGGTGAACCATTTTGCTTCAGGATCTGTATCCTTAACACGAGTATCTTTAATGCAAACGTAGCACAGGTTTGTAACACCCAGTTTACTCTGCATGTCACGTTTCATACCAAACATAAAGTTGGTAGTACCAGCAACTGGGGTAACGGTGTAATACCAGTCGGCATCATGTGCACCAACAACACGCGGATCTTCTTTAAATGCTGCAAAACTGAAAGATATGTTGGTTGTAGCTTCAGCAGGTGTTACTTGCGCCTGGATATCCCCGTAGCTGTTCTTAACAAGGTCAACAGTAATATTCACACCCCGTGGTGTACGTACAATCTTACGTGAAGTACTAGCAGAATCCCCACCTAAGGTTAACCCGATATTCTGGTGAGTACCGTCGTAGTATTCAATTGTCGATTCCCAACGCAAACCGAAGAAACCAGCATCATAGCTAACAACTTTCAGAGTGCGTGCACCTCCAGCAGGTTTTTCAGGCGTAGGCCACGGGTTGGCATGTTCGTGGACGTTCAGAGAAGTCCCGTTCTGTTCGTTGGCCTGATACATTTTACCACCAGCACCATTCGGGTTGTACTCCCACAATGCTTGATTTACAACCAAATAGTTGTACATTTCACGACGTTGGTCGTAAATTTCCTGCGTCACATCATAGGTCACAGAACCTGCATCTTTTCGGTGCAATCTTATTTTAAAAGTGTTAGCACTTTCAGTTGCAGGTTGTGCACTATCCAGACCCAGATAAGTCGTGCTACCCAAAGACAAAGAACGGTTCAAACCTTGAGTATACCATGTGCTATTAGATGGAATCACAGGTACAATCGTGTTCCAGTCGATGTTTCTGGTTAAATGTGTGTGAGTACCAGTTTTATCATGGTAGGTAATTTTTACATGGTACAGACCACGGCGATTAACGTTTTTGTTCTGTTGAGTAACAAGACAATCCCATAAACCAAACTCAGAGTGGTTGGCATAAACTGTATACAAAGAATCAGAAACCACAGTCTGGTTAGCATCGGTGATCTCAACTTTGTCTATAAACCACGTTGCACCTTTCGGCAGAGCTTTAACTTTAAGCTGAGCAGCATCCCCAACATAGATGTTGCTAACAGGACGTTCAGACCCCCAGCCGTTAACTCTCACAACTTCTTCAACCTCAAAACTGGATACTGGAACATTCTTAATCCAGTTAGGATCTACCTGTGTAAAGCCTTGGGAACTGAGTTTACCACCAAACAGATTATTGCAGCCTGGGAAGTTACCACGAGGAACACCCGACCACCAAAGTTTACCGTTTACCACGGTAAGTGTACCCATATAACCTTCACGGTGTATACCTTGGTAGTAGACGTTCTCTGCCCAGCTAACAGGTGTACGCTGCTCAACGTATGCAGCTGTAGCAATTGCCTGTTTGTGCTGGAACTTAGCACGAGGGGCATCGGTAGACGACCATCCGATATCATTACACAGGTTACGAGAGAAACCTCTGTATTGTTTTGAACCGTTATTGAAGAAGATGCCGTTAGTAGCATGGCCCCTTGCAATAATCACTTCGTGACTATAGGTGATGTTCAGTGACTGCCAGGTTTTATCACCCCAGGAATCCTGTCCACGAAATACGTATACAGGCAAGCCCGTACCGTCTGTGTGAATACGCTCGGTGGCAACTATAGCCCCATTCGGACCACACATAAACCATTTATAGGTCTCATTATTACCAGTCAAAACCTCCCATGTTCCATGCTCTGGTGGGTAGACTAAATTAAGCTGGTCATTGTTGCGCAGGAAATCATAACCAGCAACCCAATAGCCATCTGGGCCACCATAGATTACAGAGTTATCGTGGACTTCCAGATTCAATGCGGGGTTTTTCCACTGCCCTGTTACTGGGTCCTGTGAAGTTTCAGCAATTTTAACCGGGTTGGCATGTTGGTTTTTATCCACATGCAGAGAACCGTAGGTGTTGTTGCCTGAACCGTAGATATCCCAGATACCTTCACCCTCAGGTGCACCAATCACCCAGCAGGTGTTATTCATCCCGCCACAAACCTCAATCAGACGCTCAGGGTGCGTATCAAGCCCCAGGGTGGTCCTGATTTGTGAAGGTAATGCAGTCCACTGGGTTACACAAACATCATTACCACCAGCCGCTGTGGAGCCAATAAGACCAGCTGTGCAGCCGATGTAAAGGAATTCATGATCGAAAGTTTCAACCACAAAAGAACGGTCTGCTCTCCAGACATGGTTGATGCCACGGATCGATTCGTTCGGGTAAATACATTCATTGCGATTACCTGTTCCGCATTCGCCATATTTGTTAGCGCCTGTCAGAACGAGCAAACCATCCGCATAGAGAATTGCAAGTGTGTTTACATATGCTACTGAGTTGCTTGTGCCATCACTTTTATCTATTGGATAGGACAGAACAGCAAGTTCCTTGATCCCATCCTTCGAATCCAGATAGAAGTTAGCAAGTTTTAACAGAGGAATTGGAAACATTGTGTTCTCCATACAGTAAAGCCTCTCCCGCAGGAGAGGCTAATTAATTAACGTTGTGCAATAATAACGTCCACAATGTCACCGAAGCCCGGATAGGTAAGCTGACAAAGGGTAACGCTATTCGCTTTGTTGTTAACTACAGGAGTTGCAGACAGGATTGCATACTTATCACTGAATGTGACTTGGTGCCCTGTAGCATCCTGACGGAAATAAATTACCACTGAGAACGGGTTAGGTTTATCTTCTTCTGAAGCTGCTGTAACACCAGGCCATGTTGCTACGTTCAGGTTGCCAGTAACTTCGACAACATACATACTGGCGTTGCCTGATGGGGTCCATGTCCCCGTAGCTCCGGCGATATCTTCAGATTCGAATTCCAGTTTGGTTGTACGGATTTTCTCAATTGTAGTGCTACCACCAACATTAAGGTTACCGTTGATGCTGACGTTACCTGATGCGTTAATACCACCACAATTAATAGTTTTACCAGTATAATCCGGCATCCAACCTGTCAGTGTACCAGAGATCTGAATGTTATGAACATAGGTCGTACCAGTACCTGCTGCGTTCAGGCTTACATCCCCATTAACCTGCAAATTGCGGTTTACATTGCAATTGGTGAAATTACCAGTATCAATGGTGGCAGTTGTACCAGTTAAAGTTGTAATCGCAGCTTTATTGGCAACAATACCGTTACCTTCAAAAGTAGCCTGCTGGTTGGATTTGAAGGTGTTGGTAGACAAATCCTGAACCATAGCATTACCCTGGATAACCACCGATCCACCAACCTGTAAGTCACCATTGACACGGGCATCGTTAGTTGTTTCCAGATAATTCGGGTAAATATCCAGACCATCAACAGAGTGAACGATACCTTCAACTTTACCAGTCACTTTCAAGTCTTTGACTTGGGTTACCCCATCCACCGTCAAGGTAGGAGTCTGCACATCTTTCAGAGAATTACCACGAATATAAACGTAGTCAAAGAAGTTGTTACCACGACCATCGAAGTGAACAGTGTTATTATCACTTACCGGAGTACCATTGTGGATCACATCAGAGGTCAACAGGTGAGTCTCAATGTTGTAAGGATCCAACATTGTGGAGGTCCAGTTAGGATGATTTCTATCTGTCCAGTTAAAATTGATAACAGAATCCCTGCCTGTCAAGGTCAGCTCTTTGAAACGCCCAGCAAAGTCAGAAGCATTCAGAGGGCCACGTACGGTTAAAGTACCATTAACGATGGTATTGGTCAATTCTGATAGGCCACGGACAACCAGAGAACCGATTGTTACCTCCATACCTGCCATAGCTTCAAAAATACTGTCTACATAGTCAACAACGAATGTGGTGTTGGCAATAGACAAAGATTTATCATCCATCGGCGGTGTCGGAACACGCGGATCCCCCTGGAAGAGTGGGCTACTCAGTTTGGCATAAAATTCAGCAAGCACATTGGCATCAGTATACAATCTCCACGCTGTGGATTTGGAAGGATCTGCTGGCAAACGTACTGGCGTAGATTTAGATGCTCCAGGAGCATACCACCATGTGATTTTTCCATCTGCTTTGTATTCGTAAATCTGGTTAAATACTGTAGTGGAAGAACCATATACCCACGGGATTGGTGGAGTTTTAAAATATAGGTTATCAAGTAATGCCTTACGGACAGTAGGGATGGTTGTCCCATCCTCTACCACAACTTCGTCCACAGCAGTACCATTGACAACCAGATGGAGGCGTTCAGAGTCGATTATGACCTGATCCACGGCCTCTTCAAAGTTTGTCATGTCTTGAGCCACGTTATCTCCTTAACTCTCTATAATCTTCTGATTCGATGGGGTCGGAGTGTCTGTTACCAGAATATTCAGGATATTTGTCATCAGGATACCCCTGATATCCGCTATCAGAATACTCATCGTAGGGATACTGCTTGTCGGAATGCTGGCACTTCCAGCCCCAACGAAGTGCAATAAACTTACTAATCAATTGCGGGCAAGCAACTGAAGGAGCATAGATCCATGCATACCATTCCGGCAAGGTACTGGTATAACCCATATGTAGGAATACAATAGTCATAGCTAACATACCGATGTTTGACCACAACTTAGCTTGAGATACCTTGTTGGGATCATCTGGTGCTGCGACCAGCATCCACAAGAAGGTTTTAATTTTCTTGAACATCACCCCTTCTTTACAATGTCTGTACTGTGATCCATTGACCATTTACCAGTTTCTGGAGTGGAGCTGCCCAATAGCCAGCACCACGTAATTGTTTCTTATTACCATTCTGCCAACCACGCATTACGTAGCCAGCCCTTACACGGTTATCACCTGTACCATCGATCAGCATACCCCCACAACGAACATCAGATATAGCGGGTTGAGGTAATGTTAACGACAAGTTACCGTTACCGTCAGCGGTGGCACCGTTTACAGACCTGCAAACGTGTCTTCCACCTACTACATGATAATTACTACGAGTTGTGTGGCTGTCGCAACTGAACGCATTGGTGCGTAAACTGCTGCAAGATGTTTGGCTAGATACAGAAGCCGTACTCCAGATATCAACAGTGTTGCCGTTCATAGATCCAGCACGTAAGTTATCAGCAGCGATAATGTCGCCCATTACTGACAATCTACCACGATTTGGGGAGATAGCACACAGTTTCATCAATGTGAACAGGCTACCACCTGTGGGGTGGAATCTGTAACGGAAGCCTTCTGTACCTGTGTAGTAAGATGCTTCAAGATCTGCCGTACCGTAGTTGTCTGCCATACGGAAATCAAAATAAGTTTTATCCCCACCTTTATACCCAGGAGTATCTTCAATTGTGGAGCAATAAATCGCACAAGTATCTGTATCAGCAGATTTAAAATTAATCCTTGGGACTCCTAAAATCATGTTGCCTTTTAAGGTATCTCCTGTGAGGTGAACATAACGGTCATCCATTTCTTCAATAGTCAGACAACCCAGGTTCTGTCTTGCAGCAGCTTTATCCGGTATTTCTGCCAGGTTATTCGCAACTTTCAAGAATCGGTCATCCCAACCAGGAACAACCTCATCATGCATATATTTCAGCCAGTTAGTAATCATGTTAAGCTCAAAATTCATGTGCTCAACAGCGATTCTTTGGCTAAAATCCCAGCCAGTAGCTTGTTGCTCTTTTGTTGGCTGAGCTTTATTTAACTCTTGTGTGGTGTCAAGCATCGTATCCTGATATGCCCACACCTCAAGCGGATAAGTAGGTATTGCCATGTTTTCTCCTGACTAAAATGCTTGACATTATTTTAGCACTAAACTCTTCAAAATGCAACCTGAGGCTTCCTTGCCATCGGTTATTTCTCTTTGTTACTGAGAAGAATCTGGACAATTTGCTGGATATCATTCCGCAATCCACTAACGTCACCTTTGACCTCTTTCCTTATCTCGTCAAGGTTATCTTGGATATCTTTGAGACGCTGGTTGAGCACCGCATCTAATCTATCTTTCGTAACCATATTACTTTTCACCAATATTAGGTCCTTCTCTAAATCATCCAATCTTTTAGAGACGGATTTCCATTTTACGTGCCACTGACCAAAAATCCAGACACCTACAGGGACAATAGCGCTCATGATTATCTCAAAAAGCGTACCAAAGTCCAGTTCCACATTACCTCCTTAGAGGGCTGGGCGATCAGGGATATGTATGTTAGGGGCTTTGTTTATATCAATCTCCAACAAATGGATCCTGTAAAGTTTCAACTCTTTAACAAACCGCTCTTGATCAGGAGAAAGTATATAATCCAAGTCCAGCATGTCGCTGAAAGCTCCAAGCCTTGCTGTAGCCCATTGCAATTCTTCTTCAATGATCTGCTGTGCAGCATCAATGTAAGGTTTGTTATCAACAACAAATTTCTCACCATCCCAACGATAGGCATTGATCATGTTCTCAATGTCTTCCGGGAACTCCTCTCGTTTACCGTGCAGGACTTGAAGACCGTCACTGGGGAAAATACCTGCTGGATCTGTGGTTACAATTTTTAGTAAACCATCAGCCTCTATAACTGCAAACAGATATTCTACTCCAGATTCCTGGGCAATTTGCTGTAATTCTCGGGTCTGGGCGTACCAGTCTCCGTGCTCGTTGCGAAGGAAGTAAGCAGAATAATGAGCGTAATCTTCAATCTCCTGCTCTGTCAATTCCAAGGTTTGTGGCTGTTCCTTGCGGAGAGCAAACATCATTGGACGTGGCTCTTTCGGATCATACAGCTCAAAACCTGTAGCCATTTTAATCATAAACTAACCCTCAATTATAGTGTCTGAACGGTAATCCACTGTCCATTGACAAGTTTCTGTAGCGGAGCTGCCCAGTAACCTGCACCACGGAGTTCTTTTTTGTTACCATTCTGCCAACCACGCATTACGTAACCAGGACGTACACGGTTATCAGCAACCCCGTCGATCAACATACCACCGCAGCGAATATCCTGAACGCCTGAAGCTGGGATACTGATTGTCAGGTTACCATTACCATCCGCGTTCACCCCGTTAACCGAACGAACTACATGACGACCACCAACAACACAGTATTGACTACGCACGGTCATGTTGTCAACGTTGGAGCCACCATTGGCATAGAAACTGCCTGTAGTTAGCTGGCTTGAAACACTCACGTTACCAAAAGAAGCTGTACCTGTAATGGTAACTGTGTTAGAACGCACGTTATCCTGAGCCTCAATGTTACCGATTACCTTCAGGAGTGCACGGTTAACAGAGATGGCATTCAGGTGCATCAGTGTAAACTCTGGGTTAAGATCTGGTTGTGTAGGCTGGAATCTCCAACGGAAAGCATCAACTGTAGAAGTACCACCATCATCAAATGAGCCGATGTTATCCCTCAGACAGAAGTCTAACAAGGTTTTATCTGGACTGATTGTGGTTTCTATCCATGCAGCATCTGTTTCCGCTGCCGCAAAGTTAATACGCTGCAACCCCAGAGGGCCTGTCATTGTGTCACCAGTGATCTTAACGTAACGAGCATCAGTCTCGGCCTGGGTAACAATGTCAAGGTTTTTACGGGCAATCTCTACATTCAAAAGGTCGCTCAGGTTGTTGTCCTTAATAAGATAACGCCCTTCCATGGACGGGATTTGATCTTCAGAAATGTACTTAGCCCAGGTAGCCATCATGTTCAGGAGGTAGTTCAACTCTTCACACGATGGTTTTTGTCCCTTATCCCAACCTTTTCTCCACAGGTCGTCAATAGGACGCATCTTGTTCTGTTTATGGGAGTTTGGAAGGATTTGATCCTCGTACGCCCATATTTCCAGAGGAAAACTAGGTTTAGCCATTTATTTCTCCTGATTATGAAAGGTCTGGTGGTGTCACATCTTCTGTGTAGCTCCTAAGGGCAGTCTGCCCCATGTGAACAACAGTTGACTCTTTCGCACTGAATGTGATACTATCATTCATAAGTTGCGGATAAGCCCATACGTACTGCTGTACTTCTGGGTAATGATATTCAGTGGTGCAGATGTTACCACAGATTACTCTCCACAAAAATTCCTGATAGTTCTTCTCTGGGTCATAGCCATACACCGGAGCTAAATCTTTACCTGGTACAAACCCTGCAAGGTAGTGGATTTCGTTTCTGTTCCAACCTAAGGTTTTACGAGGATGCTCGATAGCCTCAAATGAATGTTCTATTTCCCCATTCATAACCCAATCATAGCATTCTGAACAGAAGAAGTCAAGCACTCCTGACTCTTTCTTGTACTGGTCTGGCAGGTTAAGTTCTTCCATCAATGTGTCAACAATGGTGGGATAGAAAACAAGAACTGTAACTTGAGCACCAGGGAATGCTGTCTTAATGCCAGTAGAAAGTGTTGCAATTCTCTGACCGAATTTGTTGCGACAGAATGTGATATACCTGTCATAAACACCACCAGTTAATGGGTTGTCAATGGTGCCAATGTCAAGTGCATACTCCCCTGTTTCGTTGTAGAACATCTCTTTTGTGGTATAGTCATAGATACAAGGCCTGCGGGAGTCTGTATTGTACCACCACCACGGTTCGCCAATCTGCATGATAACAGGGAGGTTTTGAGTTTTCAAAACCTGAGCGAAGTTTTTAAAGACGTTCAATAAAAATGCCATACCCTCTTCGATACAAGGTGATAACAGGTAGCTGCAAGGTGTATACCCTGTCTTAGCGTAGCTATCATCCCATTCGCGTTGGGTCCATTCCAGAGGACAGGCATCACTGTAAAGCTCCATGCTGACAGAGAACATTGCATCTGTGAATCCATAACGAGTCAGATTGTAAGCAAAGTCATCGTGCCATGCTTGTGCGGCTCTGTTCAAAGCACCTGTTCTGTCAATCTCCCACTTATGAGTTGTGTTGCTCCATGTGTAATTATAATAGTGACTCATGCCGCAATAGTGGTTGATTCTACCACGGTAGCCAAGTTTCTGGAGGTTGTAAAGAACACGCGCCGGAGAAACATTCCACATATCATCATATGCAGTACAGGCTCTCAAATCATGACCTTCCACAGTCAAGTTGTTAAGCTGCATGTATTTCCAGCCAGTGTCCGGCTCCAGCATGTCAATGCGAAGTTCACAGTCAACATTGGTTGTGCGAACGTCTGTACTGTTAGCCACATAATCCTTAGGCATTAACGGGATCAGGATCTTGCGAACCTGACGGGGATCAACTGCCATCAAGTAATTATTCTTGTCAACACCCAGACAGTCCTCGAAGTTGAGGTGAATATCTGCTGTTGTTTTATCAGCGGAGATATTTGTAGCATAGTCCGACATACGGACATAGACTATCGTACCGTCAACAAGCGTGACAGCAATCGTAGCCTGACTGGGGTTTGTGAAGTCAAGAGCGTTGGTAAACCTGACCCTGAACCACAGTTTGGTGTTACGCATCTCGTAATGATCATCATATCCTACACCAAAATGATCGTATGTGTCAACTGTTTCCCAGATTGCTCCAGACATACCACCCATTGTACGTGCAGTCATTGTGACAATCACGGTTGAGTTGTCTGACTTAATTGACGTACTTTCAGTCGGCTGACAATTTGTTACCCAGTAGCGTGGGTGGAACATTCGTTCTTCTTGTGTTCCCCATTCAAGTCTGCTCAGATCTTCTTGTGAGGTAATCGTGCATTTTGCTTGTTTGGTCCCAATCATCGTCCCTTGTGAGGGGGTATGGAACTGCATATAGAAGCTACGAGGCAGTCTGTTAGGTTTTTTATCTACAATATTAACAGGGATATCTACAGAGGCAGAATCCACCGGAATAATCGCTTTACCTTCAACGTGGGTGTAGTCACGCCCAGGCACAGCGGTATCTGCCAGTGTGTTGTACATAAACTCTGCTTGCAGTGTAGTGTAATCTCTGTAGGCTCTGAATACAGCGGTTGCCATTAAGCCTCCGTAACAATAGTTGCGTCAACAACAATACTTTCACACCAAACAGTGGTGGAACCCCAATCAGGTCGTTCATCTGGTACATAGGTCAGGCTGGCTATACCGTCAACCCCGAACTGTGCATCATCCCAGATAGACCCAAAACCCGCAGCAGTATCATCCCCAGCAAAACCAAAAGCCCTACCTTGAGATTCTGTCAATCTCAGGTGAGTTGGCAGTGGCAGCATGTCGAGGATCTGGTCAATTGCCTGAGCAATGTCGAAACAGGTTTTTCTGACGTTAATGTCAAATCTGAAATTATCGCCAGCCCAAGTGTCGAAGTTGTTTCTCCCCAGCAATTGTTGTAGGGTGGAGATTACATCTTCACGCGTACCGCCTCTTGACAAAGATGCCTGCTGAATTATAAGTGTAGCACGGTAATCAGCATCTTGCAAGCCGTTTCTTTTTATGCCAAGTTGATTACCAATTTCATCAAGGTATTTACCACTGGCATTGTTCAAAAGACGGCCTTCTGCAAGAGCAACCAACATCTCATCAACAGTCTGCAATCTTTTAAGGTAGATGGACAGGAATGTTGTCAGATTTTCTTTCTCTCTCAGAAAATCGCCGGGGAGGTAATCAAGACCCCCCTCAACGAAATCTGGCAGAGTATGAATGTGGTTAACATCTATTTTCTTCTCTGCCATAACTCCACCTTAAATGATTTGTTGGAATGTGATGTTGTTTTCATCAAGGTCAAACACCTCTGACATTGCAGCTGTAATGTCATTAGCTGTATAAGCCTCATCGGAAGTACCAATTGGTTTAACATGAATGTTCAGTTTGTTGAAACGACCAATACTGACAGCAGCAGAAGCAGCCCCCACAAGCTGAATATTGTAGAGCGTATCTGCAATGTCAAGGCCGTTAACAACCGACAACATGGCATTTATAATTGATTCTTTTTCGGTAGCAGAAAGTGCTGCACCAGAGTACGTTACCCGAATGTCCAGACGGTAAGTATTTGCTTTAGAGTAGTAAATTCTTTCCACCTGACCATCGGAAGTGTTGATATCATAGAACAGGTTACCGTAGGTTCTGTTCGTACAAGCTATTGTATCATATAAAGCCTGACAAATGTCAGCAGTAGCACCACCAAACACAACCACCTGAAATTTGTAAGGTGGGATACCCAGATTGTTGGTCTTGTCTGTGTTATTGGTGAATACCCTTACTTTACTTACACCAGCCACATTGTGAACCGCACTCAGGATCGCCGGACGGGTGGCTTTGGCAGTTACAGTGTTTGTGCCTGTAGCTCTCAGACGATACTCTGCATCAGTCTCTACATTCGTACCTTCGTTGAACATCTCTCTGTTAGTGAGGGAGATGAAACCACCAGGTGTTGGGGAGATTGTGGTCACCGTATTTGCTTCACGGGACAGAGCACCTGCCTCAGCAGCAACCACTTCCATCACTACGGCACGTTCACCCACGATTGGTGAAATGCGGAAGTCAACTTTACTGTTCAGGCCTACACGCTCAAGAGTAGCATCATAACCGATCCACAATGTACCTGTGGTCATGTCAACCTGAATCAAATCATCGTTTAAAAGGGTTGAGTTGTCAACAATAAATTGCTTAATTTCACCGAAAAAGCTAACAAGGTCTGTGGAATCCAGTGCCTTATCTGTAAGAATCATGGTTTTGGTAAAAATGGTGCCATCAACCTGATTGGTCATCTGGAATGTGTATTTACCAATTCTAAGATCCGGTGCTGTTATCTTGTGAGCAATTATGTTGCCTGCTACCTGTACATTACTTGCAAGTTTGAAATTACCACTGTCAATGCTGTAAGTTTCTGTGTCGTAAATCATGTTGTAGGGAACAGTACTGTTAATAGTCATCTGGCACTGACCAGAGGCCTTGGTACGCCCTCTACGATAAACACCTTGTCTCCCCAGTAATTCATCAAGGTAGATGCCTTCTGCCCCATACAGCGTCTGGGAGGCGTATACAGCAGCCATCATGAGGATTAACTGGTATTCACGTTCATTAAAAATTGTAGTGAGCTTGTCAGCAACCGAGTTACTCTGGACGTTAAAATTATCCCCAAACGCCCTGATCAAGCTCTGCTTAGTTTCAACGATCAAGTCGTTGAGTGTGGGCAATATAAACCCAGCATCTGTTAAACCATATTTAGCCATATTTCCTCTCAGTTGGGAGAAACCCTTGTGACCTATTTTACCAAAAAACAGCGAAATAGTCAATTACAGATACAAAAAACCCCGCCGAAGCGGGGTAATGTCTCAGGAGAAATTTAAATTTTATTCTTCCTTGTTACGCAGTTTTTCAACCATCCGAGTAAGCTCCTCAAGATTTTTCTCAAGATCGTTCACACGTTGCAAACTTGCCACTTGTTCTTCCAGCTCAGCAATCCTGTTCTGTGCTTCAGTCAGCTTAGCTTCCTGCTCTGCAATCATTAACTGTTCTGCGCTTGGCTCTACAAGCTCCGGTTCTTCCATCTCTAAGGATAGAGGCATAATTGCAGCTTCCATTGCTTCATCGAAGTAATCCACCAAAGTCCACTCTTCTAGCTCAAAATCAAAGATTGCCATCTGGCCTTCGGGGATTACATCGGGTGGAGCAACTATTGTGCACAGCGCAGGCAACCCAGTGTGTGGAGGAATTTGTACATCTGCTTCGTCCACGAAGGCAAATGTGTCATTTGTCACATTGTAAACGTGAACAACTTGCATTTCATCTGACATTTCAAAAGCCATAATTTAACCCTCATGGTTGAAGCATTTGTTAATCTCTGCAACAGCAGAGAGGATTAACGCTCTCATGCAATCCTCTCTTTTCTGTTACGCTAAACGCACAATGTAGTTAAATGCCACGTTCTTAACGGTGTTTTCCGTGTTACCCGTGCTGTTAACTGTGATTGTGTGGCTGTGAGAGCCAAGCCCGACAGTGTGGCTGTGTGAACCAATACCTACTGTGTGGGCGTGATCCCCAGCTGCGCTAATAGATGCACCACTCATGGTGTGGCTGTGGGCACCGTCATTAGATGTTTTAGCCAGATTTGTTGAGGCTGTAGACCCAGTATGCTCATCAAGTTTACCATAGGCGTTTGGACCTTCAGAAGTATAACCGTCTGCAAAAATATCTCCAGCAATCCGGGCTGACAGACGGGGACCTGATCTTGCGTGTTGGTGAGCACCGCCAGAAGCAATACTACCACTGATGCCGTGACCGTGGCTACCACCAGTACTTGTGGTTTTGGTGCCGTAGTCAAACCCGGAAGTAGTTTTAGTACCAAGATCCACACTGTTGGAACTTGCACCGTGGGTGTGAGATTTCACACCGTCAGCCTCGGTTGACAGAACATTACGACCAGAAGCTGGTTTACCTTTAATAGTCTGACCACGCATGTCAGGGAGAACCCCGCTCGGATACGCAGCAGCCAGTTTAGGATAAGCAGCTTTATCGAATGCCTGACCCGCCATGATAGCATAGCCCGAAGGTGCTGTGTCGGTAGGCCACGGTAGTGGAACACCTACCGGAACACCTGTTTCAGCAAGGTTAACACCGTCCGTAGTCATGAATCTGTTTGCTGTAACAGTTTGACCGTTGATGTTACCGTTTACTGAGAAGTATTTATGCTGATTATCAGCAGTAGTACCACAATGGAATACCCAAGCCCCTACATTACCACCCTCTGTACCTGGGATTTTAAATTCCAGAACGTTCTTACGATCATTGCCGTTACCCCAGTAATGAAGCACAGCATCATCATTAGGGAAATTCTCGGTAGTAGTAGCCACACCCTGACCACCAACATAAATTTCCAACTGTTTGCTTCTTCCACTAAGGTTGGCATTTGGTCTTAACTGGATACTCTTGCCAGCATCATGTCTCCAATCCGTCCAAGTAAAGGTTGTACCGTCAGGGGTGTTACCAATACGAGTGTATCTGTCACCAAGGTAGGTGATGTACTCCTGCACACAACCTGCTACCAGATTAGCAGAGTTCCGGTAAACAATTAGTGTGCCAGCACTCTGGATAGGATAGTTAAGAGATACAAGTGCGTTAGCGGTGGCTTGTTGATGGTAGATACCTTCACGACTACCGTCGTAGGTATTAAGATTGTCTGTCCCCAGACCTTGCCCTCTGTGCTGTATAACTTTGTTCCATGCTCTGTGATTACCAGCTTCAATGGATCTGGTGTACAATTGATCAAGGCGACCAGCCATCTGGAAAGCATAGTTCCCAGAGAATGCCACGGACAGCCCACCAACAACCATCGTACCTTCAGGCCCGTTGACACTACCAGCCATTATTTTGGACGGGTTATTGTTCCCGAACTGGTTGTTCCAGTCTGCACCTGTGTGGCACACAAAACCACTAGGTGAGCTGAAAGTACCGTCAGCATTAAAGTTCCAGAATTTATGGGCAGTACCTGTCATATCCCTGACAACTACCTGTCCGCTCTGGTTTGTTGCACGGAACTCAGCCTGACCAAGGTTACCACATTTAGAGGTAAATGTACAGTTGATTAAATCTTCTATACCCTCAGATCTTGTCAGGAAGCCTGCGTTAGATTCCAGAGCCTTACGGGTTGTCTGGCTACCAGGACAGATGTATTTCAGACCATTATACCAGAGTTCGGTTTCACCCATCTCTGTTTTGTTCTGCAAGAACCATCTGTCTCTGGTGCCACGATACATCCATTGGTTACAGTAGAACCCGCTTACACCACCAGTAAAGTCCAAAAGTGCACGAGTGTTGGTTATGTTATCACCTAAAATTGCCTCTTGTAGACTGGTGATACCTGCCTTATACAGAACCCCATCTTGGTTGTCAGTTACTGTACCGGATACAAAGTCATCCGTATAAACACGAGCACTTGTCACCGCAGCATTCGCATAAACAGAAACAGGGAATGCTTTTTCATGGACATAGATGGCAACATAGCCCGTCTGACCACGAGTTGGAGCAACCAGACCTAAAATGGATACTTCATTTTGGTAGAAGCTGATCATACCGTAGGCAGAATCACCTTTATCTGTCCAACCACCAGTACGATACCAGCATCTCAAGGTAGCGCAGTTCATAGGTTCAGTGCCTATAGTAGACCTGGTTTGAATAAGGAGGTCTGTACCTACTGAACCATTCAGAGCAGGATTGTAGATAATAACCGGGTAGTATTTATCCTCTTCCGCACCATCAGGTCTTCGGATTACGATAGGTGTCGTGTTTACGGCAGAACCACCTGTACCAGAGCTACCACCACCGCTTTCACCGCCGCCGGAGATACCTATGCGTTCTAACCAGGCTTTAACCTCACCATCAGATACACAACCAGTACCACCTTTGCTTACCGGGAGTACACCAGTAATCTTACCATCGGTTAAACCGATAGAGTCCATTTTACCTAAAGAACGACCACCTAAGTTAGTCCATGCAGCAGCTCGGTCTTTTGCACCAGTACCACCTTGGCCTATACCAAGTGGAATAACACCTGTACCTTTGGTGGAGTAGCATCCCCAAGCGTTACCTGGAGAATTTACGTATAAATACGCAGTGTTACCTCCGTTACGGAGCTGAGTTTCACCGGCAGTTGTCTGGGTCAGGCGATCAACTGAGAGGTTGACACGAGCATCTGCAACGCTTATTGCACCTGTACCACCCTGAGAGATACTTAAAGGTTGCCAGTTACCAATTTGAGGATTAAATACCCCCCACTGACCGCCAGCATCAACCTGGAAGTAACAACCATCCCCCTGAACGTCAGTAGATTGAACGATAGTTCTTGTATCGCTGATCCGCCGGAAGCGGTTTAATTGTAAGCTGGTTTTCAAGCCATCGATAGTGGTTGCACCTGTACCGCCTTTAGAAACAGGTAGTGTACCAGTGATCTTAGCGTCTGTCAACGCAATGCTGTCAAGTTTACCCAGAGCTTTACCACCCAGATTGGACCAGGCTGTATTTGCATCCCTTGCCCCTGTACCGCCCTGACCAATTGCCAGCGGGATATAAGAACTGTTGGCAATATCGTAAGCACCCCAGAGTTTGCCCTCTGTGATGATCAGTTTAGCAGTATTTGATGGGTTATTGATAGCAGTTTCAGAACCTGCCTGCACTAATCTGTTAACCTGTAAAGTATTACGGGTCGTATTCAGATCACGTACAGTGAAGGTATTACAATCAACAGTATACGGAACTACGAAGTTACCGTCCTCGCTGAAGCCGAGGTATTTATGGCTCTGGTTACCTTCTGGACCTTTTTTCAGGTGTAAAGTTAACCATGTTTTATTATCTCCACGGACTTCAGAGTAAATACGGAAACCATGATCTTCTGTCGTACCGTCTGCTTTATACTTAGTACCGTTCAGTATACCTGAAGGGCCAACGTTGTTACTTGCAGATCTTAGTTGCAGGTTATAGAAAGTAGGAGTGTTACCCGCACCAAGCCCTATCCACTCACGGAAGTTGTTAGTGTTAACAGGTCTTGCCCAGGTTACCCATGACTGCCATACACCTTCACCTGCATTGTACCAACGAGAATAGTAGGTATCTTCAGTATTGAACGGATGATATTCCTGACGGCAACCATCAAAACCGTTGGCATTATTCTGCAATACAATCAGTACACCTGCCTGTTGGCAAGGATAACCATTAGCAGCAGTGGCGTGAGCTGACATTGGTTGATAGTAAACACCAGCATCAAGACCTTTCAGGTTGTCAATATTGAAATCAGATTCTAGCGCAGCATAGGCCCTGTGGAATACTGCGAAGTTACGACGGAACGTGGCAACATCACGAACACCAGTACCGCCCTGTTCTATAGCCAGAGGTTGCCAGTTCTGGGTAGCGGGACTCCATACGCCCCAACGACCAGAAGTGTCCAGTTGCAGGTAAGGAACATTGCCAATATCTGTACCAGAATGAATAACCGTGCGAGACGGGTTAGCCTGGTCATAACGGTTTAATTCAGATTTTAATGCATGTCTGTGGCATACTGCTCTGTGTTCTTCTTCAGAAACACGGATGGTGTAGATCGCACCAGTTGTACCACCCTGCATGATAGCTTCGTACACGTTTGAAGTGTCGGTTTCCACAACTTTCGATACAAAGCCGTTTAAGGTACCTTCACCTCTTGCAACATCAGGGAACTGAACAGTCGCTCTTTCATCCATTACGATGTGGCCTGCATAGCCTTCGAGGTAGTTAGCATTTGATACAACAGTTACTCTTTCAAAGCTCAGGCCGTTCAGCACACGTACAGCTTCGAAAGCGGCATCAATAGCTTCATCCATAGTATCCTGAATGGTTCTACCATCTTCAGTCAATACTAAGGAAGCACCGATTGTGGAACCTAACTCGTCACGTAAAGACGGGTCAGTATAAACTGCCCATGCACCATCCGTTATGTCGCCATCTTCATAAGGACTTGATAATGAAGGTACAGTATGTGGGAATCCACCAGTCCAGCGTAAGTACAGATCTTCTTCCTCGTAGTAGCAGAAGTCCATCGGACCATTCAGGGTGCCACCGTCATGGAAGTTGACAACGTGGGATAGAGTCGGATCACCTGCCATCAGATCTTTCACTGAAGTTCTGCGGGTGAGATCTGGTTGCTGAACGATCAGAAAGTCTTCTTCTTTATTGACTTCTGTGGTTACAGGCAAGGACTCAATCCTGACAAGTTTCACATCTGCCATTGTTTCTCCTGTTAGGAGGGCCGAAGCCCTCCAGATTAAATATACAAGTTGCGATATTGAGCGTAAAGGCCCAGACCTCTCAATATTTCACCAGAGTGGAAACCTACGGGATCTGAGTTAGCCCAACAACCGTTGAGGATATTCGTGCTGTTAACAAAATAATGTTTCTGCAAGTTATTCATGCAGGCTTCAACTACTGGATCAATCTGTGCCCATGTGTAACCTGCAAGACCTGCATAGCAACAACCAGCTAACCATTCAGCAGTGATCCACTGTCTGTCACCTCTGTCCTGATTGGAGTAGCCACCTGTTGTGTTGAAATCTGTAGGTAACCTGCCGCCATTCGCTGACTGGAATCTGTTAAGAAAAGCAATCCATTTCTGGCAATACTGCTCTAGACGTTCATCCGCAGGTTTTTTGTTTTTCTTCAATTCATAAAGTGCTCTGCATCCCGCAACAAATGCCCTGCTTTGCATTTTAGAATTGTCAAGCATCATGAACCCACCAATCAGGCTACCTTTCTGCCAGTTGTAAGCTGTGTAGACAGGACCTTCTGTACTAAAGACAACTGCATATTGCTGCTGAGCGTCAAACAAGAATTTAACACAGTTTGTAAGCTCTGCGAGATCTGTTGGTTCTTCCCCCATGCAGAATACAGCAGGATACTGTTCACCAGTTATCGGGTAGGAAGGTCTTTCCTCCAGCAGGTATCTGTCTGGATTAGCAACCTTGCCAGAAGGCCAAGCCCCCGGTGCATAGTTCAGGCTGTCAAATTTGTAATTTGTGACATAGCAATCGCCAAGTTTAGCAGTTGCTGCCACACGAGATGAAAGATGCATTGAGAATCTTACGATGTAAACATCCTCAACAAAATTGAAGAACTCTGGTAAATTGTTTACACAGTACAGATTGAAAATGCCATCGCCAATCTTAGTCGTTGCCAGTTTAAGAGTGATCTGAGTCGACTCTTTCAGGTTAGCAAAGAAAGGTTTCATTTCGTCAGCGGAGTGATTAGGTTGTACAGGTTCAAGCAGAAAATCACCGATTGATAAGTTTTCAGTGACCCAGTTTGCACCTGTACCCTGTAGATCAGTATACCATAACCAGCCATCTTTATCAAGGAAATTAATCCTGACAATATCTGCTGTACATTGATAAGTAATAGAACGCAACGCTCTCGTACCATTAAAATCAAAAACAACCTGGCCGCTTGAGAGATTCAATGAAGCGTAGTTATCACTGTGTCCTAACAAACTGTCAGAGTAACCCCCACCCAGAACAGCACCGCCGCTGGCTGTCAGTCTTTCCTCTTTTGGCAGTAGGTAGGGATCGCCAAACTCTGGGGATACCCTTACGAAGTCGCGGATCTCGAAGGTATTAGCCTGCATACCTGCCCCACCAAACGGAATACCAACACGGTACTCTATGTTTTTACCATAACCGTCGTCAATGGTGAAATACGGCTGGAACAAAACATTCTCACCACCAAATTCAATCACTGTGGAAGAATCCCTATTCACCTTGTATGTGAGGCCCTGTTGAATAACTTCACAAGGTTTACGTGCACCCATACCAACATTGATGTAACCTTCAGCATCACGCATAAGTGTAGGTCTGTTACCTGCGATTGTCACATTACCATCTGCAAAAGGCGCTCTTATATCTGTGGTACGTCTGTAAATCATGTCATAGGCATTTGGGTTACAGTACGCTAATAGCTCACTGTGGGCTTCTCTGTATGCCTCGTAGTACTTGTTATCTCTGATGATTTCATACAAAGCGTAGCAAGCATCACACCACATAGCTAACGCATCAACAGGTTCGGGCTGATCAGGTGCTGTCACATTACAAGGATAGGTGATCACCGGATCATAGCGGTTAATTTCCTTACCGCCCTGTGCAACGGGCAGGCGTACTGCATAGTTTAATTTGTGTGTGCCATTAACCGAGGTGCTGGCTAACTGAACAGTACCGTATTCAGAGGCAGCGTGACCTGTATCAGCAATAGTGCCATTAGCCCAGTAACGATTACCATCCCAAGCAATGTACCAGTCAACAGGGTATTTCGTACCAGATGCATACCAGTTCGGGGCATCATCTGTACCTGCATACACATCCGAATTCATAGAGTTACGACCTAAGACCCCATCATAAGCCATAACTGCAATATCAAGATACTCGCCCCAGTTCGGGGAGCCTGCTGGGATCTTGGCTCTACCTCTGCTAAAAGAGATATTTACCCCTTTAAAACCGCCATGTTGTGGGATTCCATCATCTGTTAACGGGTAGTGGGAAACACGATTGCATTTTCCTTCTACTGCAAAATTACCTTTTAAATACTCGTCGTAAGCATCCCAGCAAGATTTAGCTCTGTCTAACCAAAACTCATCCTCTGTTGCTCTATATATCTCTACGTAACCCAGGATCAACACAGCCTGCGCCTCTGGGGTAGTCCAATCATTGCTGATAGCAGAACCCTTCCAGCCATTGGCGATCAGGTGTTCAGGGTCAACAAGAAAGTTCTGACTCGTTGGGCTAACTGTAAGGCCAGTGTTGCGATCAAGGCACGTCCTGTGCCCCTCTATCATCTGGTATACGTTATCAATGCCGTGTTGAATACGCATATTACATAGCTCCTGCAATGATTAATGAGCCGTACCACGTTAATCCGTTATCATACGTCTCAAGTTTAAAAATATCTGTAGCACCCTGGGTGAAGGTAAGAATAGGTTTTCTACCAAATGCCCAACGGATGTTATCAGGCCAGTAAATTTTACTACCACCTGTAGTCTGTGTAACCACAATCGTAACAGAACGTGCTGTACCTTCAACACCTTCTGTCTCATTGTCAAAGATTAATGTCGTGTCAGTGGTCAGGCGAACAATGAAAGTGTCTGCAACTTTAAGATCAAGTTCCAGTGTACCTCCGATGGCACCGTAGTCAATTATACCGCCAGAAGCAGTTACTGGAAGTTCGCCAAAGACTGCCCATGCACCTGCTCTAACACCACCAGCACCTTCCAACGTTGAGTCCGGCAGGATTACTTTCGGATACTCGCCGTTCCAGGTATAGTAACGGTTAGTCTCAATATCATAGGCAAGATCTTTTTTACTGTCTAGATGACCACCTTCGTTAAAGTAGACAATCTTCGCAATGCTGATATCGTTCAGTACATCATTAATTTTGGCCTTGCGTGTGCCATCTGACTGGTTGACAACTAAGAAGTCATCTGTCAATACTGTAGACACATCATCAAGGTCTGGGATAGGAATTGTAGGATAAGCTACAGCCATAAGATCTCCATTAGTTTACGTCAATACCACGGCCAGATTGGTTAGCAATACCTTCGCCGTTTGTGGTAGAAATCACACCAGAGAATTCACGTTCATCAGGAATAATCTGGAAGTTGTTACGGTTAATTGTCTGATCAGCGTCAGTTAGCAGTAATTCTTTATCCTGTGACAACAGAGACCCAACAGGGATTGGATTTTCCATCTCAGGACCAGCATATTCACTCCACCACGTAGCATCACCCGTACGAGGCAGACGAAAATTAATCAGGTAATAAAGTTTGTTAGCCCACTTGAGCCAGCCCTCATCATCACACAAAGATGTTGAGCCAGCCTCAGGTTGTGGGTATTCAAACTGGTCGAAACCTATGAACGCAATCCTGACAATCTCATTCTCCTTGGTAACAACCTCAAAGAATGCCTGATAGGTACGGGATCTGCGATCCATTGTGGATTCGAAGTTGATAATGTTCAAAACATCCGGTTCTTCACGGGCAATGGAACGAATCTTGTTATCAAGAACAGTTTTCATTACTTTTTTACCGATGTAGGCGAGATAGGGGAAGCCGAATGTTTCGTCAAAATACCAGGACCCAGTCCAAGTATTGAACCTCATCCAAAGTCTTTGCCTAAGACTTATCTGGTTTGACTCTATCACCTGAAGACCGGAACGTATGTCCAGATCCCCCGTAGTAGGGTCTATTAAGAAATCTGAATATAGTGTTGGCATTTCTTCTCCTGTCAGCTAGGTGTAGAAGTGCTACCGCCGTGAGGACAACTGTGAGTGTGGGCTTTGTATTCCTGATAGAAACTGTCAAGGTCAACACCGTTGGCAGTAATCATTCTCCCCTCAGGAGTAACCTTAGCCCCATTCATCACAATGTTACCATCTGTCTTAGCAGTCAGGCTTGCTGCCCCATTGTTAAAGCTAAACTCACCAGACTGATCCACAACTAAAGTACCAGCCGGAGTCTGTAATGTAAAGTCCCCGTTTGGTGTCATTGTGAAATGCACCTGATCATTATACAACTCAACATTCTCTGGGTCAATAGGCATTGCATTACCATCTGAATGAACAGAAGTAATAGCCCACCCGGGGAACAAGCCGTGAGTTTGCATGTCATCGTTGTTGTTCTCATTACGTTCAGAGAACTGTAAACCAACGATATCCCCCGGCTTGATAGGTAACGTCAACCTTGCCTTACCCCCATTAGCAGAAGCCATCTGCAAAGGCACATCATAAATCAGCGGAAAACGATCCACATCGTCGTCTTCAAAATTTGTCTCAGCCAGAGGCTGGACAGAAGCAGAAGGAATGGAGTAATCCACAGAGACAACCCTTGCTCTCACAGAGGTGTGGAAACCTCTCATTGTCTCTTCAATGAAGCTACGAAACGCTGCGTCTTTTCTGGCAAGTGTCCCCATTATTCCTCCTGACTGTCATCAACCACACCTGCATAACATTCACCTAAGCCAAGCTCCGTCTCCCACGACCCAGATTCCAACTGACCTTTGTGGTGAACTGTGATCACTTTGTAGAAGCCTGTGTACCGCCTGCTTTTCAGGTAAATTGTTGATTCAGGGATAATTGCACCATTCAGCACTGTAGTCACCGTCAGGCCAACATCTTCTTTTGGATTTTTCTTTTTCTTTTTCTTACCAGTTACACCAGCTTGTTCGTCTGTAATCGGACTTTTATCTTCTTTGCCACCACCTTTAGCAGCAGCTTTGGCTTTGCGTTTCTTAGCAGGTTCAGGGTTCTTAGGTGTAGGTGAACCATGCATACCTGTTTCAGCACTGATCTCGAACACCGAATCTTTAAAGCGTTTGCCAGTTTTAGTCCAGTACACTGCACCATCCTGAACACTAAAATTTGAATTGGTTAACCGTGCGAACTTGCGTAGGTTTTCAGCAGTGTTGCCGGAGAATGCCATAGAGTACTGTAAAGTCTGATCACCAAACTTAACAACACGTCCACGGGGTAGGTTCATATCGTTCAAAAGATCATTCAACACCGTATCCATTGGAGTACCTTTGGCATACGATCTTGTGGTCTGGCATTTGATGATGTTCTCTGTACCATCACCAAAAATCAGCTTAGTCTTACGGGTTGGTCCATCCCATGTGTCTTCCACAAACTCAACCGTGCCAGAGAAGATAACCTGGTTATCATCATCATATCCCGCTTCAAGCAGAACAGCCACGGCATCTGCTTGGTGAGCATCAAGATAGTTCACTGTATCATCGGACAGGTTGTAGACAACCACATAGCCTTTGTTCGGTTCTTTGGAATTATCTTTCTGCAAATCAAACTCAATGTTAGCGAATCCGGTATCGGAGCTGATCTCATAGACACCGGAATCTGATTCATTACGCTTTTGAACTGCTTTCGGGATATCCACTTTCGTTTTCCCTTTAGCGACTACACATCTACCAAAGAGTAATCGCCAGGTTCTGTGTCTGTACTCAGCCATAAATTACTCCATGTAGATTTCATCGTAGAGGCTTGCAGGTGTACCATATACCAGTTGCAGCTCAGAACGTGCACCCATATTGTAGCGACCGCAGCGGCCCCAGTAGAGCTGGTCCTTAAAGCACAGAACTATTAACTTACCTTTCGGCAAGTCATCTCTGTAGTGGAGGCCATCAAGAATGTCCTGGCAATTGCAAACTTTCCTGCATACCAAAGGATCATCACCTAACGCTCCGAGGGATAACCACCAGGATTCATCTCTCTCATTCCATTGCAGTCGCATTTCATAGGTTTCATTGTCAAGCACAACACGCATGGTCTGGTCTGCATAGCCATCAATGTCCCACGTAAACGTGATTACACACATTTCTCTGATTTCCATACGCCACCTTATTTGTTGTCGTGCATGTAGTTACCTTGTTCTGACGGAACGATTGTGGAGTTACCACCATATTCCTGACGGTAGGCTTCCTGAACAGTCATACCAGAGTTTTTAAGCTGGATATTTTTCTGGCTGTTCCACTTCTCAGCAGCATTGGTGTAGGTCGTATCTGCATACGGACCGTTATTAGAGTTACCAACGTTACTATTCTTCGTGCAATCGTTGACCGCACCTTTCTGTTTTGGTTTATCAATCTTTTTGGGATTAGTGTAGACAGTTGCATTAACCACTTTGTTAAGGACGAAAGTTCTGAACTCCGTCAGCTCAACATCAAACACCAAAGCAGCGCCTTCACCTGTGCTTTTCTTCGCACTACACTTGGTAACGATGTAGTTTTCAAGGACAGCTTCCTCAGTTACCAACGTAACCAGTTGTCTTCTCTTGATAACTTCACCCATTGCCTGTAATGCAGCTTCAGGTCTTGCGGAGTCTGCTGGTCTTTCTGGGTCAGTGTTTCTGTCAATGTAGTTTTGTTCGTAGATGATGTGCGGAGAAGTATTCACTCTACCTGTAAAGGAGAATACCCCATCCTTAATTACTGCATGATCCGAAATCATGACACGATCTTCTACTGCAAATTGGGATTTATCAATACTTCTGTCGAAAGTGTAATTCTCAATCTGGTCAAATATGATAGCGATATCGTTGGTGAAGTTTTTACCCTTCATCTCAATGTTACGACCACCATAATTAAGTCCGCTAACGAACAGGGTGTATTTCACATCCTCTGTCTGTTTCTCAGCTTCTTCTGCCTTTTCTGACCTGACCAGATGAGGTTTATTCAGGTCTTTCTCATCAACCACCGTTGATACACCGGATGTATAGGCCATAACCTCTCCAGTTGCTAGTTGCTCACCATTTCATAATTATACCATAGAAATGTGGTTTTTACAAGCCACATAAAAGAAAAGGGGCCACAAAGGCCCCTGAAAGTTTAGTTATTAGGACTTGCAAACAGGTTAATATCTTTCCAGTTTTCCCATTCAAATCTTGCATCCAGCATATTTTCAAACTCAGCAGCGTCAAACTCAATTGTAATTTTACCCTCACCAATTTCCAGAGGAATCGGAGGAACGTTGAAAGATTGGAACGGATCCAAAGATGTACTTGGGGTTGGATTAGCTCTGTAGGTAATTGGATTATCCATACGGTAGTCCAAGCCAAAGAAAGATGAAATACCGTTAACACCATCAACAAGCCACTGCGGATGTTTAGTCACGTCAGTTTCCTGTTCGTAGTTTTGCATGTAGTCATTCAACAGGTTTGCACCTTCGTACCCCATGTAGCCTAAGGCTAACGGTCCTTTGTATTTCCACAGGCCACCAAGTATCCGTGCAAACAGTCCTTTCTTAGCCATAGCTGCTGCACCTCCAGCAGCTGCACCACCTGCGGCGGCACCACCAATAGCACCTGCAATCCCTCCAGCAGCTTTAATCACACCCAAAGTTGCAGCAACAGCTTTGATGATGTTCAGCAATCTGCTTACAGCATTAACAACAACTAAGATGGAGAAAGCGTAGCCTACCCATTTAGCTTTACTGAAGGTTTCATCAACAGTATCGCTTGTATCTTTGACTTCTTTTTTCAGCAGACCAAAATGGTCTCTGACTTGCAACCACCAGATACGGATGCTGACAATTGTGTTATTCAATTCACCAATAATATCGTTCAGGCCTTGAATAAACCCAGATACAAACTCCCCAGCCTGCATGATCATAGGTGTGAATGTTTCACCTGTGCGGATCAGGGTGTAGTAAAACTCTGTGAGTTCATCTGACCATGTGGTGAACAGTTTCTGTTTAGTTAATTCGATGAAAGTTTTCAAACGGTTTTCAGCCAGAACGTTGGATTTCTGCATACGTTCATAACCAGCAGCTGATGCTTCGTTCATGTACTTAGCAACGTATTTCATGATTTTAGCTGTTTTGACCTGGCCTTTCTGCATCATATCCATGAATTGTGCCATAGTCAGCTCGGACAGACCAAATGCCTCTTTTGTTGCTTTAATGAACGGTTCGTAAGCACCAGGTAGTGCCTCGGCTACCAATGTCCAGACAGTTCGCTACGCTGTCCCGGTGTGCTAAGACACCTGCCACACATTTCTGTATGGAGCAGACTATATCTTCTCTGGATAACCAGAGCCAACCATTTCAGAGGCGCTTGCCTCTTACACCGCTACACTCATCACGGTTAGTCGTTGAGCACATAACTTATAAATCTTTCAACAGTTTAGACCATGCTTTCTTAGTCTTGATTCGAACAATTGCTGATCTGCAAACACCAAACTCTTCCATCAAATCTGTTGTATTCTCAAACCGCCTGTTATAAATTTCGATAACCTCTTCTGTTGTGAGTTTATGATTGGCATTTGACTCACCAGAGGCATCATTCAGGCCATTTGCAAAAGCATGTTTCTGATTGCCAGATCGAGTAACATACTCCAGATTATCTTTGTGGTTGTTTGCTTTATTACCGTCCTTATGGTTAACTTCCATTCCAGGTTGTGGAGGTTCACCAATGAACGTAAGAGCAACTATCCTGTGGACCAGATACAATACACATTTACCGTTTACCCGAAAGTAAACGCGTTTGTAACCATTATGTATTGTCTGCTCAGTCAACTGCTTCCATGTGTTTCTTCTTGTAGAGAATATTGCACCGTCCTCTCTACAGAAGTACCCATCGTGACCAGGAACTGGTCTGATTTCTAAGTTACTTCGCTGCGGATTATCCATTGTTACATCCTCCAAACTTTTTACCATACCCCGAGTAGTTACTTCGGGCCATAAACATGTTACCACATTTATTTGGTATTTGGAAGGCTTTAGGAGCTTCCCGCAATTAGGTTGGTTTTATAACAGCTAGTATGTCAACTGTTGTTTTAGTTCCTCAGACATTACCTGCCCTTTGCCCAGCATTTGCTGTATCGCCATGATTCCGCGTTGGTATTTCACTTGGTCAGCACCATACGACGCAGCATATTGTGAATAAGCAGAGAACAGATCCCGAACTTCCTGTCCTGTCATTTGGTTCTTGGCGTTAACTGCCATTTGAGAATAGCCTTGCAGACCCGATTTCAGGTCAAAGCCTAATCTCATAGCCTCACTTTGCACAAATGCAACTTCTGTGTTAGCTTTGGCTGGATCCCCCATAACGTTGGTCAGTGCAGCACTTGCGCCTTCCATCATGTGACCAGATTTGTTAACACTAACAATTGCAGAAAATGCGGTATAGGCTTTGGTTAAATCCATAACCGTTGTTCTTAATTTATTGAAGGCAGTACTCAGAGTCATCGTACCAGCCGCAGCATTTGCAAACCCCTTCTGCATTGCGGCAATCTGGGCGTTGAATGTGGATTTGCCTATCATCCCTTTGGCGTATTGTTGTTCTACCTGGCGGTAGCCACTTAACATATCTCTGAAATTAGCCCCATAACGAGCTGTCAGGCGAGTTGACATGTTAGTAAGGTGGGTTAGCCTGTCCATGCCCACATTGTTACGTCTGGGCGCTCCTGAGCCTCCTGCACCACCATTCTGCTTATGCCATCTGTTCATAGCGGCAGTCTGGGCACGAACAAGTGCTGGGTTGGAAGCTACACCACCCATATTGGGGTTACCTGGGATATATCTGAAGATATTTGCTCTGGACAGAGCACGAGGTGAGACTGGTTTGTTGGAGAAGTAGGAACCACCAAGGCCACCACTTTTCTTAGCCAGTTTTGATTGTTCCTGATAAAATTTACGCATTCTTACCAGTTCAGGATCTTTGGCAGTCATCTGACCAACTACCTGTTTCCTTCTAGCATTCTCACGTTTTTCTATCGCTGAGCGTACAGCAGCTTCGCGTTTGGCCTGAGATACAGCTTCCTGATGCATCTTGCGTTGCTGTTGTAATTGCTTATTCTGTACCCTCTGAACAATCTGACCAGTCTTCTCCATTGACGCTTGCCAGGCTTTCAGAGGATTCCCCTTTCCCAAAGAATCGCCCAGCTTTGTAAATTCCCTACCTAATCCTTTAATTCTTTCAATAGCCTTTTTATAGCTATTGTTATCAATCTCGAATGTAATTCGGTTTGTGGTTGTGGCAACCACTTTATTACCAGCCATATTATCTCCTAGTAAAAAGGGCTGGAACCTTTCGGAACCAGCCCTTTGCATTAACGTCTGCGTTTAGCTTTTGCTTGGGCTATCCTGGCTTCTTGCTCTCTCTCAAACTCTTTGTTCTGAACACCATCAAGGAACTCTTCAATGTCAAGATATTCACACAACATCAAAAAATAGTCCATGTCAGCACTGTTGAGAGATTCATAGTTCTCACCACGAAACCCTTTCAACACTTTACACCACAAGAAATCGAACCAACTAAGCGAGCTATGTTTCCTTGCCCACTCACTGGCCTGCAATACGACTTTGCTTATTCCTGAGTTTCCTGGTCCAGACTGTTGATCTGATTCGCCATTTGCAGTCCCTGAAACATCGACATCAGGCCGTCTAAACCTTCTTGAGTGAAAAAAGATCCGTAGTTAACCTCCAGCACTTTACCAGCCAGTTTGAGCATTGCAAACAGGTTGCCAGCAAAGAGCTTATCAGGATCCACTTTGTCCACACCGTCCACTGTAACGTCACTGAAGAGAATTTTAAACAGTTCGTCAATGGATTGGTCGTCAAGCTGTTCGAACAGATAAACTAAAGCTGTTGGGAGCACTTCTGCCAAGTTTCTCCCACCATTGAGTAATTCACCACCAATAGCTCCCATCGGCACAGCTATAATCCTACCAATCTTCGGCAGGTTATGCATACACACCATCGGGGACCAGTGGGTTATGATAAAGTTATGTCCGACTAAATCTATTTCTGTAGTAGGTCTAAAGTTTGGCATTTCTCGTTACCCTTAAAGTTAGTTGTCATGCGTTATCGCATAGATTTATTATAGCATTGTACTCACTTTTTGTCAATGCAAACAGAAAAGCCTCCGAAGAGGCTTAGTTATTTTTCAGCTCTCCATACCCATTTGATCTTACCACTATCCCACAATCGGATAGCCCCAACCAAATCTTCTATCTCCCGCTCTGTACGAGGGTCAATAGATTTGTCTGGGTTGAAGTCCACATCAGATCTTCCAATCTCCTCCAGACGTTTAGGAATCAATCTGCGTTGCCAGTGTGGTTTAGGACGTAAGCCGTTACCAGGGTGGAATACTCGGTAGTCAGGTCCACCATATGTTTCCGCAACAAATCCTAACACTTCATAAACCCCACCAGCAAAATAGTCATTCATACTGAATGAACTAACCTCTTCTGGGTTACTCTCCCTGATAAACGTTTTAAACAGCTTAGATGCCCCACCACGAACAGGGCAGCTCGATGCAAACCTTGATAACTCCCATGTTGCCTTAGTTGTGCCGTTAGCTCTAGCCTGGCCTCTTGTCGTTTTACCATAACCGAAGCTCATGATCGCTACAATTTCACCTTCTTTCGTTTTCAGAGCCAGATTGATCGGGTTAGGAGAATGGCCCTGTGGGTGATAAGCATTGTAGAACCCTTTACACTCTATAGATTTTAGATGCACCACTTCACATTCCCTGGCATTCACTTTACGCTCACCATTGCGCCCCAAAGCATGAGCCAACAGCTGGCTAAACACTTTCTGGTTATTCTCCCAATCATAATCTGTTATCTGGATCAGACGGATACCTTTCTCTTTGCAGGCTTGCCATTTTTTATAGTGGTAGTCTCTAGACTTGTGATTATCACCATGCCAGAAGATACCATTGACTTCAATAGCCACACGTTTTGATGGTACAAAAATATCCAACTCTTTGCCATCATCAAGGATAGTGCGGTTAGACTGCTCCGCATCTGGGCAGATAGATCTTACGAAGTCAAAGACAGATCCTTCAACCTTAGAAGTCAATTTTGCACAATGTCTACACCCATGACCCATATGTATGTGTTCTTTTACAGGTTGTTGGAACTCTGATCCACATTTTGTGCATTCAATGTTAAGAATACCTTTCTTCCTTTCATCATAAAACATATCTTTGTAAACGTATTTATTCTTGTGTACCTTTTTAGCCTGATCCACAACTTCATCAAAAGAGTTTCTGCTTTTTCTACCACGAGTTATGTTAGCACAAAAAGGGCAGCCCTGTCCACTCAAATGTTTGCAAGGTTTTTGTGAGAACACCCCGTGCTCAGGGCAGATAATGTTTACTTTTGTCACCCTGTCTACATACACAACCTCAGAGTAATCATAACGCACACCATGTTTTTCTATTGCCTTTTCAATGAATTCTTCCTTGTTTCCACGTTTACGCTCAAGGTAGCACTCTTTGCACCCCTCTCCTTTCCTGTGAGCGTTTGCTTCTACAGAAAACTCACCATGTTTTTTGCAAACAATGTTCACCTTCTCTCTGCTACCTTTGTATTCAGTTTGACTGTAATCATACATTTCTTCAAACTCAGGGTTTTCTTTGAAGACAGCTGTTAGCCATTCTTCTTTAGTATAACTTTTCCCACCCATCTATAAACTCCTAGTAGTTTTAAACACAGAGGAACTATACCACAAAACATTGGCTTTTGTCAAACTCTATAAACAAGAAAGGCCACCCGAAGGTGGCCTGTAGCATTAAATAATACCAGTTAAACCTGCAAGTCCCATCATTGCAGATTCAATGTTGTCTTTGTTCAACCAGCAATCCAGTACGCCGATTTCCCAGTCAAGTTGGGCAACCTCAGTGCCGTAGGTCAGATCAGGTTGTTTCTGAATCCAACCAATCGTGCTGATACCTGGCCCCTGGCTACCTTCCAGCAGTACTGGGAAGAATACAAGACCTGTGATAGATGCTTGTTTCTGCCAGTCTGACAGGTAGGCGTTCCATGCGGAGGTGTTCTGTAAAGATACAGTCATCACACCGGATTGGTTACGGGATAAAGCTGCACTTAGTTCACCATCCACGCCCATATGCGGATAAATATTGTCCTCGTTACGAGAGACAACGATCTTGGTATCCGCTGCAAAACCGAATACTCTTTGAGTCATCAGGTAGAGACGAACTTTTTTCGGGTCATATGCAAACGGAGTTAAAATATCAGTGACCATTTACTCTCCTGTTATTCAGTCATTGCCTGAGCACTTGTGCTGGTAGCACCAGTTTTGTCCAGCAGGACATTGATGCGGATTTTAACAAAGTGCAGAGCATTGTTGTAAACCAGTTCTACTTTAACGCCTTCTAAAGTGCGAGCAGCCAGCTGATTAGCAGGAATGTTAGCACGTTTCGGAACAGTGATAATCGGATCGTAGAACACACTATTTTCTTCGTCATACCCAGTCAGGATAGCACCGTTGGTGATACCCGTATTGATCGGGTCGTTCATCAGAACAGATTTAATAACAGGCAGGTCATCATCAGACATTTTCATGCTCATGCCCATATTGGATCTGCGATGCATGTAACCAAACATAGATTCTTCAGAACGGAATTTGATCCAGTGTGAGAACCTGATTACGTCAGCATACTGACCTGAAGCACATTTACCTTCCCAGAAGCAACCAACACCGTTGATCATTCTGTAGAAGTTCAGGTTGTTATCCCATAATGCCATTCTTTGACCGATACCCATGTTCGGAGGAGTAATGCCTGGCATTTTTTTCAGGTGTAAGCTGTCACCATAAGACGGGTCATTGGATGCCATTGCGCCGATGATACCACCTTCTGGGAAGTCCATGTCAGCACGAGGATCCCACATACCTAAGGTATCAAGCTGGAGCAGTTTGAGAGCGTAACCAATACCACTTTCTACACCCATTGCATCTTGATCAGCAGTGGAGTAGACATGAAGTTTGTAGTTAGCTTGTGCCCATTTTGCAAGAGCTGTGATAGCAGCGGTGCTATGGTCTTCGGAACACAGGAAATACCAGTTACTGTTCTCATCATTAATGTCTTCAATAACCGTCTGCGGAGTTTCATCGGATTTATTTTCGATTTTGAAATCCCCAGCACCGTAGCCTACGGTAGCGCCAGTAACGGTAACTTTACCAGCTTCAGCGGTAGCAGTTACTCCAGCACCTTCCAGGACTTCATCCTCAGTAATTGCAGAAGCAAGAGCATCGGCAATTGTGGAAGCAGCAGTACCACCGCCAACTTCAATGACTACAGCACGATCATAATTTGGAATTGCTACGTTTACGATAACTTCAGTTTCAGCTGGGAATACACCACCAACAAAGTCAACAACAGTTTCTGTTGCATTCTGACGACCAATGACAATGTATTGCGGCGGGAACTCACCACCGAAAGCGTTAGCAGCGAAGGTGTGAGCAGCACTACCTGGTGCGAAACCGTCGTCAACTAACTGATCGAGTTCAGCGTAAACGCGAGCGCGTTCAGTAAAATTTTTGTGGATGGCAATAAACAAGGGAGTTTCGAAGCCTACAGTGTCAATCGGCTGCGTACCCAGGTTTACTTGCACATCGACAACTTTATCATTGTAAGGCATTTGTTTCCTCTTCAATATCTTGTGCACAGGATATTAACAAGTAGCATAATCATTACGCTACATGGAGAACGATTACTGACCAGGGTCGATAACCGCTTGACTGTCATCAGCAGGGTGGAGAACATGAAGCTCAGCTTCAATGCCCTGAAGATCTTCGAACGCTGCCATGTCAGTCTCAATAAACCTGACGTTAAACGTCATCATTACTGTGGCTCTTACCTCATATGCTTGCTTATTCATCGGGACTCGCAGAGGTGAGATTGTAGAGGCCGAAGAATAGGCGTACATAGAGCCATCAGGAAAGAATTTCTCGTAAAACACCGGAAGGTTTATTGCTTGCAATAATCTGGATAATGCTGCATACGCTTTACCACGGTAGGCAGTCAGCATATAGGTGACTGTGTAGTTGTGGGTAATGTAAGCAACACCCTCTTCGGTCTGGAATTCATTGTCTTCCCAGATATGGGGCTGAATACCTATCGTTTCAAGAAGGATAAACTCACCATCTGGTTTGGGTATGATCTCTTGATCACCAATGATAACACGTCTGCCTGTAGCAACTCTTGCCATCTTAGCAACGATTTCTTCCAGATCGTTGAAAACTTTTTCAAACTCTTCCATCAGATTGTGTCTCCTTCGTTATTTGTGGGTTCTTCCACAACATAGGAGCGGTATCTTTCCACACCTGATGTATGATATTGATCGCATTTCAGAACAGTAAACCATGTTAACTCCCCGTGCAGGTTGGGCAACTGAATCTGATCCGCAAGTTGATATTCCCCTTCGTCTGGGTTACGTAGACGCACAGAAGAGTAAACTGTGTACGCTTCGTACTGTCTGCCACCTTCGGGGTTAATTTGTGAAGAGTAGTCTTTAGCGGCACGGCCTGTTAAAGGCTGCATAACGCATTCTAAAACATCAAACTCTTCTATCTCAAGCTCAACACCTTTGTTAGCAAAGGGGCTGTTCTCGATACGTTTAAACGTTCTGTGACGACCCTTAAAAGTCTTTCTCGGAATTAATCTATTTTTACCAATCAATCTGTAGCCTACAGCCATTCAACCTCCATTAGTCTTTTAATTGTCCAATCCTGAAGGTTGCCGACTCAAGCAACACATCGTAATGACGCATAGCTTCGTTAAAGCCTTTCTCTTGCGCCCATTGTTCGCTCACTGTTGGATTGCTGAACATTCCCGCCTCGATAACGAACTTAATAGCCTCAGCCCCACCTTTACCGATTTGCTTCAGGACAGTATCTGGACTTGCCCCACGCGCCATCGCGCGGAGCAGTCGTTCCATCTGCTTGGGAAGTTCCGCATTATAAAATACGAAAGCTGTTTCCATGAAATTACGAACCGGAAGACCATTCCAGCCAAAGTTATGAATTGCAGCCAGTGTTGCCATATTTAGGCCGGAGTAATGTTCTTCGTCGTAGAATCCATAGGAGATTGTTTTACTTTCCAGCTTAAGAAGCTCTCTGTGAAATCTATCAAGCTGTTTAAAATTAGTTTTGGAAGTGCATTTTACTCTAAGCACTTTACCCCCCAATAGATAAATTATACCACAGGCTGCAATGATTTTCAATACCAATTTAGCAAATTACCTGCGAGATGGGTATCTTTTCGGTTGACCAGGTAAACCGCTCATAGGTGTGATACCAGAAACATCAAAGCCGCAAACACTGTTTCTATTACGTTTAACTCTCTGGAATTCATCTTCACGTACACCACCGATGATAACCAGTCTGCCACAGGCATCTAGTTCAGAGTCAACATAGTCTGGGTTGGCAACCAGCCAATCAAGGAAGTCTTTCCAGCCTTGCCATGTGGTCTGGCCTATACGGACTTCAATAGTTTCATCACCGATTTTTTCAAGACGAGAACTGATACTGGATTCACCGCTTGCTACTTCCTGAATCATCAGCCAACGAACAGCTTGTACCATTGCATCGTATTTGACATTCGGTAATTTTTCTGGATGATTTTCCAGATCGTATTTCATTACTGCCATTTCTACAAACAGGGCCAGTGTTTCAGGAGGAAGTACTTCAGGCGATACATTACCTAGCAGAATACGAACAAACGCTGACAACGAGTCTTCTTGACTAAAACCTGGGTCAATATCATCATCCGGTACAGTTGGTAGTTCCGGTTCCTCCGGTACAGGGTCTGTAGGCTCTTCTGGGTCAACTGGATCTACAGGTACTCCACCTTCATCAACACTCGGTCCTACCGGATCTGGATTTTCAGGCTCTCCCCCACCAGGAGTAGGGACTACCTCTTCTTCTTCATACCACGCCATTCTATCTCCTTTGAGGATTATGAACACTTAATTATTTTAACATGTAAGCTGATAAAAATAAAGCCCCAGACCGGAAATGGCGCGGGGCTAATAGTGGTGTAATTTTTAATTTTATGCTCTGAGAGCTGCTTCGAAATCTTTCATCATATTGGCGAAAGTTTTATTTCGGGCTAAGCTCACACCGTATTGTTTGGCGAACGCTTCAAGAGCCACTTTAGAGCCACTCTTGTCTGCTTCGTCTTCTAAAGCAGCAGCCTGCTGTAGAATGGCATCGACGTTATCGGGAGCAGCTTCTTCCATACTCATTGTCATTATAGCTGGCTCCGCATTCTGTGATGCAACAGACGCTGTAGTTTCACCATCGCCCTCTACGGGTGGTTCCGGTTCTGGATCTGGTTCAGGTTCTGGCTCAGGATCCGGTTCAAGATTCTCTGTTAAGAATAGAAGAATTACACCCATACGGATGGTGGAGGCTTTCGTGTCGATTGGCAATCCAGTCTGTTCTGCAATCTGTTCGAAGAAATCCACAATCGTTCTGCATGGGAAGTGTTTTTCACCAACAACAAATTCGGTTGGTGGTAATAACGCGGACAGGCCTACGTTGATTTCTGGATTAGACTCTGCCAGAAATTCATAGAAGTCCACCTGGTTATTAAAAATCCGTAATTTCGGATCATATTCAACTGGATAGAACACAAGAGTCTCCTTTACAGCCCTAAAACAAGAAAGGGGAGAGGGTTCCCCCTCCCCCCTTCGAGGTTAGTCACCTAAGTGACGATTATTCTTTTTTAAGAGTAACTTCAACAACCAGTTCAGGACGGGTGTTAACAGCCAACATAGAAGTTTCACTCTCAACTTTTTCTTCACGCAGATAAGCGGAGTGTTTGTACCACATGTACAGCTCTTGTGCCGGAGTATTTGCTTCTGCCAGGTCATCTGCCGGAGCAAAATGCAGCTGGAACATAGAATCAATACCCATCGGTACTAAACGTGCTTCACCATCGGGGATGTTGCCAGAGATATCTTCGATAAAGGTCATACCTTTGTGTTCGAAGACACGATAGATTGCGTTTTCACCGCCAGCACCCAGACGACGACGCAGAGGTTCCTGTTGGGAGCTATAATAGGTGTAAGCCAGTTCTACCAGCGGATGATGAACCAGTGCACTGAAGAATTTCGGAGAGCACAGGCAGATAATGCGGTATGCACCAGCATTGTCGCCAGCTTGCAGAGCAATGTGTAGACGGCCTTCTTCGATAACTTCCATCGGATCCTGAGCAGCATCAGCCGGGTCGATTTTGATGGATTTCTGAGTTACGTCCCACAGGGTGTAGTAGTTATACTGGCAGGTTGCATCACCTGGAGCATAGGATTGGCCCATGATAGCAGCAAACAGTGCTTTTTCACGCAGTGCTTCATGAGAGATGCGGATACGGCGAACTACACGGGTTACAACTTCTTCTACAGTTTTCGGAGCATCCGGGGTAAAGTAACGACGGAAGTTCTGAACGTCAGCAGCAGTGATGCCTTTATCGAGCGGGAAGAACGGGATATTTAAGTTCTTCAGCTGAGCACGTTCGCTACCTACGTAGTTGCGTTCGCCACCACGACGACGAGCAGGAATATCTGCTACGATTTCGTCAACACGTTCGATTTGTGCAATGGTAGAAGTACCCAGATGGGTTTCAAAAAGGTTCATGCCAGTGATCAGACGGAATTGGCGTGGAACCAGTTCAAGAGTCGCACCCAGGTCAACAATACCAAAATCATCTTTACGAGTGATCATTATTTTCTCCAGTAATTTAACAATTATTCTTGAACTTTGTTACCACGAGCTTCCAGAGCTTTCAAAACATCATCAGGAGCAGCTACACCGCCAGCGATAACCAGATGTTCTTTTGCAAAGGTAACGCCACGAACAGCAACGACCAGTTTGTATTTCTTACCAATGACCAATGGTTCAGCCAGGTTTACACGACCGCAGTCGTCAGGCAGTAAAGCACGGTCTACCAGAACACCGAATGCATCAGAGCCACCTTCGTCAGCCAGAGTACCAGTAGCGGTAACTACAGCACCTGCTACATGGTCAGCAGTCAGAGTGATTTCGATTTCTTTAAAGTTGAAGCCAGCATCGCTTGCGTCTACTTTGCCGAGCACGATATCAGAATATTGAGTGGTGATCATCATTTTCCCCTTGAATTATTTGTTAGCTTGTGCAGCGAGAGCTTTCGCTACGTTTTCTGCAAGGATCTCTTCTGCGGATTTTTGAATATCGTCCACAGTAGGTTCGCCGTCTTTACCGTGTTCGGCGGTTGCGAATTCTTCTTTGGTTTTTTCAACTTCGGTTTCAAGTTCGGCAATGCGTGCCTGAGCTTTTTCCAGAAGTGCTACAACCTGTTCGTTAGCTTTTTCCAACATGAATTCAACCAGCATTTCGTGATCTTCTTCAGTTGCGAAGCTAAGAGCTTTTGCTTTTTCAAGCATTTCAGCTTTTTTGAGTTCAACCTGTGCTTTGATGATTGCATCGGCTTCAGCTTGTTTTGCCTGCAATTCTTCAAATTGCTTCAACAGGTCAATATACTCTTGAGATTTGGTTACATCTTCCACCGTATTCCCCTCGATATTTGCGGGTTCATTATTATCAGTATTATCTGAGGTTTCTTCGGGAACTTTTTCCGTAGGTTTAACTGGAACTTCTTCAGGTACATGTTCCGGTTTCGGCTCCGGTTGAGGTTCAGGTTCCACCTCAGGTTTTACTGGGTCTTCGACCGCTTCAATAAGGTTCCCTTCAGCATCGAAGAGATCAGCGGTTACTGCTTCGAACTTCTGCTGTGCTTTCAGAAGTTCATATTGTTCAATAAGATTTAATTCTTTACCTTCTTGAGCAGATTTGTGAAGCGTGACTGTAGAGTTTACTTCTTCCAGCCATTCACGAACCATTTCCGCGTCGGCTTGCGCCCACTCACTGTCTGGATGTTCTCTTGCGAAGGCTTCCTCTTCGATTTCAAACCCCAGAAGTGCAGCTAATTTTTTAGCATCATAGGACCACAAACCAAAGAATCTCATGAGGTATTCTTCAAAACTAAGATCCACCGTGACCTGACGCAGAGCTTTGACAATATCAGCTGTCAACTGTTCTGGTTCAAGATCACTTTTCATCAGCAAAGAGATTGGACGTTTGTTGGCACTGAAACCTTGTGCTTCATGGCACAGTGCAATACCTTTCTCCTGGATTTTGATAGTGTCTGACATTATTCATCGCCCTCTTCATTTTCCACGATTGTGGCCCCGAAATTGATATCTGTAATCTCACCTGTTTCTTCATTAACGATTCCTGTGCATTGGATACTTAGACCGCCGACAATCCCAGCTTTCTTAGCTTCCCACAAGGCTTCGTTGTTATATTTGACTTTGGCGACCCAGGAGCCAGCCTTGATAGGTTGTCCCGTTTCTGCAACGATCACATCAAATTCTTCCTGAATCCAGGTTTTTTCGATAGTGAATGCGTTGGTGGAGGTGAGATGGAAAAGATTTTCTCTGGCGATGCCAGCGGCGTATGCCATGTCCCAGCTTTCTTTCGCTTTGCGAAGAGTTTCTTCAGACATCCACTCGCCATGAGCATCTTTAGTGTTTGGTTCGTAGATGATCTCGTATGAAATCATCTCTTCAGTTGTAGACATTTTTACCTCATGTAAACTATTCTACCACACTGCAAATTAAAATGCAACCCTGTTTATGAAAAATTTTTAATTTTCCAAATTGGATACAGAATTATCGCGTGTGGATGACATTCTGGACGTACCGTTACCGTTGGTTCCCGCTGCCATACCGTCACCTGCACGACTTACATCCTGCCCCAGCAACTGCATTAACTCTTCGGTATCAATCTCTTCGTCAACACGATAGTCGAAACCACCAACTTCGAGGATTTTATTGATGACGCCTGGAGTTTTAGGCAGATAGCCTACTGCACCAATACGCTGTACAAATTTTGAGAATTCTTCCATGTCTACTTTTTCAGTAAGACCGGGTTTCAGCTTAGGCATATCCTCATTGGAGAGGTAGATGCCGTTCAGTGCAAGCATCTGTGGGATAAAGTCTTTATTAAAGGCCTCAACAATAATGTCGATATCACGATTAACAAAGTGACCATGTAAAGACTGCTTGCTTTCAGACAGTGAATAGGAACCTACGTTGTCGTTACCTAAGTTAATAAAACCAGCACCGAATCTATCAAGGATAGCTTTCTTACGTGCATCAACAAGGTCTTTGGTAGAGTATTGTTTACCAGCACCATTGATCCCTTTCAGGTCCATAGAATATTGTTCTTTGCCTGATTTATCACGATCTGATGGGAGAATGAAGAAACTTTGTTCACCAGAATGGGCGTTTGCAGCATCTGCCATCAGGTTAGCAACCATCTGGCCTTCCATAGAAGTTGGGTCGATACTTGCTTTGTTCAAGATGTTGGAAGGAATTTTCAGCTCAAGTACACCACCAAGGTCTTTGGAGCAACCAACAACCTCCAAGTTTTCAATCAGAACTTTTTCACGGAAAGATCTGTAGCACCCAATCATAGGGGAAACACCTGCCGGATTGGACTCTGTACCGGAAAGTGTCATGACCATAATTTTCTTAGCCGGAATGAAGATCTCTTCACCGTTGAAATCTGCCGGAGCGGAAAGGAGTGGACCAGCATATTTACCTTTTTTAGCACCAAGGAATGCTGTAGGTGCTTGCCAGATGCCTTCGAGCTTACGGCCATTCTTATCAAACTGGAACGGATTACTGCGAGATAAACTTGCTTGGGGTCTGAATGCAAACTTGTCAATCACCAGTTTACCAGCATACTCGCCTCCCTGTTCACGACGATAAACTTTCTCAAAGATAGAGAAGCCATACTCGTTGAAGGTTGCTGCACTTCTTGCAATATCACGAAGTGTTTGCTGGTTAGCAAGATTACGTAATGCGTAATCAATAAAATCTGCTGCTTTCTTAGATTCCTCACTCTCTTCGTTGTAGAGAATTTTGAAATCGTTGAAGGCTTTTGTAATCAGTACGTATTTAGAATCCAGAGCGGTTGCTACTGTGGAGTCACATTTCATTGTCTCTACTGTAGCTATCAGGTTGGGCCAACGCAATTCCTCGACCATCATCTGTTGAGACTCGAACTGGATCTGAGCCAAAGCACCGGAACCAATTTCTCCCAGACGAACGTTATGCACCTGGGCATCTTGATTTCCAGCTTTTTTCACAGCCCTTGCTTTGGCTGCTGCGTTGTTTTTCCTACGGCTTTTCTTGGACACAAGATTACCCTCAAGTTAGACAAAAGAAATAGCCCTCCGAAGAGGGCTTATATTGTGCTCTATAGACTATTGTAACACATTCAACAGAGATTGGCAACTATTTAAATCATTCTCTTATACATAGAAGGTGAAACAATCTTCGGAATCACACACGGCATTGCAACTTCTTCTTTTTCAAGATAGTTAATTGCAGATGCAACAGCGTCAGCAAACCTTATGTTAACAGACCTTCGCTACAGGCCTGCTACCAACTGTTCGATAATAATTTTCCACTGTGGTCTTCGCCCCTTCAGACTTATTAGTATGTTCATCAACAAACATACAGGTGTCAGGTGAATAAAGATTACAACCCGGTACACGAAAATCTTTATCCAGGTTGTAAGCCACACCTGTCTCTTTTTGAGCAAGCCACTTGTCGAAATTTTCTAAATGAGGTAAATCTTCAATAAAGTTAGCAAGACAGTGCCAGCGCGGGGCAACCTCTGTACCCCACTTATAATAACCTTTTGCATCTTTTTCACTGTAGCAGCGTTTCATCATGTTAGCCCACAACTGCTTGGCTTGTTTGTAATAAGGCACTTTTTTATCTAGCTCTCCGAGGTAGCCAACACCGTACCTCGTGCGCTTATAAAAATCTCTAACTTTACCTCTACTGGCGTTGCTTTCTATAACCCAGCGTGTGCTAGCTGTAGCAAGGAATTTGATCAGAACCCACATACGTGATTTTCTTGCTTCTTTATCGAGCACAACAAATTCGTCACCAGTATTATTTTTATAAATCTTACCTATGTTCAGCATATGGAATCCACCATTTTATTTCAGTTGGTACTGCATGTCACCATGCAGAGCAGACTATCTCTTCACAGTTTTACTGTGCCAGCCATTTCGGATTCGCTAGAACCCTACGCCGTTACATTCATCACGGCTAGTCGTTACACCTTCCAGTAAGGTATATTTTACTGGCTTGGCTCGGTATTGTCAAGAGGCATTCGCCCGTTGAGTTTCACCGAATTAGACTGGTTTATAGACGACTCAGTTGTCACTAATCGTCTTTGCGGCTAAAAGTTGACCGTTCGCCGTTGAATTTCTCCAGCTCAGTTAAAAATGCTTCCAATGTATCTGGATCGAAACTTGACTTAACGATGCGTACCATACCCTGTTGGGCAAGGTTGGCAAACGGAGAGAAACGGGTCAGTTTTGATTTGTTGGACGGCATGGGGTCTTCCTCTACCCTGAATCCGGCTGCAAGCAAGGGTCTTGAGGAAGTTAAAAACTCACTCTTGCCTGCCTGCCCTGGGTCAACAGAGAAGACGACTATGCAATCCTCACCATCATACTCTGCTTGTTTCCTTACGATAACATCACGTTCCCCAGCCTTCTTGCAGAACTTACCCTGCAAACCTGTGGAATATCTGCCATTATCTACGTTTTCAGGGCAATAATCCCCAGAGATGTAATAGAAGCCATCACTATCTTTACTAACCTTAACACTTGCCGTGAAGTCAGGGAATTTGTTGCCAGAGGTACGTTCTGTGCCAGCTTTATCCCATGCTCTCACAGAAACTGCTCCGAGGGGGACATGATCCGCATCTTTCAAGAATGTGCGACTGAAATAGTTTGCACCCTCAGGTTTAGCGAACCAGTTACCATAGAGGAGTTGCGCTTTTTCCAGTTCTGGGAGACCTTCCAGGAATGCGAGGTATTCTGGGTTATCACGTAAACAGATAGGGTTATCGTGAATTGTTGCGCCTATAAAAGCGATAGAGAGAGGTTTTGGAACTATCTCAACACCCTTACCGTTAACATAAGTGTACTTCTCTATCAACTCTTCTGGCGTATCGCCGAAGATAAATTCCCCATCCCTACGAATAAAATAGCGCTTAACACCACACTTACTTTCATCAGGATAGCCATCATCATCAAGCCACCAACGAACAAGTTTGGCTAAATAGTGTTCAGAATCGGGGTTACAGCTGATCACCATCCGTGAAGAGTATTTCGATTTCGACCTCATACGTGAGATCAAATAGTCGATTTGCTCCCAGTCGAATTGGGTTCCTTCATCGAAGCATATTAAGGTGTACTCAAGTCCTTGATGATTCAGCTTATCTTGGACATATTCCATATGGCAATACTTGATTACCGCACCATCTCTTTTCTTATTCCATTTACCTGTTTTTGCATCATAATAGGGAAAAGTAAATTTGTGATCTTTCTCCCTGAATTTTGGCCTCATATACTCAGGAAGATCCAGATACACACTTAGCGCTTTAGGCCACAGACCGCCTTCACCTTCCAGTTGTGGAGTTGTCCTACGGAACATCACCACAGAGGTGTTGGGGTCATCTATCATCTTTAGTGGGAGAAGTTGTAGTAGAAAGGATTTACCACTGTTGCCTGTCACTGCAATGCAGTTTTCCAGTCTGGTGATAAAATATCCTGTTGTGGTAACAAAACAATATTTGTAACCATCTTCCGGCTCAAACTCTTCGAACGTTGCAGCACTATTAAGAGCAATTGTACCCGCCCGTTCGTTGGAGAACACAACCTTATAACCTTGTTCAAAGGAGATCCGTGCGTTGAAACCTAAAGATGACCCGAGGTATTGCAAGAAATCAGCCTGTTCTTTCGTTGGAACAACATAGACATGAGGATCATTACCGTTCAGGTAAATCTCGTACCAGATCTGCAACAACTGACGGCGATCGCAGTTGTACCATTCATTTGTGAATTTGTAGTATCTTGCCTTTTCTTTCAGCTCTTCGTCAGAAATGTCAAGGCCAGTACCCCCCACGTTCACAAACGTGGTTTGCATACGCATTGCCAACTCACTATCAGCATGTTGTTCTGCCACATCTTTGAAACGGATCGTACCATAATCTGTACCATCCTCAGGTATGTACAGAACTGTGTGCTCATCGGATAATTCCTGACAGATACCCTCCTGCACAACTCTGGTCAGTTTATCGCATTCCAGTTTAACAAACTCTTCAGGTTGGATAAACATGGCCTTACCAGTCTCTTTATCAAACTGGAGAATATCCTGACCATCCCAGTCTGAAATTCTAATCCACCCGTTAGGTGTCATCACCTCATGTCTCATTGACAAACAACCCGCTGCACCACCGATGATCAGAAAGTCGGCATCGTTTTCCAGAATCATCTGTTGTTTTCGGGAGCATGGGCCATACATTTTAGCCATCAGTTCTCCTTATTAAATAAAGTTCTTACATATTCTTGTAGGATGATCAGTTTAGCTCTGTCATTACTACAGGAAAGATTATTTTGCCTCATTGTAGCAGAGTTCTCTGCATCAGCTGCGCCTTTAACAAGTGGTATAGCTTTTGCCGGAGGGATCATAGCTGCTGACGGAGGCTCTACCGCGAGCTGCTCTACTTTCTGGGGTGCGACTGTGACAACCGTCTCTTTCGGTGAACTACAACCCACCAGAGACATAGAAAACGTCAGTGCTAACGCCAATGCAAGTAACCATCTCATTGCTGCACCTCCGAATTAATGCTTTCGTTGTAAATGTCGATCACTTGATCAGGGATCCGGCTCTGCTGCCCCGCTTCAGACTTCTGGAAATTGGCCTGGGCCTGACCGCCAAAAGCTGTAGGATTATTCATGCTATTCTGCATATTTGCAAGTTTCTGCTCCAGCTCTTTCACCCTATAGGCATTCTCCAATTTAGTCTGGTTGGCCTGGAGTTTCTGCTGGGTCATTATCTTATCCCACTTTTGTTCAGTGACTGCTACACCTTGATCGTAGGCATTTTGTATCTGTGTGGTATACCAACTGTGCACTCCAACACAGGCTACCACGAGTAAAATCGTTGCGACAATCCATTTTATCGCGGTCTTATATTTTATCAGAAATGCAAGTACAGTTGGCACTTTGCCCCCAGGTATAAAAAAACCCCGTAGCCATAAAGACTGACGGGGCGGGTTAAAACTTATAAACCAATATATGGAGACGTTACTATGAAAGCTAAAGAGAATAAAAAACCGCCTCAGTTGAACTGGACGCGATGAATAATACGCACAGTGACAGCATTTTCATTCATGAGATACGCGGAAGTATCATCATAAATGTAAACCTTCTGTTCGCCATCCATCACCACAGCTACAATACCTTCTTGATTTGGCTCGTAGAAGGTAACATCTATATTCTTGTTCATGTCGTAGTAAAATTCACGGAGATACGGTTTTGATGGAATGTTGGTATCTTCCGGTTCACCTTCCGGCATTACACGTTCTACAATTTTCAGTGTATACATATTACTAAGTTCCTTAAGTTTAAGTAGTGTTTTTTATTAAAGGGTTTGGTGGGGAGTGGTGGAGTCGAACCACCCGAGTCGCAATGACAATAGATTTACAGTCTACACCGCTACCTCTACGGGATAACTCCCCATTTGGCACCCCGTACAGGACTCGAACCTGTAACCTACTGCTTAGAAGGCAGCTGTTGTCTCCGATTCAACTAACGGGGCATTGTATGAGCGGTGTTTCCAGTGCTTACCGCCCAAGCACTTTTCTCTCTTCAAGGAGACACAACAACGATTACTGATCATTGATCGAGATAATCTCTGTGGTAAACGGAGAGAACGGTGTTGGGGTTGCATCTACAACAGTAGATTCTTCTTCCTCTTCCCCGAACATTTCATCGTACTCTTCCTGCATTGCAGCAGCTTTCTCCAGCACATATGTTGCGATGCCCTGACGAATGTTTTCTTTCGTTTTGGGATTATTCATCATATCGCGGAGAACTTTGTGCGCCTCAGGAACCATTGCAATGAACGCTTCTTTCATCTCAATAAGATTTTTATCGAGCTGGATAGCGTTAGATTCCTCTTTAAGCGGTCTGCCTCTGCGACGACGTTTTTTCGTCTTTTCTTTTTTATCAACCATTTTAACCTCCAGAACATATGATAATTGGAGTTTACCATACATTCTGGGGATTGTCAATAGATTGCTGGTCCGTCCCCAGCACTTTCAAGTCCCTCTATGGGGTGAGGTGTAGGCCATTACCGCACTCTTGCTCGACCTTATTACAGGTTGCCGGAACCCTACGCGTCCGTAGCCCTCCTGTTCCTACCATTTTTCAGTGTGGTGCACTATCAAGCCCTCTAAGGGATACGCTGTAAGTATAGCATTTTAACTGAACTGTGTCAAGCTAAAAGCCATCAAATTCATCTTTCATGCCTCTCCTTATTGCAATACACAAAAGAACAATACGTATTTTACATGTCTGCATTCTGGATCCGGGTAAAAATAGAAGATTTTGCTTTTATCTATTTGTGCACCTCCTTCCCAGAATTCCAGTCCGTAACCTGTGTTCTCACAGGCAATATCGTTTGCAACTTCAAAGGCATCATCAAAGAATCTGTGTTCAGATTCGTGTTCTAAGTAATCTCCTTCTAAGGATCTGAAAACGAGCTTAACCTTAAACATAACATTTCCTGTAGACCTCTCAAACTAGAACTGTTTACCTCACCTCATGCTTTAATCTTACCAAACAAACCGGGTATTGTCAACAGATTCTTGCAGCTTTCGCTCTTTCTGCATATTCCCTGATTGCAATCTCTTGAGCATTGTCTGCCAGGTCTTCCAGTTCATCTTCGAAGTACTCTTCAAGTCCTTCGTCTAAATCTGGACACCAACCTTTCTTCCGATCAGCATGAGTTGCAGCCTTGTTAAACTTGTTGTAGTTTTTAGCAACAGGATTATTCATGGTGTACCTCCTTTCGATAAGAAGAATATTAGCATGTTTGGTTGCGTTTGTCAATCAAGGTTTACGTGGAAATACTGCATGGTATCTGTTCAGCCATTCAGCAAGATACTGTGCACCTCTCGAAGTTATTCGCAGCTGTTTGTGCCTGTTACCGAACTTGTCTATAGAGTAAGACTCGTCTACATACTTACGTATTTTCACTTCCTGAATCCAGTTAGATTTTCTGCCACCTCCAGACTTCTGGTCATACCAGTGCTTGAATTTGTAATGGTCTTCGCATAAGAAATCGTTCAACCATCTGCAACTGATGTTGTATCCAACGACCTTACTTATCTGGCAAGCAGCCTCTGTTACAGTCATCGTGCTGCCTTTGTTGCACATAGCATCCAATGCGTCTGCTTTCAATTGTGTGTATTTACTAACAGATTCCACTAAACTATGGCGCTCAAGATATTCTCTGTAAATCTCACAGCGCAATTCTACACTGACAAAAGCTGCGTAGTCAAGGGCAAGAATCTCGTTTGCAAACACACCTTTATACATCCCATTATTCACTACATAGCAGCAACTTGGGTGTAAGTTATTGATTATACCGTCCGGTAAATTTACCTGATGAATAGTTATGTCAACATATTGAATAAGTTCTTTAGTTGATTTACGCTTCATCCATTCACTAGGGCGTTTATGCTCAGGAAGGTTAGCTTGTCTAAAAATTTCGTTAAGATCACAAAACCCAAATTCATCTATCTGTATGTTCATCCAGTGCCCCTTATTCATCACGTAATGCTTTAATCATCTGTTCGAAGAATCTCCTTGCATCATCGTAGTGCTTGTTCAGGAGTGCTTCTTTATAGTGGTAACGATAAACAACATATTCAACGCCACGCATGTGCCACCTCACTTGTTGTCAGCTTCAATCATCAGGAGTAATGCATCTTTAAACGCCATAAAAAGAACACTACAGCGAATTTGTGGGTACGCCCTTAAGATTGGGGGCATGTACACCCTCTCTTCGTCACAGAACGTTTGAACGCTGTAGAATACAATTCTTCTCATGGTGGTTTCCTCCTATGTGTACGAAACATACCACACCGTATTGTGGAAGTCAAGAATAAAATATTATTGACAGCGAAGTTGAGATATGGTATGTTTATTATATAGAAACAGAGAGGTGAATTATGAGTGAATTTAGTATTAATGCAAGAAAGTTGCATAAGACTTTAAATGTATCTACAAGATTCAATGATTGGGTTAACAGAAAAATTGTTAAGGTGTTTAAAGAGGGCGTTGATTACCAGGTTGTTGAAATAAATGTTGCCAACCAACAGACAGGACGGGGGGGGGTGTTAGAAGGCTGGTAGAGTATTTTCTAACGGAATCTGCCGCTATGAAAATTCAAGAAGCCTATAGGGGATGTTTCACTGTTACAAAACAGGGGATCAGAGAGAAAGTAGCTTTGGATACTATCGAGCAACTTCTACATGTTAAACTTATCCGTCAATACTTTGTATGTGGTAAATACAGGATTGATGGTTACGATCCTGTCAACAACATTGCGTACGAGGTAGATGAGGAACAGCATTTTACGTCTCGTCACCAAGCAGCAGATAGAAAACGTGAGGAGGAAATTCGGGATGAGCTGGGTTGTGAATTCATTCGTATAAAAGTTTGAATAAAATTCTAACAGAGAATTGTGACCTGAAATACGTGTTCGAAGACAGAGCAGGTTTCCTGAAATGGGTAGAGGAGAACAGGTGGCACGGATACAGCCAGTTACCTTATCCAGAGTATCATATTGACACGGATGTTCGCTTGTGGTATCCTTGTTACGATTAAAAAACAGGAGATTGATTTATGACAAATTTAGGACCGTACTATAAAATCTACCAAGATATGACAGAGATAAAATACATCAGAAACAGGAAAGATGGGGGGGTGATCAGGATAAAATCTGCGCATATCCTGATCTACTCATACCTCCGCAGCTGTTTTGAAAAGTATCTCAAAACTGTTAGGTTACGCAAAAGCCAAGGTGTAAAGGTTGTTCGGGCAGAGTTGTGTGAGAAAGCAATGGTGGACAAATCTGTAGTCTGCAAAACTCTTAACGACCTTTCAGATGCAGGGTTAATATCTTTAGTGAATAACCCTGGTAAAAGAGGGTATACATTAAACTTTGTGGCAGATGCAGAGGCTTTCTATAAAGCCGCTGTGGCTGAGGACGGAGAACCTGTCTATACGGAGGGTACAAAGTGAGGATGATTGGTACGAATTCCACCATTTTTCAGTACGGAAATCGTACCAGCAACCTGTACGGAAACCTCTCTTTTTCGGTACGGAAACCGAAGAAAAAAGTGCGGTTTTATTTTTCGAAATATACCAGTAATGGGTGGTTTTCGTACCAGTAAGAGGTGAAAATCGCCTAAAAATTCTGGAATTCCCTTTACGAATCATGGAGTTAAGTGCCCCTAACAATAACAATAACAATAGTAACTTCGTTAGCGTTCCCTCTAACTCGTTACTATAGTAGTACTAAGTTCGTACTCTCACTTACTACCGTAGCTCGGTACTCACTAAGTACTACTGTAAGCAATGTCTTGCTTAATTAATTTATCAATTAATTTTATTAAGACAAAATTAATCAATAAATCAATTAATCAATCCATTGATACCACTAAGTTCGTTCCTCACTAAGTGGTATACATGCTGATAGCATTCCCTCTATCAGATGATACTAAGTTCACACTTCGTATCCACTCGTGTTCACTAAGTATCATTGACCAATTTTTCTCAAATTTATTTTTTCTTTTCCCACAAATAGGGCGCTCCTTATTACCGCTCGCTCGCGCTCGACGGGTCGCGCCTGATCACTGCATGTTATCGACGAACAGGTCTGTGACAACAGAGCTGCCTGAGTTGTGTGGGTAAGGTTATGGAGCTAACCTTACATGTAGGAGACGAATGTCTCCACTGTGTGGGAAGGTAACAAAGTTACCTGATAAGCTAGTAACTACAGTCGCTAGCGCTCCCTTGTGGGCAACCCTGCCGACTGTAAAGGAGGCAGATAATTGTGGCCGCCGGAGTAAGCTGAACTGCGACGACGATCCGGCCAGAGTCTCGCGCCGCCACTTCAACCATATCCCAATACCAGAAATCGGTTTTGAGGCCTCTGGTAGCTTCTGTGGCGAGCTAATAGTGACTAAGTGCTACAGTCGCATTGCTAAACTATCAACAGCGTTACAGAGCGTTTGAGAGCGTTTAAATTAGTATTGACAGCAATTGAAAAGTATGTTATGGTTCGCCTACTAGTAAAAGTGTACACAAGAAGAGAGGTGCTACATGCAAGATGGTCGTAAAATGCGTGAAGAGAAAATACTGATCGTTCAGCTTATCCCTAAACCACTGTGGGGAGTAGCTGGGTGTGAAGCTATTGGTCGTAGTCTGTGGGATAAAGCACGTAAACGCTGCTACAAAGAAGCAGAATATATGTGCGAAGTATGTGGTGGCAAAGGGTCTAAACACCCTGTAGAGGCCCATGAGTTGTACTTGTTCGAAGATCATAAGATCACTTGTGTAGGACTGATAGCACTTTGCCCAGAATGCCATCGATCTGTGCATCCTGGTCGCTGCAACTGCCTTGGAAGGGATGTTTACCTTCAGGCAAGAAAACACCTTGCTGACGTAAACTGGTTGACAGAACAGCAGGCACAAGAGTATTATGAAGAATGCTTCGAAGAGTGGAGAGAACTAAGCAAGATCCAGCACTGGGAAACTGATTTTTCGTGGTTGGAAAATTACGCAAAAGGTAACTAAGATGAAATTGAAAGACCTTGAAGGAGACTTCGTGTTCGGTGGGCAGCTTGCTGCATTGAAAGGTATTGTTCAGGATATTGAACACAAGTTTGATGAAAAATTGTACTTTGACACCTGTGTGGTGAATGGTAGTAACTGGCGTAATGTCTGTGTCGGCCTGCACGGTGATCGTAACTTGATCAACCTTGTGGTGATTCGATTTATCAGCTGGCAACATATGAATGTGCGTTATGATGATTGCCACTTGTTAGTTTACCCTGTTGAGGAGTTACCGGAATGAAATTTGAACTGATTAAACCGATTGAAGCACACCAGTTTGATGGCTCAAGCACAAGCGTATCTGAATTGCAGCACTGGCATGATACTGGGGTGTTTGTTCGCCATGCTGTACGGACGAGAGATCTCCGACCGCAAGCCCTCATTGATGACGATTTTGGTGGGTATGTTCTCCATCGTGGTGATTGGCTGGTGAATTTCTTTGGAGATTTTCTGGTGATGAGCGACGAATCGATGCACCAGATATTTAAGGAGGTGGAAGATGCCTAAGGCAAAACAGCCGAAGAAAGCACCTTTTGATAAAACAGCTTTTGTGTTTGATACCCCACTTGATGATATTATTGCAGGTATGCAGAAGCTGTACCGGAAAGCAGAAGAGGAGAAACTAACAGAGAGTGAATTGTACTGGCTTGGCTGGTGGGAACTTAATCTTCCAATCGCACAAGCCCACGATCTGAAAACAGTCAAGACATGTGCTCAAGAGAACGCTGCTCTTGATATTTACCACAAACGCCGCAGAGCTACGAAGAAAGTGGCAAGAAAATCTGCAAAATAAGGAGACAGACGATGAATGAAATTATAAATGTAAACGAAGTGCAAACCATGTCAAGCCGCGAGATTGCGGAGCTAACAGGTAAACGACATGCTGATGTTTGCCGCGATGTTCGTGTAATGTTGTGCAGCTTATATGGAGGTAGCGAGAGAGATTATATTCGTAAAGCAGATTTGCTTTACCTTACGAATCAAGGAGTTAGCTGTATACAGTACGATACAAGCAACCCTAATGGTTGGGAGTATTGCTTGGATAAAGACAACACCCTTTGTCTTGTATCTGGGTACAACGCTCAATTGCGTATGAAGATAATTAAACGTTGGCAGGAGCTAGAAGCGCAGGTAGCAAAACCATTACTCCCGGATTTCACAGACCCTGTTGCAGCTGCTCGCGCCTGGGCAGATGAAGTAGAGCAAAAACTGTTGGCCCAACAACGTGAAAAGGAAGCTCTTGAGTATGTTGACAGACAGGCACGGTACATTGACAACCTGGAAAACCAGTTGCGTGACGGTTTGACACTGTCTGAGTTTGCTAAAAGGTTGAATGGTGTAAACGCACAAAGAGTGTCTGAATGGGCGATTGCCAAAGGTTGGGTGCGTAGACACGGTAAATTACTTGTAACATCTTCACAAGGGAGATCTGGTGGTTATGTCTACGACAAGGATGGTACTTACGTTAATCCTAAAACTGGTGAAGAGATGTACACATCGAAAGTACAGCTAACTAACGCAGGCGCACGTAAGATGTACAGGGAGTACCTGAAACTCAATCTGCCTATGAAGAAATCATGGAATGGTGAGTTCTCTAATAGCCCGTTCAAAGATTAAAGAGGACAGAGATGTTTGTAAAATGTACTAAAACACCAGCAATAGGTGACTACCTGTTCTCAACAGGTGGGGTTTACTACGCTTACCTTGAAGGTTGGGACTTAATGGTGGATTCACCTAATGGTGGTCTGGCGATCAGGTTGATAGATCTTGTGGTCGCAGGATACGAGTTTGAGGAAGAAAACGGTGCAGCCTGCCTGGAAGAGTAGTCTTTCAGGCTGTTTTGCTTGACAAAACATGGATGTTTTATGTATAATTAATAATCCCATAGAATAAGGCGAGAAGTATGTACACGTATAAAGTTCACCACCTTGAGCCTGATGACATTAAAGAGATTTCTCATGGCCTGAGTACAATGGTAATTGCTCTCAAACGCAAGAAAGGTCTGCATGAGGTTTACATTCAGCCGAACGATGTTCTCCAGCTTGGAGATATGGAAGGGGTTAAGGTGAACCAGGTTGCTGGTGTTGATCAGAAAAGATTTGTGAAAGGAAGTAAATGGAACGTAGTTTTCTTGTGTGCAACAAGTGAAGATGCGTTGTACTACACAGTGACAGAATTTTGGTATTAACAGGAGCACCACGCATGAATCAAGTAAAAACAACCCTCTATGCACTCAACCGTGATGGAAGTGTACAGCAGTGGAAAGTGTTTACAGAGGGTGAAAAAGTAATAGTTGAGTTCGGTAAGAAAGACGGTAAAATGCAGTACAAGGAGACGATCTGTAAAGCTAAAAACATAGGTCGTGCCAATGAGACTACCCCAGAACAACAGGCCGTTCTGGAAGCAACCAGTAAATGGGAAAAGCAAGTTCGCCTGGGCTATGTTGAAGACGAAAGCAGCCTTGTGGTGGAAGAAAACCTGATTCCGATGCTGGTCCATGACTACCTGAAACGTGGTAAATCACTTATTCTGCCGTGCTGGGGATCACACAAACTGGATGGTCTGCGACTGTTAGTAAACTTTGAAGGGGATACGCCTGTGTTTATCTCACGCGGTAACAAATCGTATCCTATCGAAGGGGATATTATCAAACAGCTTAAACAGCTACGTATCCGCACCGGATTCAATCGTTTTGATGGTGAGATCTATATTCATGGTCTGCCGTTGCAGAAAATAGTGTCTCTGGCGAAACGCTGGCGCACACAGGAAGAGATTCAGGCCGAGATTGATAAAGACTATGCCGCTGACATAAAACGTCGTCAGGCCGCGATTAAGGCAGGAAAATCAACATATCTGAACTTCAACAAAGAAGAGTTTCCTGTGGAAGTCGAGCCTGTGCGTGATGACATGCGTTACGGTGGTTACTCAAGCTACGATCTGCAATACCACATTTTTGATATTCCTAGTAACAAAGTATGGTGGGATCCTGAAACAGAGCAAGGTCGTTGTGCAGATCTCTTAGGTATTGAAGAGTTCATTGAAGATCTTGATCATATCTTCACTGCTAAGCCTGAGCTGTTCCACACAGTTGAAGAGTGTGAAGAATCGGTGGGCCGCTACATGGCTGAAGGCTATGAAGGTACAGTGCTGCGTAATTTCTGTGGTGAATATGAATATGGTCAACGCTCATGTAACGCTTTGAAATGGAAGAAATTTAACACAGACGAGGCCAAAGTTATCGGTGCTGAAGAGGATAAAAACGGTGAAGGTGTCTTGATTTGCCAACTGAAAAATGGTAAAGTATTTAAGTGCAAAATGAAAGGCACACATGGTGAACGATTGTATTGGAGAATGGCTAATCTGAAAGGTAAATTTATTACGTTTAAGTACCAGGCTCTCACAGAAGATGGGATTCCGAGCTTCCCAACAGGTATAGCGGTACGAGACGTGGACCCTGTAACATGGGAGCCTTTAGAATAAGGAGGGTAGTCAGATGGCGATCATAGATCGGATGCCAATGCTGCAAAAAGCATTACTGTATATACTGGTCTTCACGTTGTGTAATATTGCAGTGGGTGTTTGGGGGTGGATGGTTATCCCGATCACAACTTCTTGTTGTGTTGCTGCAAACATGTTTCTGCGTGACAACGTGATCCACCAGTATGGAGCATTCTGGTCTATAAGCATGGTGGCAATAGCTGGTATGGTTACGGCAGCTGTATCTCCTGTTGCCACACAGGCTGCGATAGGGTGTTTTGTAGCTGTTGTAGCAAGCTGCGGCGCTGCCAACATACTTTATAGATTCACAGATAACATAGTGATTGTTAATATCTGCACTGCTGCGGTAGACGCATTAATATTCAGTCCTGTTGCGTTTCTTGAGATCATGCCTGGTGTTATGGCTATGCAGTTCGGCGTGAAATGCGTTGCGGTTGTGCTGATAGGGGTATTGATTGCTAAACTTGAGCGAAGAGAGGCTCACAACAATGATTAAACTGTACCGTAAACTGGAAGAACTTTCACTTAGCGATAATCTCACATGGGCCGCTGAGCACGTACGAGACTGGAATCTCGCTGCCGCACAAGCTAAGGGGGGCAAGTTCACACCTCTGGACCTGCAACTGAGTTTTATAGAAGAAGAGTTCAACGAGGTGTTGGAAGCAATTGATGAAGGTGATCTTGGTCACTTGCTGAAAGAGGCTTGTGATCTCTTTGTTGTGACAAGCTACGCCGGATACTTGCTTCGTGAAACTTTGGATTGGAAAAATTTGTTCGAGCGAGACACAGATAGCAAATTTGAAATCGGAACGTTTATGCATATCTTGAGTCGTGCGATGGTTGGTGAACATCAGTCAACTAACGTTGCTAAACTCTGTCGTATGTCAACTGCTCTGCTATTCCAGCTTCGTGGTGATGTTGAAGGCATGATGAAAAAAGTCCTTGGGTCAAACGATAGTAAGTTTGCCACACTACAGAATCTTCGTGCAGCACACGGTGTTCCTTGTGTGCAGGTAGATGTTCCGTCGCTGGTCGGGTTGGAGATAAAAGAGTTGACAAACAGGTTTGAAGGGCGTTATACTGGTTTCACTTGTTCAGAAATCTCATACAGAGGTGAAAAACGCTTCATCTTCCTTGACGGGAAAGGTAAAATCATGAAGCCTTCGAGCTTCGTTGATGTTGACGAACTGTAAGAACAACTGCCAGGGCTGGTCCCTGGCTTTGGTCGTTGAAAATTGCACATGGAGACTACTATGAAAGTGATAGATGATAAAGAGCGTGAAGAACTTGCCAAAAAATACGAGATTCCTGGTAAAACGTTTACATGGACACATGGTTATCAGAGAAACCACTCCGATATCAAGGATCGTAAACACCCCGATCTATGGTTGAAACCTCCCGTTCAAGAGGAGGAAAAGAAACATGAAACAGTTTCTCCACGCAAAGATGGTAATTATATCAAATGTGGTAAATCCTCCACACATAAAGAGGGCTATGCCCTTGATGAGGTGTTGCATGAGGTAGAGACTGTTGTCGATGAGCGCAGACAATTGATGCTACAATGGTATCAGAAGGGTTTCTTTGATATGCAGGCTATCAGAAAAGTTTGTGATGTTAAGAAATCTCAATACAACGATGACTCCTTGCACCGTGCACTAAAACATTATGCAGAGCGATACGGTATGGCTTTGGTTGAACTTGATAAAACAGTGCTGTACCCACTTGAAGCGATTGCTGGCAGGTTTGGGGATGCCTACGGTGAGATGCTTGGTAACGGTGACGATGTGTTGTTCAATAAAATTTATAGCGGCAAGTAGAGGTACACAAGATGAATACCCAATTACAAGAATTTGCTTTTGAAGGTAAGAAAATTACAACTATTATTTATGCAGAAAAACCTGCTTTTGTTGCTGTTGATATTGCGGCGGCGCTTGGGTATCAAAACCCATCAAAGGCACTAAAAGATCACTGTAAGTCATTGATTAAGCTAAATTATAACGAATCGTTAGAATTAGGTTTTGTTGGGAAAATTAAAGGAGTCGGCTTAATCCATGAACCTGACGTTTTCCGCTTAATTATGCACTCAAAACTTGAATCAGCCGAACGCTTCCAAGATTGGGTATTCGAGGAAGTGCTACCTACAATCCGTACTACAGGTAGCTATTCGCTGAAAACACCTGCTGAAGAGTTTGATGATGTTCTCCAGAAACAGAAAGAACTCCTGGAAAAAGGCGACTTTCAGGGGGCAATGAATCTGGCAGCATCTGCGGCCAAAGATTCTCAGGAGATGGGCAGTCGTGCTGGTAAATCTCTTGCAGAACGTAAACGCCAGAAAAGGCTTGTGAAGCAGGCGATCAAAGAGATTGCTGAGACTGTGCAGCTTGAGTTTAAAGATTTTTAAGGAGGATACCTTGAGAGACTATCCGTTGCTTAACTCTATTGAGGAGTTAAAAGATCTTCTTGAACCGGATGCTAAAGTTTACTACGACTTTGATCAGGTAGCTTATCAGGCTGCTGCAAGCTGTGAGAAACGAACCATCGAGGTAACTCACAAAGCGTCAGGTCATAAGAAAGAGTTTAAAACCAGAACAGAGTTTTGGGGCAGACAAAAGAAAGCTGTTGGTGGCTGGCTGAAAGCTGAGAATGCTAACCGTGAAGCACGTTGTAAGAAAGCTGGTAAAGAGTTCACACCCTGGACCCGTGAAGATTTTGATGTGCTGGATATACAGACCCCAGAGCCTGTGGAGAATTGCCTCCACACACTGAAATGTAAAGCTAATGCTGTACTCAACCACCTTGGTATTCCTGTTGAAAGGTGTGTTGGTGTGCTTGGGGGAGAAGGAAACTTCCGTCTTGATCTCCCGATGCCTGAACAATATAAGGCCAACAGGGCTGACATGCTGCGACCCCTGATGTTACCAGATGCACGTAGATACCTGCGGGAGCACTTCAACGCACAAGTGATCGATGGTATGGAAGCTGACGATTGGCTGGCAATCCAGCAATATTCCGGTTGGCTGCATTACCAGCAGACAGGTAAATTCGACAAACTAGTGATCAGCATTGATAAAGATCAACGCCAGACTCCTGGTCTGCTGTTCGATCCGATGCGTAATGACAAAGGTGATTTTGTTCGTGAAACACCTATGCTGATCGACGATTCTATAGGCCACATCTTTATGAAGCCGAATGGGGATGTTGGTGGCTGGGGCCAGATGTTCTTCCACTACCAAATGCTGTGTGGGGATACTGCTGATAATATCAAACCCTATCAGGGGTTGATTGCTAAAGGCCGCTTCGGGGATGCTTCTGCATTCCAGTTGTTATCTGTATGCGAGAGCGAACTGGAGCTATGGGAAGCAACGATCCAGCAGTACAAAGAGTGGTTCCCTGATGGGCGGGTAAAATACACCGACTTCAACGGCATTGAGCGTGACATTTCGGTTGGTCAGTGGATGGGCGTTATTTTCGACGCTGTTTATATGAAACGTGTTTTCAATGACAAAACTTCTTTATCTTCGACTTTACGTAGAGTGGGGATTATAAAATGAATAAAATCGACGGCGGTGATTTAGCAATCATGGCAGCAGTGTTCGAAGACGAGCATAAAGTTGGTGTAACACAATTCAAGCCGACGTTCATCGTAGCCACAGGGATGTGGCGCTTGTATGATGAAAATGACTTTGCTTACGTTCTTTGCACAGATGATTTTGCAAGTGATCGTGTCTTTGCATTGACTCTGAATAAAGATTGTGAGATAATTGATGGTGAAAAATTATGTGTGTTCACCAGTGTGCAGGAAGATGCTGCTGGTCCAGCATATTCCTTAGTGCTTTTCAAGGATAAAGCGTGGGATGGGGAGGAGGTTCCAGAAGAATGAAATTCGTAACAGCAGATCTACACCTATTACATAAAAACGTTCTTAAATTTGATTCATCACAAAAACACAGGGGTCAATATAAAGGTAATCTGGACTCTATGCACAGAGGGATTATCACTACGTGGAATGATCAAGTATCTCCTGATGATACTGTGTTCCTTTTGGGGGATATTTGTTGTGCCAGGGATAAAGATATCGCACACAATTTGCAATACTTCTTAGATATTATGAACGGTCATATTATCCTTGTCCGTGGTAATCATGATACTGAAACCACAGTGCGAATCATGAAAGAGTTCGGTCATGAAGTTGTTGACTATTACGAATGCCGAGACTTCGAAGATCTGATCTGCATGAGCCACTACCAGTTTGCTACGTGGAATAAGAAACGCTACGGTGCAAGGCAGTTGTATGGGCATAATCACGGTGCTGGGACGGAGTGCTACGGCAGGCAGATGGATTGCGGCTGGGATCTATGGGGAAGATTATTAACGCTGGAGGAGGCCTACAATATGACAGGCGCACTTCCGGTATGGAATAACCATTGTTAAGGGGAGTACGATGAATAAAAACACACAACTACGGGCATTCCTGGACATGCTCGCCTACTCAGAAGGAACAGATAATGGTCGTCAGCCAACAAACAATCATGGGTACGATGTTATAGTTGGCGGCAAGCTGTTCTATGATTATAGCAAACATCCAGGTGTGTATGTCAAATTAAACCCCAGACTAACCTCTTCAGCAGCTGGGCGTTATCAGATTTTGGAGAAGTTTGCTAAGCACTACATGAAACAGTTAAGATTGCCGGATTTTGGCCCTGATAGCCAGGACAAAATTGCTATCCAACTGATTAAAGAGTGTAAAGCTCTGGATGATATTTATGCAGGGCGTATTCATAGCGCAGTGTATAAATGCAGATCACGCTGGGCCTCACTGCCAGGCGCTAGGTATGGTCAGCATGAACAGAAGATTGAAAAACTGATAGCTGTGTTTAAAGAAGCTGGAGGTGTGGTCATAGATTAAGTTTATTTGACAGCCTGCTTTGTTTCTGGTATACTTCGATTGTTGATAAAGAGGAGGGCACTATGAAAACACTGTGGGCTGTCTTTGTTTCTGCTACGATGTTTGCTTCATGTTCTGCATGGTCAGGTGATACAGCTTACCTTGTGGATACTTACCGTGGCAACGGACAGAAAGTTTGTGTCTATGAAACAAGCCAAGGTGAAGTGTACGAACTGGTGAAACAGGGTGAGGCAGGATCTTGTCCTCGTACTCATTACTTTGACTGACATGACATACAGGAGCGGGATCATGAACCCACAAGATATGGCGAGCCTTGAGGAGGCTTTGCTGTTTGTGAAGGGGGCTTCTGATATCCTCGAACTTGATGAAGAGCAGAGGGTAAACCTGTTATGCAGGGTGCAGCAGGCTTACAACCTTCCTCAAATCCTGCTTCGGGAGGAGGAGCTATATAAAGAACCAGATCCACAACTGATTCCTCTGGAGACAATCCTACACCGGATGGGTTGGAGTCGATCAAAGATTGCCAACAATATTGTGCTGGCTTTCCAGCACCTGGTAAACAAAGGTGCTATGGTGCTTACACAACAAGGCTTCTGTCTCACAGAAGAATCTGAGATTGGTTTGGGAAAGAACTTGTATGATGACGGGGCCGTACACCCTCGATTCTACGAAGATCAGATGAAAATTGTTATCAATTTGCTAAAGGATTTCGATCCTGTGGTATAAGGAGTTGACAGTGATTTTACTTTCTGTTGACCAATCATTAACACATTTGGCCTGCTGCATATGGCAGGACGGTGTTCCGGTACACAAAGCTGTCTTTAAGACAGCAGACAGTTGTGCCAAAGAGGTGAAAAAGGGGGCTTATCAAGCCCATTTTACAGTTGAGCGTATACAGTGGTTATGCGAACAAATAGCTGCACTTGCTGAAGAGTGGAAGATAGACTATTTTGTGATGGAGGACTTACCTTTCAACCTTGCCCGTGGCAACGCTGGCAAGGATTTGGCAGGTCTGTTCTATGCTATCGAGCTTACCATGTTGAAGACGCTCGGAGACATATCTAAAATCCACACAGTGAACGTAACTGCTGCTAAAAAGCAGGCTCACAGCTTTTTACCACCAGATCTTGCTTTTTATGAAGAAATAAAGGTTGACAAACGTTCCGGTAAGGAGCATACTATTACGAAGCAAGTGAAAATGGACAAGAAACTTATGATCGCCGCTGCCGAAAGGAAGTGGCCTGGGTTTCTTGATGGTATGAACCTAACTATGGGAAAGGCTGACGTAGCAGATGCCTTGTGGATAGGCTATTGTTGGTGGGAGGGGATATCAGGAAGCGCAAGGTAAAAGCGAGACGCAAAGCTGTGAAAGCCCCTGTAACGTGTAGGTGGTTAAAGGATTCAAAAGAAATTGCAGCTTTACGGAAAGAAATGTCTGAGGAACAGGGTGGTCTGGATCCTGTACTTGGCGAGCCACTTCGCAAACCAGTACTAGACCATGACCATGCAGACGGACACTGTAGAGGTGTTTTATCACAGTGTGTGAATACTTGGGAGGGGTATATCACAAAATACTGGATGAAATACGTTGCAGAGTACACAGATTGTAGTCTATCAGAGGCGCTGCGCCGGATGGCTGACTATCTTGAAAATGACTACAGTGATCTCCCGTTCCACAAGAATTACAGAGATGATATGACTAAGTTCTTAAGGCGATGTTCTAAGGCCACAATCATCGCTAGAGCGAAGAAAGACCTTAATCTGGACGTACCTGAAGACTTAACCAAACATGAAGCCATAGAGGCTTACATACAGGAATTTATTAAGTATACAGAGGAGAGAGACTTTTATGTCGGAGATCAGAGAGACTGAAGATATAGATTGGGGCAGTGTTTTTGAGTATAAAGATGGTAAAATTTTTTGGAAAATAGAGATTCGAGCAGGACGCTACAGAAACGTTATAGTGGCAAATATAGGAGAAGAGGCTTTCACATACAAAGGAAAAAATGGTTACTACAGAGGGTGTTATAACAACAAGTACTACCTTCGGCATCAAGTTATTTGGGAAATGTTTCATCCAGATGAAAGGTGTATAGGAGACCGCAAGTGGGAGATTAACCACATAAACGGTGTAAGGGGGGACGACAGAATAGAGAATCTAGAAAGAATAACTGCAAGAGAAAACAGTTCCATACCTAAGCAAGTCAATATGTGGTCACACAATACATCTGGTTGCCGTGGGGTCTCTTATAGAAAAGATAGAAACAAGTGGGGAGCAAACATACGTGTAGATGGTGTAACCTACAGTTTAGGTTTATTCTTGACTTTTGAAGAGGCAAAAGCTGCTAGAGAGCTTGCAGAGAACCAATTGAAAACCTGTGGAAGGATACTCAACGCCAAACATGTGGAGTTGAAATATGGCACCCCTGGGGTATGCATAGAGTATGCAAAAAGCGGTGGTAGAAAACTTCCAGCGTATAGGGCACAGGTGTTTTTAAACGGGGATTATGTATACCTGGGGGTCTACAAAGAATTCTCTAAGGCGGTTTTTGCAGCAAAATATGCAAAACTCCTTAAAGAGCGAGGCACCAACAAAGAGGGTATTCTGAAAGCCATCTCTTCACTTAAAGGTTTCAAAGTTTTTGGTCAAAAAGGTTGTGTGGAAACAACAGAGCTTGTTTTCCGCTATGTAAACTGGAAAGGTAAAGAGTCTACCAGAAGGGTAGATATGGAGGATGCGGAGTTTTTTTACGGGAAAACGCAATTTCACCCCGAAGATTGTTATCTGATGCACGCTTTTGACATAGAGAAAGGCGAGTATCGGGACTTCAAGGTTCAAGATATTGTACGATTCTACTAAGGATAATGAAATGGCTGATTTAACAGTAGAAAAGATCGTAGAGCTTAAAACTCAAGGCTGGACAAACAGACAGATAGCTCGTGAGTTATTAGGCAAAGAGTCCCGTGAAAGCTGGATTCGTCTACAACTGAAAAAAGCCCAGGCTAACTTTAATGAGATTGCTGGCGAAGCTGCTGAGCGTTTCATGGAAGAAAACCGTGGTGCTAAAATCTGGGTGTATGATACAGAAACCTCCCCAACATTGAGTTACCACTTTGGGATGTTTAAACAGTTTATACAGCCACAAGCAATCGTTATGGAACCTTTTATGCTAACATGGAGTGGCAAATGGTATGGTGAAAACCACCCAGTAGTTGACCGGAAGTTACCTGACTATGATACTTTTGGCAAAGATCAACACAATGATGTTGAGCTTGTTTGCGAACTTCGTGACTATATTGATGAGGCTGATATAATCATAGCTCACAACGCCAGGTATGATTCAGGGTACGTAAATCAACGTTGCGCATTTCACAAAATCGATCCACCATCTCACTATCACGAGATTGATACTTTAGGTATCATGAAAAAATGCTTTACTTTGCCAAGCAACAGTTTGGATTTCAGTTGTCGTTATTTTGCACTTGACCGCCAAAAACTGGTTGATCATACTATGGCTATGTGGCTTCGTTGTTTAGGTCACAATTGCACACCCGAAGAACAGTTGCAGGCTTACAACGAAATGTCGTACTACAACCACTTTGATGTGCTTACGTTGGAAGACTTGTACACCACAGTAAGACCTTTCGCTAAACAGCATCCAAATGTTGGTCAGTACTACAATGACGGAAAAATGCACTGTCCTAAATGTGGTTCCACACAGCTTGAGAAACTTGAAGGCAAGTTTGTATTTACAGGAGTATCTGCCTTTGAAGAATTCCGCTGTGAAGAGTGTGGTTGCACCTGTCGTAGCAGGAAAAACCAAAATGATAAGGAAAAAATGGGGAATATTCTCTTACCTAGCGGTAGATAATTTACAAGGGGCTATTGCCCCTTGTCTAAGGGGATGTAATGGGTGGAATTGTTCATCAGTAGGGGATTATTATGGATGTGATTGTTTTGAATGCTCCGATGAAGGCAGGTAAAGACTATCTTTCAGATCTGCTGGTAGGTATTATGGAACAGAATGGTATTCCTGCCGCTCATCGCGAAGTGAAGGAGATGTTGTTCTCTGTCGCAATCAAAGCTGCTGGGATTACCCCACAACTTTGGGCTGCACTCTATGATCGCCATTACAAAGAGGAGCCTTGCCCTTATCTGATGATTGATGGCAAGCATGTTTCTCCGCGCCAGTGGATGATTCACATCTCTGAAGATTTGATTAAGCCTGTGTTTGGTAGTTATGCCTTCGGAGACGCAGCAGTCAATGCCTTGAGAAAAGATTATCCTGAAGGTGAAGGGGTAATTATCTACTCAGACGGTGGATTTATAGAAGAGGTTGAGCGTCTTTCTGAGTATGCGTATAGCACGGGTGGTGATTTTATGCTGGTTCGCGTGCACAGAAAAGGCTATGATTGGGGTAACGACTCACGTTCATACCTCAATTTGGCCTTAAATGGTGTGCGTGGATATGAAATAGATATTGACAATAAGGAGGGATGTGCGTTAGAATGTGCGGAAACGATAGCAGAAGTCTTCTTTGCAGTTAAAGAGGGCACACAATTCGAGGAGTAGCAGTATGTTAATCGGCGTTGATGTTGATCTCACACTTGTTCCTACAGATGCTGCATGGTGGAACTGGATGGAAGCGATGTACAGAGTGAATGGTGATTTCACTCTACCAGAAGAGCATCCTAAGAATGGCAGATTGTTCTACGACCTGGGCAAATACTTCCCTGAGCCAGGTAAGCATATGCTGAAGCCTAAAGATTTCTGGGAGGATCCGTATTTGTATGATCGTCTTCGCCCGTATGGTCATGCAATGGATGTTCTTAAGAAATGGGTTAAACAGGGTCATCAGATTGCGTTTATCTCAATGTGCAACAAAGGTCATCAGGCTTCAAAAGTTCGCTTCCTGAAGCGTTGGACTCAGGATTTCATGGACCTTGATGATCACTCACAGGGCCACGGTTTCTATGCCACACATTTCAAAGGTAACATCAATTGCGATGTGATGATAGACGACCGTAATGAGTTCTTTAATCAGTTTGATCCGGCTAAAACGATCCTGATTAAAATGAAAACTCCGTACGAACAGCTCTACGAGCTGACTAATCCGGTTGACTGCTTGGCAGATGACTGGTATGATATCGAAGACTTCATGGACACTATTTTGGAGTAACCATGAGTCGGTGTGCGAAAGGTGGTGATCCTGTAGTGCATGAAGGTGACTGGCTTGAAGTGCGGGATAAGGACGGAAAGTTGGTCTTTGCCAACAGGATCAATCATGATATGTGCCAAGAAATGCTCAATCGCTACTTGGTGTTTAAAGCAGACATTGACATGACAAAAGAGAACGAGTATCATATCAGGGTAAGGAGGTGCCGATAGGCAAAACCTTACCCAACGATAGATAATTTGTAATTGATTAACCACAAGATATAGTGTAAAATAGAAGTTCGTCTCGCCCAAAGACGGCTTCAAGGAGAGACAGAAATGAGTGATATGATGACACCTAAGAAAGTATTTATCTCTGTGACCCTTGATTTTCTGGCACAGTTGCCAGGTGTTAATCTTAAGACAAGAAACGGGCTACGTGCTGCACTCTATGCTGTAGGTTTTGACCTCAAGAATATAGATGTGATGAAAGGTAAGAACGTCCGTTGTAAAAACAAAACCACACATTATCGTAAAGCAGATATCTTCGCTGGCACAATGCGGAAAGATTTCCTGTATCCAGAAATTTATCATGGTGTGGATATTCTTGACGTAGAAGAAGTACCAGAAGATGCATTACTGGTTTCAGATCTGCCGTACGATATTCCTGTTGAAGATCGCGTGAATGTCCGTAAGTACACAAAACGCCAGGACAAAGAACAACAAATGTCTATAGGTGAAGATGAGCCTTTCGACATTGACGATTTCAAACGTCTTGAAAAACTGTTTGGACTTGAAGCATAGTATAGAGGGCAAAATGAGTAAAAAATGGGAAGAAAGAGGTTTTGGTAGTCGTGCAGAATATGTTGGATGGTTGTGGTTTAATGGCCTCACAGATGATAACCGACTGCGTGACGATGTTTACTTCGATGAATTTAAAGGAAAAGTTATCAACATAATGGAAGAACTTGACAGACAAGAGATGGAAGCTCAAATGCAGGACACCGATGCGGATATCGCCGAAAAAGAGTTTGGCATTGGTGATCCGAAAGATTATCAATGATAAAAATTAGAGGAGTTTTGCTGTGTTAAACGTAATCAAGAGAGATTTGACAACAGAACCTTTTGATGCTCGTAAAATTGTGGAAGCTGCACGTAAAGCCCTGGAGGCATCGGGGGCTGACATAGTGAGAGCATTTCATGCAGCACATTTTATTGCTGACGAGATTGTTTCTGAATTGGAGAGTTATGCTCAACACGAGGAGGAGATAACAGTACCTGAAATCCACACAATGGTGGAAAACACTTTGATGCGCTACGGTTATCTTGATGCTGCTCGTGCTTACATCGAGTACCGTAAAACCCGTGATAACAACAGGGAAGCACAAGGTAAGCTGTACAAAGATGTTCAAGGCTTTCTTGAACAGACTTGTGATGAGTTTACAAAGGAAAACGCGAACAAACCAACAAAACTGGTGCACACGCATCGTGACTTACTGGCTGGTATTCTGAGCAAACACATGGCTGTGACTCAGATCCTTCCTGACAGGATCTCCGAAGCACACAGCAAAGGCTTTATTCACGTCCATGAACAACATCGTGGCCTTACTGAGTGATCAGTATTGAATAACTCTGTTAACGCTGATTGCAAAGCGGTGTGCAGCAAGCGCTGTGCTAACGGTTCAGAGGCAGGTAACTGCGTTATGAGTAAGAGAGCCTAAACCCTTTGGGCTGAGGGGTAAGGTAATACCGTGCTAAGACGAAGTATCACCCCACGAAGATAATAATTCTAAGTGATATTTCGTTATGTGTATCGACTATCCTTCGGGAGTAAGCTGGAGATGCTACCAGTTGAAAAGCAGAGAATCTCTTCCCCAGAGATTGTGATATAGTCATTGCCTGCAAAAATGCAGGAAAATCAAGGATCTAGATTACATAGTCAGCCCTCTGACAAATTGCTGTTTAATAAACTATCCAGATATGTTGGAGCATGGATTCACCATAGGTAACGCAACAATAGAGTCACCACAATCTATTAACGTTGCCGCAACAATTCTTTCACAAATCAGTGCTGCCGTATCCGGGAGTCAGTACGGTAAATAACGCTGCCGTAGTAAAATCCGGTTAACCCGTAAACACGGGGTGTCCGATAAGGGCTAACGAGGTAAATGGTAGAATGCCACGATCTCGTGCTTAACAAATAGAGGTTGGAAATGCCTACATTCGAAGAAAAAATCAAATGTTACAAAGATGCCATCTATCAACTGTATTGCATAGAAGGTAAAAGCCTTAACTATATTTCTAAACTGTTCAAACTAGACAGAAAAAATATGACTTATGTCATAAAGCATGTGTGGGGTTTTGAGCAGAAATATGTGAGACATACCACACCTTCGATCAGAAAATTGCTGAATGCCCATAGAGATTATCTGATAAAAGTGTTTGATGCTCAGGTTGTCAAGACAAAAGGTTTTGTCTATGATGTGCTTGAAAGCAGAGGTATACCCTATGGCAGCTGGAAGTCAATGAGGTTGAACGACCCAGATTTAGACCGTGCTTATACAAGATACCTTGCCCTACCTTCACCTACACAGATTGACAAGAAAAGAAGGGAAGATTTTCATACAAACAGAAAAGGAGACGATTTAGAAGGTGAGGTGTGGAAAGATATAATGGGTTACGAAGGCTATTATGAGGTTTCTAATAAAGGAAGAATCAGGAACTTTGTAACAAAAGAATTTGTCAAAGCATGCCTCAATAAAAGGTTGAACAGATATGAAGTCCATCTTTATAAAAATGGTAAACGAAAATGTCATAAAAGATATAGGCTTGTCGCACATGCTTTCTGCGAAGGATTCGATCCAGAGCTGCGTAGCACAGTTAATCACAAGGATGGTGATACAACGAACGATGTTGCAGAAAACCTTGAATGGGCATCACAATTAGATCAAGGTTATCATGCGGCGACTGTTCTTAAGAAAGGATTCCATGCTGGCTACAGTAAGTATGGAAAATTCAAGAAAATTATTATAGATAATAAATTTGAATTTAAGACCATAACCGCAGCAGCAAGATTCGCAGGTGTATCTGTCACACAATTTTACAGATACTTGGATGGATCTTGCCAGTGGGATAGGACTTTTGAATTTATCTATTAATTCTTCGAAAAGTTGAGTGTAACGACTAACTGTAGCTTGCAGGTGAAACTCCTGCAAGCGAAACGCCGGAAGCAGCCACCCATAGCTGCTAAGAAATAGTCTAGCCCACAATGAGAAACAAATCTTGTGGGTCGGGTCAGACGTTCAGTCATGTAGACCACTATTTGGTTCCTTATGTTGAAAAAACTCACAAAAAGAATGTAGAGTTTTGCAATCAACACGGCTTAAAAGAAGATGTTGCTAACGATATGACGGAGAAAGCTGTATTCGACGCAATGCAGACTTTTATGTATCAAATCAATACGTTAACGTCAACCAACGGTTAAAAAGCAGGCCGTTGTAAAACTCTCCTAACCTCATAAGAGGGGTCGGTAAATCCGGCTAACGGGAAACGCTAAGGCGAAAGCTATGCCAACCCCGTGACTAGTTCCTGTAGAAGTTGGAACGGTTGTAACGACTAACGAAAGGGTGCAAAACGGACTTTGTGAAGCACAACCTTGTAGTGTAGGGGTTAGTTGAAATACTAACTTCCAAACGGAGAGAGCATCTGGGAGATGCTAAGAGATAGTCTGGCTTTGTGGAAACACAAAGGTGGGGCCGCAGACCCCGTTCGTGACAATCAGTTTAGGCACGGATACCTCGGAATTTGGGCGCATGATCACCCGTAACTACCTCAAGGTTCACAAAGCGGGTTTAGGCAAAGATCATGTTACACCAGTATTCCCTAAAGTTCTGTTCTTCCTTGAAGAAGGAGTCAACATGAACCCAGGTGATCCAAACTACGACCTGAAACGCCTTGCTCTGGAATGCTGTGCGGAACGTATCTATCCAGATTTCGTATCTGTGCCGCTAAACAGAAAAGTGACAGGTTCAACGGAAGGTAATGTCACCAGCATGGGTAAACTAAAACTGCTCATGTAAAATCTGCCTAAACGGGAGAACTCTCTACGGAGACAATCCCGTGCTAAATCGGTGTAAACCGTAAATGCCTAACGACTAGCTGTGATGAATGTAGCAGCGTAGGGTGTAAGCCTATGACACCCCAAATGGTAGACATGCTTTAAGCATGAAGATATAGTCTGATCTGCATGGCGACATGCAGCAGCACGTAAAGGTGCGGGAGTGGCCTTGCGAACCACTCCGAACACAAATGTGTAGAAGTTTTTTAAGTAAATACAACGACCCTGCAACAGGTGATGAAAAATACCTCGGTCGCTTCAACCTCGGTGTTGTTAGCCTTAACCTGCCAATGATCGCAGCGAAAGCTAAGACAGAAGGTGTGGATTTCTACGCTGTTCTTGACGAATATCTAGAACTAGCTTATGATGCCCACATGGTTCGTGTCAATCGCCTGAAAGGAACAAAAGCGGGGCAGAACCCAATCATGTGGTGTGAAGGTGTTCTTGCTCGCTTGGATCCTGATGAGGAAATTGACAAACTATTTTACGATGGATACGCAAGCATAAGTATCGGATACATAGGTGTATACGAGACATGCCAGATCCTTGGCAGAGAGGGTGACAAAAACCTTGCTCTCGGTATCCTCCAACACATGAAGGACAAATGTGCTGAGTTCAAAGAACGTAGCAAATTAGGTTTTAGCCTTTATGGGACGCCTAAACCACACTTGGGCCTTCAATCAGCAATGATTGTCGAATAACTCCACTAAACGGGCATAGCCGAATGATCAATAAGCTGGTAAGAAAAGCTAAACCCTGTGAAGGGCAGTGCTGACCCCGTAGGCAATTGGTGCTTATGCAACAATTGTCTCTAACGACTATCGAAAGCATAGCACCAACCGTACTTGGTGTGAAGAAGTGAGTAGAGTAGGGTTAGTTGAAATACTAACTCCAAATGTGGAGAACCCTTTCAGAGGTGAGAGGGTTGTGATATAGTCTAGTCCGTAAATAAATATCACGAAAGTGACGGTATAAACGAGTGAAAGTCTTTGTTACAAAGCTGCAACATGCTTGGATCGTGAGTATCCTGGAGTGCTGGAGCATGAAAGGAAATATCTTACAAACAGTTTCCATCAACCCGTCTGGATCAAGAGCAGTCCTTTTGATAAGTGGGCATATGAAGAAGGATTTGCTATGATCTCGAACGGGGGTAACATTGGTTATTGCGAACTACCAGATATGCGGAACAACATCGCTGCTATGGAGGCTTTAGTAGACTTCGGTTATAAGCATATTATGTACTTTGGCTTAAACACTGTTTGTGATAAATGTCTTGAGTGCGGGTTTACTGGTGAATTTAAAGCAACACCTAAAGGATTTGAATGCCCAGAATGCGGTAATTGCGATGAAAACACCATCAGTGTTATCCGTCGTGTTTCAGGATATCTGAGCGCTCCAAACTCCCGCCCGTTTAACGCAGGCAAGCAGGCCGAAGTGATGGAAAGAGTGAAACATGTTGGCAATGTAGACCATTGTCCATTGAGTAAATAAGGATAATCTATAAGCCTAAGGATGGGCAATTCACGCATGTTGCTAGGGAATAGGTAAATAGAACCTCGCTCCTGGGTGGTTATTGTCAGTTGAAGAAGGAGATCTGGATGGTAAAAGTTGTCTACATAGATGAGGATAACGAATTCCTTGGCCTGAAGAAAGGTAACATCTTCTGGGCTGAAAGATTGAAAAATGGTGGCTACATCTACGAAGACAAGTTCGGTGTCAAGCACTATGTTGAGGGTTGGGAAGTTGAGGAGCTTGCAGAAAGTCCCCTAGAATGGTGTAGGCGAATGCAAGATGAAGCTGAAACTGGAGAGGAAGCATACAATTACTACAAACTTGCCGAAATGTGGATGGAACGGGAGAAAAGAGGTTAGAACAATGAGATACATAAAATACTTTTCGTGGATTTTCTTAGCCCTGCTAGAACCTCTTGCAGCAATCTTAGCAGTTGTCCTGGCGCCTTTTGTAGTTCCATTCTACAACGAAGAAAAAGGTCATTTACCTTTGGGATTCAGGTGGATGGAGACTTATGATAACCTAATTGATGGTGACAAAGGTCACGTCGAACGGTGGCTAAGATCAGAGAGAAAGGTAAGTTAGGTGTCTACCTACAAAGAGTGGGGTGGCTCTGGAGAAACAAGGCCTACAACTTTTCTTACAATATTTTGGGGAGAGAAGTGAAGGATGTTACCAAGTGGAAAGGTAATATCAATATAAGTCAAGATGGTCAAACAGGTTATCTCCTGATGTGGAACAGTAATGCCTGGGGGTTATTTGCTTTTATCCCTTCGATCAAAATCTTTGGTAAACAGTTTTACTGGAGAATCTACATAGGGTGGAAGCTAAAAAGTGTTGTCCCCGAAGACAGGGCATTCTCACGGCAAAGAGTTATGTTGGCATTCTTTATTCACCCGCTGAGAATGAATAACTAGCAGCAAATCCCGCCCTTCGGGGTGGGGTATTGAGTGAGGTAGGCATGAATGTTGTTAATATCATAGAGTGCAGTATGGTCGATGGCCCAGGTGTCAGGACAACAGTATTCTGTTCTGGCTGCCCACATCACTGTGTCGGTTGTCACAATCAAAATGTTTGGTCCCCAACTAAAGGTGAACCATTGACAGACGGCATAATTGAGAGTATACTTCGCTCCATAGAACAAAGTCATATTGCTGGTGTTACATTATGCGGCGGTGAGCCTTTAGCACCATACAACATTGAGGGTATGTACTCAATCATTTGCGCTATCCGAGAACGATTCGGCAACACAAAAACTATTTGGGTGTACACAGGGTATTTGTTTGAAGAAGTCCCCGATTACATCAAAGATAGTGTCGATTACATTATGGATGGCAAGTACGAAAAAGATAATCCCACTAAGAAACCTTTCCGTGGGTCTGACAATCAGTGCCTTTATGTTAAGAAAGACGGTATCTGGCACAAGGTTGATTAAAAAGTAAGCAAACGGTATATGACATTTGCAATATTGATTGACAAAGCTCAGTAAACTTTGTTATACTTAGCTCAACAAAACAGAGGAGGGGCCTTGAGATGGCTAAGAAAATGCTGAAGAAAGCTCTGAAAAAAGAAATGGCCTTGGAGCTTAAACGGCGGCGTAAACATGAAGAAGCTGAAAGAGCAAAACGTAAAGCCAAAGAAGAGGATGAAGAATAATGTCGATCAATGTGGACAAACGCAGAGCTTTGGCTCAGGAATTTGTGGATTTAGTATTTCCCCGCATGATGGCAGGCCATGCTGAAAGTATTCAGTTTGAACTTGAAGGTATTCGCCTGTTACTGCAAAAATCTACTGATCCTCGCTTGATGAAAGACCTGGAAGCAAAAGCCAAACAGCTTGAAAAAGCATTGTTAGCTGAAACTCAGGCCAAAGTGCAGGAGATTATGGTGGATGCAATGGCTGGAGAGTTCTCCGTGAAAGAACTGGAAGAACTGATCCACACAGAGAAACTTAACATTCGTGTACAAGGCGTAGCAGCCAGACTTGATCAATCTTTAACTGAACTCCTGGGATGATTCAAGAAAACAGCCGTTGATTAGGCCGTGCGGTGCTGAAGTGTAGCGGTCTGAAACAATATTCCCCAATTATCCTCAACTAAGGAGTCCCAAAATGGGCAGAAGTCGCGAAACTCGTCGTATGCGTGAAGATGCTAAAGAAGCTCGTAAAGCTGAGCGTATGAAACACGCTGCGGAAAAATTTGCTGAAGAACGTGAGTACAATGCTCCAGCTATACGTCCTCTTAACAAGAAACAAGGGTTGTATCTGCACTTCTTACAGACTAAGAAGATTATTATCGTAAACGGTGTGTTTGGTAGCGGTAAAACATTTATGGCCTCAGCTTTTGCTGGTCAGCAGCTGCGTAAAAATGAGATTGACAAGATTATTGTTGCCCGTCCTTATGTCCAGACGGGTAGGACTTCAGGGTTTAAACCTGGTAATGCGATGCAGAAACTTTGGCCTTATCTGCGTAGCATGATGGATACTATTCGTCGTCAGGTTGGTGGTGGTGCATTTGCAGCTATGCTAGGTGATGGTCAAAACAGCCGGATTGAGATCTGTGAAGTTGAATCAATCCGTGGTCGTTCTTTTGACGAACGCTGCTTTGTACTGATTGACGAAGCACAGCAAACTTCACCGGAAGAAATGTTGTCGATCATTACTCGTGTTTCAGACCAGGCAACGCTGGTAATCATGGGTGATAACTCGCAACGTGATATTGCAGGCCGTTCTGGCCTAGCATGGGTTACTGATTTCTTTACTCGCCACCCGGATGAAGAAGTTGGTATGGTAGATTTCGATAGTCCAGATGATGTTGTTCGTTCTGGTATTGGTCGCCAGATTGCACTTAACCTTATTGAAGACCGTAAAAATAAAATTTGGACTCCGGTATCTGAATAATAACTCACAACAAGGGGGTAGAAGCCCCCTTCTACAGATATTAGACATGCGCAAACTCACACACGAAGAACAGATAGTTGCTATTGCTAAGATTAATCCTGATGTTGAGGTGCTTGGGAGAGTCGTTGATAGTAAAACACCAGTGTTGTGCAGGTGTAAGGTTTGTGGGCATGAATGGTTTGTCAGACCTTTTAACCTTAAAAGCGGAAAGGGCTGCCCCGAGTGTGCTAAGCCAAAAATGGTGCGGGGTAGAAAATTATCCCACGAAGAACATGTTGCTGCGGTGACAAAAGTGAACCCTTATGTAGAGATACTAGGAAAGATAACTAATAATGCAACACCAGTCTTATGCAGATGCAGAATCTGTGACCACAAATGGTCCCCTACACCACACAGCCTTAAGAGTAAGCAGGGGTGTCCTGTCTGCGGGAGACTGAAAACAATACAAAGCCTCAAACTATCACATGACAGGCATATTGAGGCTATCTTGAAAGTTAACCCTAACGTTGAGATATTAGGAGAGGTGACAGGAAATACTACAAAAGTATGGTGTAGATGCAAGACTTGTAAGCATAAGTGGATGGCCACGCCCCACAACCTTAAGAGTGGCAAAGGCTGCCCGAAATGTGCTAAATACGGTTTCAGAAATCACTTAGAAAGTTGTCTGTATCTCCTTGTTGATAATGCAGAAATACCAACCTGTATAAAAATAGGTGTGACTAATGATTTCGGTAGAAGACTCAAGGAGATTGAGCACCGCACACCTTTCCCGATCTATGCACTGAAAGTCTTTACTTTTGAGGCCGGATGTGCTACATTACAACTTGAGCAATTAGCTCACACAGTATTTGCAGATCGCAATTGCCGCTTCGAAGGTTTTGATGGTTGTACAGAGTGGTTCTGGTACTCTCATGAGATTTTGGAATTTATTGAAAATAACTGTTGACAACCATCGTCGTTTCTGTTATAGTTATCCCATCAAAAGGAGAACGAAGTATGGCAGAAAAGAGATTTCTATCATTGCAAGAAAGACTTAACAAAGTGTATTGCCTTGTCCCTAAAGGTGAAGGTTATATCGTAGCCAACAAGGGGTCACGTAATGCATGGATTAAGAATCCTGACGGGTCTGTAGAAAGTGTGGCAATCTTGACAAATTCGTCTTACAAGATGTTCACAGAGTCTATGGAGTATTTCACAAGTGAAGTAAAATTTGTTGGAGAAAAGGTTGACATAGACGGTGTAATCTGGTACATTGTTGACATTGCAGGAATTCCAGAGAACGACAACACTTACAAATACGTTGTAGCAAGATAAGGTGGTGATGCAGTAACGCTACAACAAATCTACCCTCACATAAGGACCGCTATTATGAACAAATTTTATAACAATCGTCGTCAGCCTGAACGCAACGAGAAAGCAGTAGAACCGATGCAGAACAAAATGTTCGGTATGCCTGGTGGCATTATGGAAACATACAGCTATCCTGCTCCGGTTATGGATCATGTCATCTATATCGATGACTTAGAAGACCTTCAGGATCATCTGTCTCGTCTACAACTGATCCGTATGCTGCAACCTGACGACTCTGTACGTATTATCATCAATTCACCTGGGGGAGCTGTTAACATAGCTATGGCTTATCTCCAGGCAATGCGTGAATCTCAGGGCCATGTAGTTACTCATGCTGAAGGTATGGTTTGCTCTGCTGGTACTATTTTGTGGTTAGGTTCAAAAGAACGTACTTTGTCTCCTAACTGTGAATTCATGTTCCACAACTATCAGGGCGGGACTTACGGTGACGGTGCTAATATGCACGATCAGGTGACTTTCTTCAAACGCCATTTTGATCGCTTAATTGATAAAATGTACACTGGGGTGTTAACTGAAGAAGAAATTGCTAAAATTAAAGGTGGTGGTCAGGTCTGGTTGAACGAAGAAGACATGGCTGAACGCACTGGTGCAATCATCCTCGACGAAGAGAATATTGCACGTATTCAGGCTGGTCAACAGGCTTTACCTTTCAACAAAGACCGTGGTGTGTTAGGTGAAGAAGGTTTACCGGAAGTTCATCAATGCAGCTCTATGGAAGAACTGGTAAAAGCTATCCATGAAGCGAAAGCTAAGGACAAAGAAGAAGATCATCCGAAAGATGTTTATCTGAATCTGCTGATGGACGATGGTCGTAACTTCAAACTGAACGTTGCAACGTTAAGTGAAGAAGAACTGAAAGACTTCACTGTTGCAGAACTCCGTGAGATCCTGGTTCAGTTACATGGTGCTTTAACTGGTGAAGAAATTGAAGTTAAAGACAACAACCGTGGACGCCTGGTTAAGAAAATTATCAAAGCTGGTAAAGACCTGCATGATAAACTTCTGGGCTAATTAACATAACTCAAAGCCCTCTTCGGAGGGCTTTTTTGATCTGGAGATTTGATAATGACCTGTGCTCGTAAACCGGATAGCGAACGCAAGCCTTACGATGAATACGTCACCCCACAATACTTAGCTGATGCTTTATTTGGGCTGATTGATTTTCCTGATGACTTCACTTTTATGGAGCCGTGCCGAAATAGTGCCACGGGGCCATTCTACAGCAATATGCCGCTTGGGTCAGCGTGGGGTGAAATTCAGGAAGGCGTGGACTATCTGAAAACAGATTACCCACATGTTAACTGTATTGTGACCAACCCGCCCTTCTCTCATGCTCAGCAGTTTATAGAGAAAAGTCTGAAAGATGCTGATGTGGTGATCATGCTGCTACGTCTTAATTTCCTTGAGTCAAAGACACGTTATAAGTGGTGGCAAACTCACCAACCAACAACAGTGATCACGATTGCCCTGCGTCCATCCTTCCAGGAGAACGGCAGGACTGATGGGCAGGCTTATGCATTCTTTGTGTGGGACAAACAGGACCTGTTGAAACTTCCACCGTTTATGTGGATAGGACCAGAATAATGAACGCCAGAGATACGCTACACAGTCTAGCTATAAAGGCTCCTATAACGCTCCCTAAAGAGATGAACGAGCTTTACGATGCAGTTGTAGCCACAGCTAAAGAAAAAGCAGTTGCAGGCTTTCTTGGATGCTCATTTACGCTAAAAATCCCTGATCATCTGTCCGATTACATCCCACACATGATAGCTGACCTAAGATCGGGTGGCATATCTGTGGATGTGGTTGGGATGAACCCAGAAAAAGATGCTGTATTTGTGTTTTTGATGTTGACGTGGTAAGAGGGGTGTGCTACTATTCACAATATCGGAGGTGCTAGTATGACTTACGTTAAATTCAACATCTGGTTCCGCAAAAACAAACACTACACAGAGTTGTTCATCACACAGGGTGAAAAACCTGAAGGTAATGGTTGGTGGTGCCGTGAGATGCTGCGTAAGGATGAGCACTTCAAAAGACTGACTGACATGATTCCGGCTGATGAAATTTATGATCTGGATCATGGTAGAGATGTGTTAGATTTAATACAATACATGAACACTTGGAAATAACAGGAGTCCACGATGAAAATCGAAATCGTAACAGGTGACAGCGGCAAGAAAGAAGTTAACGGTGATTTCGCCACAGTGGTGAAAGACACGATGTTTGAAAAAACTCATTTTGGCGAAAGTGTTGTTGGTGACACTGTTCAGGTGATGGGTTTTGTACCTAAAGGTGCAACAATTCTCATTCTGGTAGCAGGTCAGGAACCTATGGAAGGTACTGTCGGTACAGACGGTTATATCTGCATGACTGAACACCCTCGTATGCAGATGGAAGATAGTGCAGGAAATCGTATCGGTTGCAAATTCGATGAAGTAGCTCTGATTTACGCAGAAGACCCTGAAAACTGCGAAAAAGAAGATATCATTGTTGGTAACGAACTTTTCGCTATCGAAGAGTTGTCAATGGTAGCTCCAAAAACAGTTCAGTAAGTTTCTTTAGCCTGCCATGGAAGGCTTTTCAGGAGGTTTAAATGAAAGTAAAATTCCTTACTGACCACGGTTACCCATCACTTTGTGATTGTGTTGGCAAAATTGTTCCCTGTAAACGCTTGACAACCGATCCTACAATTGTTATAATTCGTGGCGTTGATTTATTAGAGGCAGGTGCAAAAGAGGGAAGAATATCCCCCGGATACACCTACTACATGTCCCTTCTGCCGCTCCCAGAGCATGGTGGTTTAGGGTTCGAAATAGTTGAGGAGTGACCACTATGAGCAAGCTACTGTATACTTGGAAAGATTTTTACGTATCACCGGATAAGATTCACACATATTATTACTATGCTTCAGGAAAGCATACTGAAGCAGATGTAAAACGTCATCAAATTATGATGGCTAAAGCTAAATACGCTTACTTTATCGCTGGTGTTTCTGAGGCAGTAGCTGCTTTTGTGGCTTGCATGGATAAAGCATTCGATGATAATACGCTTTATTTTGTTGAAGGTGTGGAAACAGGCCGCCCAGAGCGTCGGGTAACACCGTTCACTCTTGAAGGTCATGACCTGCCTGTTAAAATTGCTGTGAATTATTATGAAGGCTACAACGAATGTGGTCTGTATGCTTACGAAACTGTCGAAATAGAAGAGGAAGAACTCCTAACTAAAGCCGAAAGAGACTACATTTCAAGATTTATCTCTGAAGTGTTTGAAGAATGTATGCGCACTCATCACAGAAAAGCTCGTGATCGGATGATCCGCAGTATGGCAGAATTCAAATAGGAGTTGACACAATGGGCATTGTTGAGCTATATTTTGGTGTCGCAGGATTACTAATGATTGTCCTGGCAATCCTGTGTATGAAGACTAAACGTCGGATCAATGGTGATGACGTTCACAATATCCTGGGGTTGGCAGGGCTGTGGCCTTTCCTGTTCTTGGGCTTGCTGATCGGTGTAATCGATTGGGTTAAGAATATGCGTAAGCTGAAAGGAGGTGGTGATGGAAAATGACATTCATGCCCAGTTGTTGTGGCAGGTGCTCCATATCATAAAAGAGCACCGGAACAATGCACAGACATTGGCTGATCAGCTTTTACTCCAGAATTTGTTGCATGAAATTGTCGAGTTAATTGACGAGGTAGAGTATGGGTCAGGCGATGTTGGTTGAGATGTTGACTGGGGTATGTCTGTTCTTTGTTGTTCTGGCAGGTGCAATTGTTCTTTACCACAAAATCAAAGAGGACGATGAAGATGATTGACCTCTCAAAAATTGATCCTGATAACATGTCTCTTGAGCAGGCCAAGGAGTACATGCACAAACTGATCGATATATGGGAGATGGATTATCGCGCCCATAATGTAGAACACGGCGATGAAACATGGCCTATGGTTCGTTCTAATTTCGATTGGATTGATGACTTTAATTTCTTCTTAACTTTCGGTAAGGAGGATTGAGATGTTTCTGAAATACGTCAGATCTTGCCTTGAGAACCTGGACAAGAAGCATTGGTTGATGCTCCTGGAAACAGGCAAGATTGAGACGAAAACTGGTGTGATCAAACTAGCATCAACAGTTAACCACTCTAAAGAGGTTCTTAATATTTACGATGTTGAAGCGAACACACGCTACTCTGTATCAATGAACCGACTTATTGTTACTCGCGGATCTGGCGCTAATGCACGAGATTACGCCTTTGATGTGGTGACAGAGCGGGACGAAGGTTCTGACAACTTCAAAATGTCTATTCGCGATATGAATCGTTCAATAGAGCGTATTCTTAAGGCTCTGCCTGAATCTCGTGGAGAGAAAATTCATAAGATTATTAAGAACAAAGCTAACTGGGTAGTTCTCGCCATTGTGATCATGCAGATAATCCTGATTATCCACCACGCAGAACTGCTCTTAAAATAGATCCGGTACAAGGATGTACCTAGGGAGACATAATGAAAAAGTTCATCAAAGAGTTGATAGAGGGGGTGTGCTGGTTTGCATTTGGCGCAGTGTTAGGTCTTCTATTTATTGAAGCTATGAGGCTTATGCTTGCAGTATTGCAACGTACACATTGCAGGTAAGTGGTTACGAAGAAGTCTGTGTTGAAGCAACAATTGATAAAAAGTTGACTGATAACAAAGATTTCTTCCACGGCTATGCTATCCTTTCTTCTGGTGAAGAGGTAGAGTTCTGGCTTTATGTGGAAGAAGAGCAGGCTCGGATGCGAATGGAAGCTCCAGCCGCTAGTGTTCCGGCAACGGAGCCTGAGCGGTATTCTGGGCCAGCAGATGGGGTCCGTATATGACAAAAGAGCAGTTTGATGTATTCCAACGCATTTTTGATGAACTGGATCGAGATATCGTAGCTCGCCGCTACAACCCAACAATGGAGTCTCCTCTGGAAGATATGCTACGTCAGCAAGGTTTTGATGTGGCGTACGATGCCATTATGGATATCTACCACCGAATGTTGAAGGAGGAAGCTGATGCTGTGGATCCATCATAGTGATGGAACCTTGTTCTATACAGCAGGGGTCCGTTACGAGGTTATAGAAGGGAAAAATATTATTGTAAAAACGTTTGACAAGGACGATAAACTTCTGCTAGAATTGCCCTACAAACAAGGTGAGATTGATTTCATAGAGATTGATACAGATGAGCATTACAATCCTCTGAAGAAACCTGGCCTTGGTAGAAATTCTCAAACGCACCTTATACATATGTTTAACGTCGCCCGCCAGGAGTCCCCCTCCTCTGTAGGAGGGAGTACAGTCACTGCAGATGATGAAAAAGAGAAATCTCAGAAAACAGTGAAAAGAAAAGGTAGAGGAAGAAGATAATGGCTAAAGAATTCAAATACGACACTTATTACTTCAACACGCAGAATGGTCTGTACTACATTGTGCACTCAGACACTCCAAACATTGTAATGGTGTGCAGTCCTGAAAATATAAGTAAAGGGAAAGGTTCTGCTTTCACTAAAGAGCTTATGATAAAAGCTGTCGAGAGAGGTATTTTTGAAGAGGAGATCTTCTGATGCCTACAGAAACAACTTTCATGATATCCGGTCGTATGTCTGTTGACGAAGACTGGCATTTGATCAGGGTTCTTGTTTTTAAAGAAGGTACAACTCCTGAGTACATCCGGGATAACCTTAATAAAGCGGGTGCCCTCTATAGCCAGACGTGGCGTTATGTGAAGCTGGAGGAGGTTACAGATGTGGCTCTTTGATTGGTGGCAGAAACGCAAATTCCACACAGTAGCCTATCGCCGTTGGAGTATCGAGTGGCTTGATGAATATGGTATGAAAATACCCGGCGATACTGACGTAGGTTACTGGATCCTCCAGGAAAACGGTTACGGTGAACGTCGATTCATGACAACATCGAAAAACCTTATGGTTGCGGGTTACGTCGTATACCTGGATACCCACAATGTGATCTTTGGGTGAAGACAGGTATTTATCCTGCTGGTGTACAGCTGGTGGAGGATGATTGATGGAAGTGGAATTTAAGATTTTCTTCGATGGTGTATGGTGGAGAGCACAAGTGAGGAAAGTTCACCTTGGCTTTATCCCAATGTGGCACAATATCTGGCTAAACGGTCAGTGTAAATGGCATTCTGAAGAAGAGGCCGTTTGGGCTGCGGATTGCTACGTGAAAGACCGAGCTTTAACAGAGCAGGGTGCACAGTATTACACGGCTGACCAGATCCATACTAAAGCTCATATGCCTAAGGAAGCACCGCCAAAAAAGGTGTAAAGGACGGTAAACCGCGTCCACCTGAACCACCACAACCGATTATCCGCTATGAAGGCTGGTAAGGAGAGAGTTATGCGTCATGTTCGTTTACTTGATGGCCTCGATGACGACCCGGTAGTAAACCGAGTAGCTGAATTAGTCGATAAGATGATGGAATATCAATACCGTTTGTCAAACGGCACATTCCGCATGTTCCGACGCAAAGATGCACAACGTATGGAAGAGACGGTTGAGAAAATCCGTCGCCATATTGGCGTACTGCTTGGTAAAGTTTATCCAGGTGGTGGCTACTGGGAAGTAACTGGGGTGCCGGATACTCGTATCCTGCTTATGTATGTAGATGAGTAGAGGTGGGTTATGGTTATCGAGACAATAATTCCTTCTGACCTCATGTATCAATTTTACATGGAGTACAGGAGCTGGGTGTGGGGAGGTGCTAAAGATACGGATCCTGTGTTCCAAGATCATCGTGGTTTGTGCGGTAACCTGTCTGCGTATGCCCATTACCAAGCTGTTGATACAAAGATGTTCGATCAGCTTCACAAAGAGCTGGAAGATGCTCTGGAAAAAGTCTATGGAGATATACAATTTCCATTTGACAATGGAGATGCATACGTGTACTATAGTCGCCGGAACAAGCATATCAACGTTCTGAGAATGCTGTTTGTGGATCGTATGATCCTTAATTACGAGGAGGCCCACAGAGGTGAATCTGTATAAAATAACTGCTCTGGTGGAAGATGCCTGGGATGTTGAGGATGACCACCAGAAGAGAAAACGTGTAATTGGCTACGCCATTGCGGGGGATGGTGTTTCTGCTGGCTGGTTAGCCGGATATTTATTTGCAAGATCAAATTTCGACCGTGGCTATCAACGTGGCGGGTTTAATGGCAAGGTCCACGTAGATTTTGAGAAAATTGACTTGACAACAGCACCTGAAGTGTTTATAATTAAACATCCTGATAGCAGATCACCTTACTGTTGGGACAATGCTAAAAAACAGTGGACACCAGATAAAAATTGTGCTACAATGCTTAAAAACAATAATCTTGATGAGATGCCGACATATGGCAAAGTTGAGATTAAAAGTAGTTGACAACACGATTTGAATCTGTTATAGTCACCACATCAAAACAAAGAGGGTGCCAAGATGAAACAAGAACTTGTTATTGACAACAACGGTGCATTTGGTCTTATCGCAGGTGTAGATTACGTTGAAGAAAGTATGGATCAATCGTGCCCTAGGTACTTCCGGTACGTGGTGAAATCCATGCGGAAGATAGTGAGCTGAAAGCAGTACTTGAAGCATTACGCTTCGATCCTCAAGACGGGCTTTCGCCTTTGGATCACGCCAAAGAGGTTCGTCAAATGGCAGACGCGCTTATCATTCTGGCACAAGGTCACTTTTAACATAAACACTTGACACCAACAACAGGAAGGTGTAGTATGTACGACATGCTTTTGATGTTTCTCATCTATACTTTCCTTGTCTGTGGTATCATTGGAGGGCTGGACTTTGTAATCCAGCTCCTCTGTGAACACTACAAACAAGAGAAATAATTACCAGGGAGTATACAATGCGTATCGAAGTAGCTTGTCTGTTAGTCATGATTTTCCTGATAGCTGTTGTTAATTTTTTAGGCTACGGCTATTAATTCTACCCAACAAAAGGATCTTCTAATGAAAATTAAATTACTGAACACTGAAATCGCTGATCCAATCCACGGCCTGACTGAAGGTATGATCGTCGAAGCTAAAATTCCTACACCGGAAGATGTAGCTCGCGATGCCCTGGGTGACGAAACTTTCGAAGGCATGGGTGATGCTGAACGTGAAGCTCTGCTCACTATGGTTGAGCTGAACCTCCCAGAAGGTATGGCTACTTTCGATGCCCCAGGTAGCGGTGAAAACCTGATTGTTTTACCTGAAAACTACGAGGTAGTTGAGGAGTAAAGCAATGTTAGCAGTCGCTTATCTCTTAGCTGTTGTAACAGCACCTGTAGTTCTTGCTTACGGCGTGTTTATGATCTCTCAGGCCAAAGTGTTGAAAGAATTCTTTTAACATTTACCTCACTAATCCTCGGCACAACGGATGTGCCACTTTTATAAGGTACACACAATGCGTCAACCGGATTTTAAAGTAGTACTTAAAGGTGTAGATGAAGAAACAGCAAAAATCTTCGGTATCAAAGATGGTGAAATTCATGATGCATTTGTCCCAAGTCCGGCAGATGTGTTGAAAGAGATCACTTCACACGGAGATCCTGATCTGGGTGAAGATGCATTACAGCAGGTCACTCTGAGGATGATCCTCGAAGAGGTTGTTTTCATTTTCCCAAACGGTGATGAAGATAAAGGTCTGGCTATTCCTGGTGAATTCTGGGATCCTGTTGAAGAGGAGGATGAATAATGAAAATTCGCCTGACTAAAGTTGAAGATGGTATGATTCCTGATGACATGAAAGAAATGGTGGAAGCAACTGGGATGATCAAGGAAGGGGCTGTGCTTGATGCACACTACCCAAATAAAGAAGAACTGCTTCGCTTTGGTGTTGCAGAAGAAGATGTTGGTATTCTTCTGGTTATGATGACTTTTGACCAAGCGGTAGTTCTTGAAAACATCCCTGGCTTCGAAGCAGACCCGATGATTGTTTGTGGTGACTGCTACGAAGTTTTAGAAGAGTAACAGGAGGCTCCCATGCTGGTTAAAGCTAGACTGATCGGCGTGGGAGATGTTTTGGCAGAGTACGGGGTTCACGAAGGTGATGAGGTTGTAGGTGAAACCCCAACCAAAGAATCTGTAGCTAAAGCACTCTCCCTTGAGGATATTTCTACATGTGGGCTGACAGAAGAAGATATTCTGTTTCACATGGTAAGAGATAACGTTATCATTTGTTATTTTTATCGTAATGGAGCACCGGAAGCATTCATATTCAAACCTAACCACTATGAAATATTGGAGATCATAGCATGAACAAAGAAATGCTGAAGCTGTTTTTAGGAACAATGGCTATTACAGCGGTAGCAGTTATTACGCTTATCATTCTATTGTAAGGAGATCTTATGGTAGTAAGCACATTGACTGCTATTCTTTTGGTAATCGTACTCTTATTTGTTGTTTGCAAAGTTGTCGTAGAATGGTGTAAAACAGAACTTCGTAAACAAGGTTTCGGTGAGTTTGATATTAGCCGTCTGCAACTTCGTGGAGAATTGTTCGTAGCCTATCTTTTATGTAAAGATTATAGCTACACAGCTGACGAAGTTATCCATGCAATTGACGAAGGCTACAAACTTGAAGATATCCTGAAAGGTATTCGATAGGAGGGGGCTTATGGACCCTACCATGACAGATGTTTATGTTCTACTGGTTATATTTGGCGTATCCCTCTGCCTTGGTGGGGTACTTGCTGGGGCGGCATATCTGCTAAAAGCGGCGTGTGACTGGATTCGGGAGGAGTTGAAAAAATGACAAATGGTGATTGCTTCGCAGTGAAATGCCTCGGAGATTACTGGGGATTCACAAGAGGTGGAATATACGATGGTTACATTTGCCACCATCCAGATATTGATGGTGAGTTAGCTTTCTATACGATTGATGATGATGGAGATAGCCGTTATATTTGTCTGACAGTAATTGAGAACCCAGAATACTTCAAAATCGTAGATATTTTGGACTAGGAGCAGTACTATGTGCTGTAAACATTGTGGCAAGCAAGGGGACCTCTAAAGATGGCACGTACTAAAGTTGAATTGTTTACTTCTCTTCCAGCTGACCCAGCAGAACGCGAACGTCTGCGTAAAACAGTTGAAGAACTGGTAGATCTCCAGTTGAAAATTAAAGACATGAAGGAAGCAATGAAGGATATCGTTAAGGTGGAAAAAGAAGATCACCTGATCTCTCCGAAATTCCTGAAGTCTCTGGTGGCTACCGAGTTCGACAAGCGCTATGGTGCTGAAGAGCGTCGTGCGAAACTAGAAGCTGAAATGGATGCTATGGAAGAGACTGATATCCTCTTCAAGCGTTCAGCAGAATAACATAGAGGGGAGCTTTGGCTCCCTTTATTTTTATCACTGTGCGTCACAAAACCCCGTCCTTTGAGGGCGGGGCTGGATGGCGTTAATCAGGGCGACACTGGTGCGAATATTTTGCTTTTTCATAGACCAACCTCTTGACTGCTTCAAAGAACTGCGGTATATTTAGTGCAAGGTCAGTATAGACCAACACGGAGACTAAGACAATGGCCACTCAGATTAAAACATTGCAGGTGAGGGTAAAAGACCGTCATGCCGCTCTGTTGCGTCAGATGGCCTTTGAAGTGAATCAGGTTTTTAACTTCATTAATGAAATGACAGCGGAGGAGTACAGCAACGTCAGCGAGTACGGCCCTAAACAGCGTGTTTGGCTGACAGAGTTTGACGTGAACAAACGGGTTGCTGGTATACAAAAAGAACACCAGTATCACATCGGTTCTGCAACAGTTCAGGAAATTTCGAAGTCTCAAGCTAAAGCCAGGAAGCAATTCAAACGCAGCAAACTACGTTGGCGTAAAAGCGGAGGTGCTAACCGTAGCTTAGGGTGGATACCGTTTAGAGGTGCACAAGTCCAATGGAAAAACGGCTGCGTCAAGTTTGCCGGGTACTACTTCAAGGTCTGGGACAGCTACGGATTAAGCGGATACAAATTCCGCGCTGGTAGCTTTGCAGAAGATGCAAGGGGCCGCTGGTACTTCAACGTTGCCGTTGAGTATAAATGCGAACCTGCCAAAGCTACGGCGGCTGTTGGTATCGACCTGGGGCTGAAAGACATTGCCACCACTTCTGACGGTGAGAAACTCCCGGCTGGACGTTGGTATCGTGATTTAGAAGGCAAGCTAGGAATTGCTCAACGTGCACACAATAAGAAACGTGTCAGAGCTATCCATGCAAAAATCAAGAATCGCCGTAAAGATACCCACCATAAATTCTCTACGGCGCTGGTCAATAAATACGCCGCTATCTTTGTTGGCGACGTAAGCAGCAGTAAATTGGCTAAAACTGAGTTAGCAAAAAGCATCTACGACGCTGGTTGGTGTCAGCTAAAAAATCAGATTCAGTATAAAGCGATTGCGCGGGGTGTGATTTTCGAGGTCGTGGATGAAGCGTACACCACCCAAACTTGCTCACACTGTGGTGCAATCAGCCACAGTAGTCCGAAGGGTAGAGCAGGTCTTGGAATAAGAGAATGGACTTGTGTGGAGTGTGGTGTCCTCCACGACCGCGATGTAAACGCGGCAAGGAACATTCTCGCGGCTGGGCACAGCCGTCTCGCTGGAGGAATCCCCTTCCTTTGGGGAGGGGAGGGTGTCAACTGAGGTTTGTATGCCCCGTGATCACGAATTGTTACCTGGAGACAGTCCTACGCTTGTAGCCGTCTGCACAGGTATTGACAGAACATTTAGTGTAATTAGCCCCGACGATAGTACTTATGGAGAGGTGTTTCCAAATCTGAACAGGATGAAAGACATGGATCGTGATCTTCCAAGAGATTTTTGTCAGGCTATGATCGATTTACACTGGATGAATTCCTGTAGAGAGTCGCTATGTACTCGTACAGATGCGGATGTTGAAGGTCTGCAATACCTCACAAAAAGACTTAAATGCACAATCGGAGAATATGATGAAATATACACCAAAAGAACTAAACCAGCTTGTAAGTGAAGAAGGCTTGTATCCGTTATTAAGTGTAATGTGTACTTGCACAGGTAATATCAAAGGGTTGTACCTTGGGGAAATCTACCAGGTGCTCTATGCCCATCGCAGAAATTTCGAATGCATCATTACAGAGACTGGTCAGACTATTTTCCTGCAAGGTCTTACTACAGGAGAGGTTGTTGCCCCCGGCCTTGATTGCGAGTTTCTCCCCTGGAAAGACTACGACGCTGATCATAAGTGATCGGAGGTAATGACAAATGGAGTTCAATGTGCTCTGCCCTGAAGGTGAGGTGTGTAATTACCCTTTTGAGAAGCCCTGCCGAACCAACATGCCTCTGGACTTTCGGTTAACATTAACTGCGGTGCATGAAAGGAACGTCAGACGACAGGATCTTGATATGATCACAGACACCACCGGGCTTGAAGACTTCAATAAAATACTCCGTGGAAGGGAGGGGGTTTTAGAGGACCCTGAGACTAAAAATAGCCCTCAGATTTCAAATTTAAGGGGCCTGGATGCAATTCTGACGCATTTTTCGCAAGAACATGAGCAAACACCTTACCCTACCATAAAAACTCACTACAGGCCTTCTGATAGCGTTTTAGGAGGTCTGTACATTTTCTCGCCAACGGCGAGTTGCCCAAAAATTTTCTAATCTTACCTTCACTGCTCAGAAAATAATCAATTTTCTTCGAGGCAATACCTGCTCAGAAAATAACCTATTTTCCTCGCGGTTCACGCTTGACTCTCCCTTCAATTTGTGTTATTATCAGTTTGCATTATGAAGGAGGGTCTATGTACAAGCTGATAATCGTTTTACAATCTGGTGAGCGTATCGAGCTTGGAGATCGCTTTCACACAATCGAAGACGCAGACAGGGAAGGCTATCGTATCCTGCAAGAATCGAGATATGTAGACTATTTTGAAGTAGCAAGAGCAACAGGAGAAGCGTATGAGGGTAAGTGATGTTACAGACACAGCTATCAGCTACTGCCTGTTCTCATTAGCAATCATAAGTGCTATATTGTGTGTAGCTGGAGCGGTCACAATGATATGCATACTGTTGCAGTATGTCGCGGAGCTATTCACTACTATGTAGCTTCTCTGCCCACACATCCACAACAATCGCAAGCTCTGTTGCCTGAAGAGTCAAAGAAATTTCACTCTTTAGGCATCGTGCACGGTATAAAATCAACATAAGGAGCCAGTATGTGACTTGAGCTTTTCACAGAAGATGGGGATGGGATTCTCTATCTTGAATTTGATCCTGAACTTCTCCCTGATGTACTTTATGTATCCCGGTTAGCTGAAGCCCTGGGTAAAGACCCGGACGAGTTGGTGGCTCAGGCTGAGCGCACTAACTGGGAGGAAGCTCTAGAGATGGCTATGTTATCTGTACCTGAGGGAGGTACAGAGGTAGATATCTATACGGAGTAGCATTTCACTGGCTACGCCAGGTGGACTCTGTCCACCCCGTAGGGTGTTACTTTAGTAATAAGTGCTGTTCACACATACCTACCAAAATTAGTAGGTATCCACCCTATTGCAATTCTCTTCATCTCCTGATATAATTTAGATCTTCTCTCTCTTTTCCAGAATACGCTTCTGGGTTTCTCTCTCTTCGGATTGAAGGAGATAGGGGAATATCGACTGAGTGAACAGCGTGAACATCCGAATGAATGGAGTATCGCACGAGCTTGTCGAGGTTGGAGAGCGGGAGCGGTTATAGCGACCAGCCAACTGCGATGTAATACATGCAGTAAGCCTGAAGAGAAATCTGACAGGTAGGCACAATAGCAGTAGAGTTTAAGTACCAGTGCTGTTGGGGAGACTAGAACCGGGGGTAGGGGGTTAGGCACATATAAATACTTAGCAGGCTAATCATTAGTTCCCTAATGATTCAGGTACAACAGTGTTGTAGCACACAGCTCCGCATGACGCTACGCGGAATCACACAGCAAGCTAATTATTAGCAAACTAAGTAAAATAATAGCTTCCCTGCTTGTAACTCACATTCCATAATCCTCATCCTGCTCCTGAGCCATTCCATGATAAACTTCCCAGTACTTAGAAGCGTATACCATATCCCATTCAAAAGGTAATACCATCGCTACTTTCCCATCCAGAATATCCTTCACTTGTTCCCATTCCTGCCTTTGAGCTACAGCTTCTTCCAGAGTTTTAAACGTTTTGATCAACTGCTTGTTCACAGTATGGCGTGTTACCCAGATGTAAGCTCTGTAATACACATACTTACCATTGTGGTACTTACTCACACCTCGGACCTCTGGTCCTCCTGGAGCAGTAGAAGATCTGCTTGCAGGGCGTTCCTGAACAGATTCTGTAGCAGGTTTAGCAAATTTATTGTAGAAATCTTGAGCATCAGCTTTGAACTCAAACATCCTGACCTCCGAAACCTTTACTTTCACCGCCTCCGGCAGTTGGCTTCGCCAACCCGCAGGGTGTTTCCAGTATCAAAAATATACCACATGTGGCCTGAAGAGTCAAATCATTTCCCCTCTTTAATCCTCTTTGATCCGATTAACATGCCAATTATCCTCAGAAAATACCCACACATAGCCTAAGCACTTGATTTCATTGAAGAATACAGCCTGAAGAGCACCACATATTTTAACATATCTTTAACATAATACTCCCACCATATATACCTCCCCGCCCTGTCCAGGAGTCCCGTAAATGCTGGATTTCCCACAAATATCAGCACCACAAATATCACAGGCCTGAAGAGGGCTTCATTTTTTTTTTATTTATACCATTCCCCTCCCCGTAGGGCGGTATATGACCTGAAGAGACATTCATACAGACATGGGCAAATATCCGAAGCAGGGGTATCACAGTTCAGGCCTCTGGCCTTCATGGAGCAGTCAGAGACTGCGACTCACAGGGTCAATATACCCAGACTTTCGCTGGCTACGCCAGGTGGCTTGATGCCACCCCTTCGGGCGTGACTTACATTTGAGGTATTAGGCAGGCGAAACGCGACTCCCTCTCATTATGCGAACGATTCTCAAATATCTAGGCTGTTTCCACAATTGATAGCCTGGGCCTTGCGACTATTGGCCCGGTTATTGCATGATAGTTACTCACTGTGATTAATAGTTGAGCTGGCTGTTCACATGGGTGACTGTTCACGCCCTCATTGTGTGGGATTGAATAGTAACCTGCGTTACAATTTTCCACAGCAACATTTAAGTAATTGATAAGCCTTCTCATGTGGGAATAGTTATTAGTTCGCTTTGTGCATCATACGTAACACCAGTTATACGCACTTATGGATATACATACAGTAGTCTTACAGTAGCCTCCAGGCCCACAGGAGGCACAGTTATCCACACAGGCCAGAGTTATCCACAGACTTATCCACAGGACAAACAAAAACAAACGAAAGGAAACGAAAACAATCGAAAAGGGAATAATTGCGGTTTATTACAGCACTAAAAGATTAAGCATTGCAATAGTTAGCACGCTAATAATTCTATTTACTGGTGTAACAGGTACACCACACAAACGATGACCGGGCATCATATTTCACTGCTACACTACCATACCAGCTGTATAACATGCACACACAATGCATCTTATAACTGGTCGGACCACTTACACACAAAAAATGGTTGACAAAAAGAGCGAAATTTGTTAGGCATACTTACCCCATACTTCGAGAAATTACGCCCCACACAGTTTACCCGTACATAGTTCAAAAGCATATAATCTCATGCTAAAATCATCACACCCTGCAACTGTTTCCACACACCCTGCAACTGTTTCCACACACAACTGTTTCCACGAATGACAGTTTACGCCTTGATTTACAAGGAAATAGTTGCGCCATGTTATCGTTGCATACGGTTACTTTCACTGGCTACGCCAGGTGGACTCTGTCCACCCCGTAGGGTGTTACTTTCACTGGCTACGCCAGGT